ATCTGAAATTTCGGTTTCCTCGCGATTATAAAGCATTCGCTCAAGAGACTATACTCGCTGAAAAAGAAATTTCAGATAAGATGGCATTTCGTTACAAAATGGAGCGGCAGGAAGAGCTAATCAATGAAATAGCTCGGAAAACGAATCCGTGGCGTACTAGAGATTTCATCGAGAAGTTACGAAACTCGGGCGTTAAATGTTTCACAGTGGACAACGGCTTCCCCAAAGCGACCGTCGCACTGTGGGCGCTAAAGCCAGGAACGGACAAACTTACATACGTGTGTTTTCTCCAAACGCCCGCGATGTGGGAATGGTCGATCCTGCAGCTTGACAAACGCGGATTGCCCGCCGGAGAAGCGTATCGCGGTTGGCGCACAGTTGAGATGCAATTGATCGAGAAAGGAATTATCTCAGAAGATCGGGCTAATGAAATTTTCGGTCGTCCGGTTGACGGAAGTGTCAGCCGGAGGTTTAGGCGGAATTTACATTGGCTACGTAATCGACGCGAGTCAGTTGATTCTGCAACCTGGGCAGACCAGGACTAAAATCTGACAGCAGTATTTAAGCTGAAAACCTACCTACCGGGGTCAACCGGAACCAGGGCCGTGCCCTGTTAAAGAGCAAAATATGAACGATCAAGTTAAGCCTGGACAGGGCACCCCTGTGCCAGCGCTAGGCGTACCAACCGGTACGTTAGCAGTACCGTCTGATGCCGCTACATTGCAGTTGCTCGTCCAATTGTTATTGTCAGAGCGACAGGCGGCTTTGGAAGAGCGTCAAGAGAAACAGCGAGCTAACCAGGTTCGTGATGAACAGCGCCGTATCAATGCTGAGTATAATGTTGCTGAGAAAAATAAGGCTCAAGCAATATGTACCCACAAGAAAGGCGGCAAGGGAATCAAGGGGCCTAGAATCGATTTCGCGGTATACGCCCATACGTTTACAGATAATGTCGCTTATATCCGCTGCCAAATTTGCGGAGCGAAGTGGCGTAATCAGGATACCAAAGAATATTTGGTTCGTAAGGGTAAGAAGATAGAAAATCATACCGGAATCGGATGGCGAGAGGCGTTAGATATGCTCTCTCAGTCTACAAATACCCCAAGCTCGTCAGAAGTAAAGATGGCCGCACAACCGATTGAAAACTCAGTCAGCAGTTTAGAGTAATTAAAGGGGCTCTTCGGAGCCCCAATTTTTAGGAGACCTTTTGATATACCATCCCTGAACCACTTACAGACTGCTTAGACAGGCTGTAAGCCTGCCTTTGTAGCCAGAGAAACCTATGGCTAGTCCTACTCAATTTTACTGCTATCTATGGATGAGGGATAAAGACGGAGAACACCCTGCGGGGACTCCTTATTATGTAGGGAAAGGAAAAGGTATTCGTGCGTTTACAAAGCACAGTGGTCACATACAGCCGCCCATTGATAAGTCTAGAATTATTGTTATGTTTAGAGATTCTGAGCAAGAAGCATATGATACAGAGAAAGAGCTTATTAATAATTGGGGTCGTATTGATATAGGAACAGGATGTTTAAGAAATCTTACAGATGGCGGAGAAGGAAACATAACTCGTGGTTTTTTGGGGCACAAACATACAGAAGAATCTAATCGCAAAAATTCAGAAGCCCACAAGGGACGCCCCGGTCCTCGTTTAGGAGTAGTTGTATCTTTAGAAACTAAAGAAAAAATGAGTGTAGCTAGGAGGGGTAAGGTACCACCAAATAAAGGAAAGAAGTATTCTCCAGAACTTTGTGTAAAGATGGGTCCGGCACAGAAGAAAAGATTTGAGACTGAAACAATCTGGAATAAAGGAAAGCAGTGGTCTCCTGAAACTCGTTTAAAAATGAGTATTGCAGCTAAGAAACGATTTGAAGACCCTAAAGAAAGAATTCGTCTGAAAGAGCTAGGTAAGCGCGGTGCAGCAGTTCGTTGGGGTGGGGCATGAATTCGCAGTCAAAACTGACTTTGCAGAAAATTCTTGATAGAGTCCTTCCTTTGGGAGACGTGAATCCAGTCTTAAACAACGTGAGCGGATATCAGCTAGAACCATTTATCTCGATTTGTTCCGATGTTTACAATGATATCGTGGGTTTGCCGTTTCCCCATAAGTGGAATGAAGTAAAGCTCCCGTTATTTTATACCAACAGTTGGCAGCAAGATTATGCTTTGATAAACCCCAACGGAACTAGTTTTTACGGGGTCGAGTGGCTGTCTCGCGGTATAGCCATCGATATGACCAGCACTAGTATTTCGAAGGCTTGGGGATACGTGGAGACCGGTCGTCAGCTAACCCAAGCTACGGGATCATTCCTCCAGCCTAGTTCTTGGAGAAGTCCGACATTCATAGCCAATTATTTTCCAAATTTTATGTTGTACTTCGGTACGTGGGGCGGAACAGATCAAGGCAGCCCTACAACCGGTAACAATCCAGGCCCCGGTTCTATTTATACTAATCCATTGAACGCTAGTTCTAACAGTCAGCCGAATAATCCTATCGCGCAAGTTCAAGACCCGAACGGTAACCTTCAGGTTGTGACCGTATATGGTACGTGTGGCGCGACTCAACCGAACTGGCCCCCTGCGGGAGCGGCCCCAGGAACAAACACCCCCGATGGTTCAACAGTGTGGACTGTTGTAGACCCCAACGGAATTGGAATCAGAGTTCTCCCTGTTCCGTCACAGACCGGCGCAGTATTTCAATTTAATTTGATAGGTCAGCGACCGGCTAAGCAGTTTGTAAGTTTGTCCGACACCTTGGACCCGTTTCCAGATAAGTACGAACCATACTTTCGTCAAGGTATTATCGCTCAGTGCTATCGATATAGCTCTCTTGCATCTGTTCAGGCTAAGTTTGAAAAGAACTATCAACTGTGGTTAAAGAGTTTGAACGATTTGCGGGCAGCAGAAGATCGCGAGCTTGAAGAGAACATGTTCGTTCCGGATCAGTCTATATTCAGTCGTGGTGGTGGCGCACGAGGTGCCGGATGGCGCGGCGCTGCGTATCCGTTCCCTGGTCCGGGTCAGGGTTTCTAATTTATGGCTAATAATCTTCAATATACAGTTAACTACATTACTCCATTTTGTCGGTATCAGCAGGCGTCTATCGGAGTAAGTCTCATGCCGATTGTCGGCATAGCTAGCTTGGTTCGTAACATTATTCTCGCTGCGCCGTTTACCTGGAGATTCAATCGTAATAGTGTGAATTTGAATGGACCTGTTGTTCAGGGAACGCAAGACTATAGTCAGAGTATTACAGATTTCGGATTCTTAGAGAAGGCAACAGCCAACGACGGGACAACAAGCTGGGAACTGAAGGACGTGAAGAATAGCGAGTCTCTAGCGTCATCAACAACCCAGGCCCGTCCTCAGTCTATATCAGTTCTTAATGACGACGGTAGCTCAAATTTTGTGTTTCGATTGTCAGCAGTTCCGGATCAGAGCTATACAATTAACATGGTTTATCAGAAGGCTCCGGTTCAATTTACACAGTTGACTGATTTTTGGGCTCCGATTCCGGATTCATTTTCAGACGTATATAACAACTTGTGCCTGGGGTACTTTATGGATTCGTGTCAAGACCCTAGAGCACCTCAATATATTGCTCGTGGTATCGCGGGATTGCTCGCCCGAGCGACAGGGTTGACAGAAACAGATAAGGCGTTATTTGCGGCAGCATATATGAACTTTAACGCGTCTCAGCTTGTAACTCAATCTAAGGCGCAACAGGGCGTTCAAGCCCAGGGGTCGAGGTAGTTATGGCAAATCCAACATTGACAGCACAGAACGAGTGGCTAACTCAACCTGGGCAAGACTTTTTGCAGTTAAGCACAGTAGGTAGCGCAAATCCTGTATCTTGGATCGATAGTACCGGAGCACTACACGGTGGTTTTGGGTCTGGAATCGGTGCCAATGGTGTGGTTTATGTTTCTACTGCGTGCAGCGGATCGCCTAACTGTTTTCAAGTAGGCGCAAATACGCGATGGGTCGCTGACGGCGGAATAACGAGCGGACAGCCAGTAGTTACGTCAAATACAATTGCTTTCACTTCCGCAGATGTGGGCCGCTCTATTTATACAATTAATCCGGGCACAGGTTTAACTAAATTAATTGGTACTATATTAAGTGTTCAGTCTTCTATCTCTGCTACTGTTAACGTAAACGCGACAGCTACCGAAACTAATGATATTTTGTGCGTGGGCACGGATGACACAGCGCAGCTTCAGGCCGCGTGGAACTATGCTGTCGCGAATGGTGGGTTAACAGTATATTTACCGGGCGGAGCGATGCTTGTATCAGGACAACCTTTTGTTTTTACTGGGACGGCAAATCCTAAAGGTTCTTATGGAATAGTGGGTACGGGAGGATACGGCTCAGGAACAGTATTTGTAATGTCTCCCGGTTATAATTTTGCCGGGATGCAAGATACACACGGAATGCTTTATGATTTTGTTCCTTCCGGCGGTTCATCAAATACACCGTCCGGTTTTCATATATGGCCGAGAGTTGCTTATTTTTCGGTTACTGCATTAGGCTCTATTTTTAATGGGGCAGCGTCTCCTTCTGCACTAATATACAATGCAGCAACTATACAAGATATTCAAGTTGCTGGATTTAGCGGCTTGTCTAACATGGTTATGATTATTGTCGGAACTGAAGCCAGACTTTTTAATGTAAATTTACAACCTAATTTTGCGTTGGGGTCGTCAAACACACCTCTCATTGAAAACACGAATGGGGCATCATATATAGATATTTATTCGCCTATTTTGGCTTATTCACAGGGATACGCTTTATCTTTGCAAGGTTGTATTAGTTGTAATATATACGGTGGTATTATTGTGAGTACAGGGAATGCAACAGGATCAAATCCACATGCAAGTGTGAATACTATTGGTTCCACTAATGTGCGCTTCTTCGGAACTAGATTTAACGGGGGTCCGACGGGGGGAACAGAACCTGCGCTTCTATTTGTCGATGCTACTTCTGAAGTAGAGTTGATAGGCGCTCGTTTTGAAAACGCCGCAACTGGCAGTAACGCAATTTGGGTCGCAAGTGGCGGTAAATTGCATATGAAAAATGTCGATCTTAGCGCTGTAAGTGGCTCTGCGGTGGGTATTAATAATCTTGGAACTGTTTTTGATGAGGGAGGTAATGTCTTACCCGTTAGTTCGGCTCCATACTTAGGTACAGGAGTTTTAGTTTCTGCTACAGGTCGTAATCTTTCGGGAATTTGCACTGGAGTAGCTAGTTCTTCGTCTACCCTTGGGTTATATGGCACGGGACCAAATCAAACAACCACAACTTGCACTAGTACTGTAATCGGAACAGGGACACCAGTCCAATCTACCGGAACTTTGGGTTTTTTGACGGCAACAGCTTCCGCTGGAGGTGTTAATGCTTCTTCGGGGGTTGTTACAGTTTTAGTAAACGGATCGCCAAGCACAATTACTTGTACACTAGGAACCAGCACAAACTGTCAAGACGGAATTCATTTTGTTTCTTTAAACGCAGGAGATAGGGTTTCTTTGCAATTTACAACGCAAGCAGGAGAAACACTTGCAGGAGTGCAGGCTTCTGTTCTTTGGTTTTAAAAATGAGATAACTATGATTCAAACCAATACTGAAGTTCGGATGTGTGATGTGTGCCGGTTACTTGATTTCGATACTACATCAAAACAATGTTCTTATTGTGGATTATGTGACGCCTGGATTTGTCAGTCGTGTAACCCTCAGTGGGGAAGGCGGCTAAAGGCCGCAGTTAAAAGAAAGCTAGAACCAGGATTTCGCGGAGACCCAAACTACGCGGATAAATTAGATCAAAATGGAGCGCCAAAATAATGAATACCCGAGATCAAATAATCAGTTTCTTGTTGCAGCAAGATGACCAGAACAAGAATACGATTGCCGAGCTTCAGAAGCAGATCGCAGAGCTTCAGAAGCAGATTGCCGGATCATCAGCCACGCCAGCAAAAACAGTTTAAAACATAGATGCCATCACTTTTAGAGTCTCAGGGAGCCCAGCCAAGGAATCCTAGTCGCGGAAAGCCTATACATATCGCGAGACTAGAGACTGGGCTCTTCACAAATCGTAGTCCGCTTCACGATCCTGCGGCCTTTGTGATTTCTAAGTTTTACGGCGGATATGTTGACGCTTTAATTGACGGCAGTAACATGGAAGTAAGCAACGCGCTTACTTTGATCCGTAGACCGGGATCGTCTCAGTGGTCCAATCAGGTAGTTCCAACTCAGCCGAACTGGTTTTATGATTGGAGAACCCTGGACTGCGGAATTAAGGTCGTTGTGGATACCGCAACAGCTACGTATATTCAAACCCCGACGATTCAGACTCAGATATTCACTAAGTCCGCTGGTGCCGGTCAAGGATATTATCAAGGTGTAGCCGACACCCTTTACTACGGCGACGGAGTCGATCTTCAGAAAATTATTTTGCAGAATTGTACCCCCGGACCGGCATTTAATTGGGGGATTGTTTCTCCAGTTTCTGCGCCTACGGTAGTAGTAACCCCAAGCGGTAGCGCGGCTACACAGTGGCAGGCATCTACAGTTTGGTCAACGATGGGATTGATTTATAATGCCGCTAGCGGAACAATGCTGCAGTTAAACTCTGTTAACGTAAGTGGAATAAACACTACTCAGTTTGGGACAAGCGGACCCGGCGTACCGGCAGCCGGATGGAACAATACGTTTGGCGGAACGACCACAGATAATACTATTTTGTGGAGAAACTACGGAGCGATTATTCCGTGGACAGCAAATATAGTTGTTAATAATTGGAATACAAATTTTTCGAAAAATCGTCCTGTGGCAGTATACGACTCTGTTACAAAAGCTCTATACGTAAACATTGCGACTCAATTTGATACTAATGGCGGCGGTTTTGGAACAGGATCAGTTAGGCCAAATTTTAAGCCTGGAGTTCAGCAGACGACCGTGGACAATCAGTGTCTGTGGTTGTTTGTTGGAATACCGGCAGTGTGGACTACTAATACTGCGTTCCCGGGACTAAATGTACCTATAGGCAACCCGGTCCTTGGAAACTTTGAGCAGGCGACGATCACAGAGCCAATAAGTTTGAAATACGGCCTTCCTAGCCAGCCGGTATATTGGCAGTTTGTTGAGAACGGACACGCCGGAACTACGGCGGCATCGGGTATAGCACCGTTCGCGTCACAGATTCCGACGGGCGGAACATTTATTCCTGCGGGAGAAATAGTCGGAGATAACGGTGATCTGCTGTGGTTGTCTCTCGGTTCCGGCACTTGGGCCGCGTCAACTGCTTATTCTCAGTGGACAGCTAGCGGAACTACGTTTAGTGCAATTGTAGATACAAATAACAATTTTCAAGTCTGCGCTACGACCGGACAAAGTCAGACAATTCAACCCGGTACAAGTTTTACTTTATCAGCAGCCGCCAATGCTTCGGGAGGAAATACAGTCTATACCGGAACGTTTAGTCCAACTATTCCTTCCGGAACCCCGGTCACGATTAGCGGTTTTACGAACGCATCTAATAACGGCACATTTAATGTCATAGGCTGCACAGCAGCCCAATTGACCGTAGCAAATACCGGCGGGGTTGCCGAAGTTCATGCTGCAACAGCTTTGTATAATCCGTGGGGCACTGGATACGGATCAACGACTACAGATGGAACGGTTGTTTGGACCTGTGTTGGAAATTCTATGGATTGGGCCGCTAATACAAAGTGGTTCCTTCCATCATCAGGATTCTTTCCTCCTTCGGGTTCGTCTCCGTACGGTGGTGCATCGGTCCTTGATTCGAATGGCGATATAGAATTTATTATCAATAGCGGCTTAGGCGGCTCTCCAACACATCCGACATGGGCTGCGATTGGGCACTACACTGCTGATGGCGGAACTCCCTTAACATTGACTCAAGTCACTGTGTCCGGTACGACAGCGACATATACTGGAACTATAACGGGCGGCGGAGGAAACGCTTTAGCAGGTAAGACTTTCCTAATCGCTGGATTTACGAACGCAGGCAATAATGTACTTATTCAGGTTACAGCGTCTACCGCTACAACTTTAGTTTGTCAGTTTACGAGTCAGGTTAATGAAGTTCATGCAGGGACTGCAACCACCGGAGCAATTTGGTACAACCTTGAAGCTCAGACTCCTCCAGGGTTTGCAGTTACAAAGAGTATTAGTTTTGCATACTCATATGAATCTAGAACTGCGACAGATATTTATAATACAACCGCTCCGCCCGATTGGCCGAGTCCTTTAGGACCGCCGACCGGTTCGGAAACAGGCGGAATTTCAACCGCGTCTCCAATAACTACTATAACCGGACCTACCCCGGCCTCTGTGTTTGTATTATCTATGCCGAGTTCGGTCGATCCACAAGTAGACACTATTGTGATTTGGGCTACACTTGACGGCGGAAGTACCTTATTTTTCTTGACAGAGATTCCAAATATTCCTCCCGTTGGTGGGGTTGCACAAACCCAGACAGTAACAATTAGTCAATCACCGTTCACTGGCACTGGATCGTTGAATACATTCATACAAGCGCCGATTAATCATCAGAATGATCCGCCTCCTGCGGGATTTAAACCGATGGCGTATCACTTTGAGAGAATATGGGGCGCTGTGGGAAATTTTGTATACGCTTCTGGCGGTCCCGATGTATTAGCCGGGAACCCCAATGAAGCATTTAATCCAGATGATTTCTTCGAATTTCCAGAGCCGGTGACACGTATCGTTCCGACCGCGACCGGAATTCTTGTATTTTTGACTTCCGATGTATATGCAATTCTTGGCGGTCCCGTATTCAATACGTTCTTTCCGACCCCGATGGTTCCCGGAATAGGTCTGCTGCACTACAACGCTTTGGACATTCATGGCGGAGTAATTTACTTATTTACAGCAGACAGTCAGTTCATTGCAATGGACCCGAGCGGCGGTGCGCAGAGAATGGGCGGTCCGATAGCTGATAAGTTAGCTGGATTTGATCCAAATAAGGTGTTTGTAACCGTTCACGAGAGCGGAAACGATAACGCTATATTTGTTTCGAACGGCTCTACTGGTTGGTATAGATTGAATCCGAGTCAGTTTCCGAATGGAACTCCAGTCTGGAGTCCGTTTGCAGCTATTACCGGCGGTGCCGGAGCAGTTTTGTCTATTGAAGTGTCTCCGGGGGTTCATCGGTTATTGATTGGTGGAATCGGAGCGAATAGCTTCATACTGCAACGTGATTTTTCAACATATCAAGACAACGGTACGAGCTATCCTTGCGGATTTACTATGGGAAGCATTAACTTGGTTAGCCCAGGTCAGATTGCGGGATTAACATTTGTGAATGTTAGAGCTACAAGAGTTGGAACGACTCCGGCGTGTTCGTTCTTATTGAATGAAGTTTCCGGCAGCTTTACATCATTTCCACAGGCTCAAGCGTATCCGTGGCAAGTGTTCGGGGCAACCGGTCAGCCATCAAGTATATTTTCGAATGCATATTATTTCCGAGCCGCTGGAGTTCCGGCGCTAGCAGAGCACATGCAAGTGCAAGTGAATTTTCCGGCAGAAAATTTTGCTAATGAGGTTCTGTCACTCACGATTTTTGGAACAATTGAACAGTCTCCCGAACTATAGGATTATTATGAATAATACTGAATATATGCGCATTTGGCGAAAAAATAATCCAGATAAAGTAAAAGAAATTACAAAACGAAGTAATGAAAGAAGCAAAAAGAACGGATTGCAAAAGAAATGGAGAGCAGAAAATCCTGATAAGATTCGTGGATATGAGAAGGCGTACGCTGAGAAGTATCCCGAAAAGATGCTAGCTAAACATCGTCGTAAAAATTTAAGAAGATTTGGGCTTACTCCAGAGCAATATGATGCTATGTTGCTCAGTCAAGGTGGAGTTTGTGCTATCTGTAATATGAATAGAGATGCTCGTAGATTGGCGGTAGATCACGATCATAAAACAGGAAAAGTAAGGTCTTTATTATGCCATTTTTGTAATACGGCATTAGGTAAATTTTTAGATGATGTTGAGATTTTAAAGAAGGCAATATTATACTTAGAAAAGTTTCGGTTAGAGGAATAACGTGGCATTGTCAGATTTCCACGAGGGTTTTGACGGATGGGTTCCTGCGGAAACTCCGGTCGAACAAAAGCCACAGGTCCCTGATCCTACAACGCAAGTATCTGGGTATTTAAGAACTACTCTCCCTCTTCCTTTACAGTATTCGCCGGATACGTTGAAACAGTATAATCGTCCGGGCATGAGTTCATTTAGAATCGCTCCATTGCCTCCCGGCGGTGTACCGGCTATTAATTCGGCATCGTCTACGGTAGCTCAAAGCTCTATACAGACGTTTATAACTAGCGCTGGGGCCGCAGGAACAAACGGCGACGTTCAGTTCAACGCCGGTGGGGCGCTATCAGCAAATAATTCATTTTTCTGGAACAGTGTTGCGAGTGTATTAAATGCTCCTACGTATAATGCAACAATTGGATATCAGGTATCGGGTACGGCGGCATCCGGAAGTTATCTTCGAGGTAACGGAACAAACTTTGTTAGCTCAGGAATTTTAGTTGGAGATTTGCCGACAGGATACCCGTGGAGCAGTCTAGGAAACGCAACCGGATCACTAACTTTAGCGAACAGCACATTCAACACTACATTTCAACAGACTATTCCGTCTGCACAATGGACTTGGGTAAATACAACGGCGGCCACGGGCGGGACGAACCAGGCATCCCCAGTCTTAGCTATTCAGGGGCAGTATTGGGCAGGCGCAGCATCTGCTACAGACACTTGGACTATTCAAGATGTTTTGGGTGGTGGTTCTAACCCAAGTTCGTCTTTATCTATAAACCACTCTGGTAGCTCTGGTACAGCCGCTGTTTCAATTGGCCCAGGGTTATCTGTTACCGGCGCGGTCTTATTTGCCTCGACTGTAAATGGATTAACGATTCCAACCGCTGCCGGAAGCGCCGTTTTTGCGCAATTGATTGCCTCGGGGACAGCTACGCTAGGAACTACTCTTATTGGAGCAACTAGCTCCGCGACAGCGGTGACTGTTGCGGCTACTGGGGTCGCTACAACTGATTCTATTGAGTGGGCTTTCAACGCGGCTCCCGGCTCAGGATATACATCGGGACTGTTTGTTCAGGTTTATGTTACATCAGGAAATGTTAATTTTGTTGTAACAAACCCGACCGCCGGTGGTTTGACTCCAGCGGCGGCGACTTTAAATTGGCGAGTTTTGAGGTAAGACATGGGATTAAATCCGACAGCCAAGGCTGTCATTGGAACGTTCGTTAACGGAAGAAATTCAACTGACGACTTTCTTCAGGTCGCCAGTAGCCAAGGTGGAACCATATTCGGGTGGATAGATGCCAATGGGGTACTGCAAGGAACTCTTGCTAGTTCCGCGACCGGAATTGGCGGAGCTATTGCAAGCGGACAAGTTGCGATAGGAACTGCGCCTAACGTAATTGGCGGCACCAATAATCTTACATATAATTCAGGGACAGCAACTCTATCAGCGGGCACATTTAGTGGTACGACATTTAGTGGCACAACGTTTAACGGAACAACTTTTAACGGGACAACATTTAGTGGTGCGACTCTTAATGCTACCACAGGTTTTCAATTGAGCGGCGGTGCGCCGAACGGACAATTCTTGCGTGGGAATGGTACAAACTTTGTACCATCAAATATACAGTCGGGAGATGTGCTTTGGAGTCAGCTAGGAAATGCTACAAGTTCTTTAATTTTAGCGAACGGAACAAACGCAACCACATTTAATCAAACAAACTCTGCTGTTTGGACTTGGGCAAACATAACTCCAGCAACTAGCGGTGTACCCGGTCAAAATTCTCCGGCAATTAATTTGTCGGGAACGGCGTGGAACGGGTCGGCGTCAGTTGTGGACGCTTGGCAGATTACGAATGTGACAGGATTTGATTCTGTGGCAGTTGCGCCCACTAGCAGTTTAAATTTTAGCCATCCATCTGGCGCTGGACCGAGCCGAACGTCAATTACGTTATCCGGTTCAGTGGGTTCTTTCTTTGGGCAAAGTACTAGTTTTGCTCTAGGGGCCGTAACTGTTCAATCGTTTAGTCTGCCTGCCGGGCCTACGCAAGGAGCGTCAATATCTGTTACCGCTGCTTCAAATGCATCCGGAGGTTTAACAACATATGTCTGGAGTACTACGGTAGGATTTGTGCCGTCTGTAAATATGTATGTTACGATTGCCGGTTTTGTAAACGCTGGTAATAACGGACGATTTCAGGTACAGTCTGCGTCAACTAGTTCATTAGTGTTATATAACGGCGGTGGGGTTTTAGAAACACGCGCAGCGACAGCAGTTCTCGATATAGCCTATTCTCTTGATTCCGGCACAGTGGCTATGTTTGGTCCGGGATCGGGCTCATTTAGTATAACAGGAACAGGATATGGAGTAAATCAAAATATTATAGCGTGGCCTAATACAGTAGCGTTAGCTATCACAACCCTAGGCGATACAACTGACGCTACTTGGTTTAGAAACATAAATACAGTACCGATAAATAATAACCACGGATTTGAATTAGGCGCTGTTATTGATGGTACGGGTGTTGCTCCGATAGTAGTCCGTATGGGTGTTTTTAGTGGGTTTACTGGAATATTATTCCCGCAATTAGTTTCAGCAACAGGTGGAGCAAATCAAAACTCAAACCCGGTAGTAGTCCAATCTAATTATTGGACAGGCGCGGCGGCGGCATTAAACTCTTGGTCAATTCAGGATGTTCTCGGTACGGGCGCAAATCCAACGTCCACTTTGACAATTCAACAATCTGGATCGTCTGGTTTAACTACTGTAGCCATAACCCCTAATTTAACTGTACAGGGTTTTTCTGTTGGTAAAGTTATTTGCAGTGGCCAGATCGCGCTGTCAACAGGCGCGATAGCTTCTGGAACTAGAGCAATAAACACTCTAAGCTGCGCGGGACTAAGTACATCAACAGACGCAATTGATTGTACGTTTAGCGGCGACACCAACGCGGTTACTGGATATGCTCCGAGTGCAAGCGGCGGATTGACCTTGAAGACCTGGATATCTGCGGGAACTATTAACGTAGATCAGATCAACAACACAGGAGGCTCTATTACTCCTGGCGCGGCTACATTGAACTGTAAGGGTCTAAGATAAGATGGCGACTCGTTATATCTCACAGTCAGGCGGCGTATTTAGTGGCGGGACTGCGTGTAATGGACAAACAGCGGTATCGGTTGCTACGTTCAACGGACTAACTCCGGCTGCGGGAGATATAAATTGGTTCTGCGGAACAATAACTAGTTCGATTACTATTGGCGGTAGTGGATCGTCCGGTAACGTCATAACCTTTAATTGGGATACCGGCTCTAGAATCTCGGTGACATTTGGTGGAATTATAAATGTCGGATCGCAGGGGTTTTTATTGTTCGACGGCGGAACTCCGTGTGGTCCGGGGACCTCTTGCTACGCGAATGAGTCAGCCAGCCCAACAGGATATCCGTCAAATATAACTGGGATTATGGAAGCGACCGCCAATGGTTCTTCGCTCGCAAATCAGAATACATCGACTCAGGCGTTCTTCGGATGTAGTGGTTGTCATGATATAGAGATTCGAAACTTGATCATTCGAAATTTATATATCCATAATCTAGCATCAGATTCGACAGCGAACGCAGACTCAGGGAGCTTTGTGTTTCAGTGCTCTAGCGGTCAGACAGCCTGCACTGGAAATTTACTGATTCATGATAACGATATTCATGATACCGGAAACGCGATAAGTCTAGAGCACTTCTCCGCCGCGACAATTAAGATATACAACAATGAAATGTGGCACAACAACTGGGCCATAGAAAATAGCGGCAACGGCACCAGAACTTTGTTTGTGTATAACAACCACTGGCACGACGCCACAAACTGGGACACATCGTTAGATACATATCATCATAACGGTATTCATAACTTCATGAATACGTCTTCGGATTCGTTGGGGCTGTATGTGTATAACAATAAAGCCGACGGAGATTGGGGTTCATGTTGCACGACTTCAAACTTTCTATTTACAGAGACCGCCCCTCCAGCAAACTTTTTTGTGTTTAATAATGTTGTAATTCAAAGTTGTAACTCTAATACAGAGCCAGCTAACTTCGCTCATACAGTAAATGCTGGCGCGGGACCGGCTTTCTATAATAATACATTTTTAGGGTGCGGAACTACATCGTCTAACGTGACCGCCGTCGAGTTATTCGGAACGACTGTTACGTTCGAAAACAACGCTATAGAGAAGTACGGTCAGTATGTTGTGACCGGATCGTCTGCTACATTTTCAACCCTAGATTATAATACATACGGTGCAATCGGACTAAGTGGTAACTCCCCGTGGCAGTTCGGTGCGACCGGAGACGCTACTTTCGCTAACTGGCAATCAACTAGCGGCGGAGATTCACACGGACAAAAGGTGTCTAGCCTGAATGTTAACGCTTCCGGAGCGCCAAACGCAGGATCGCCGCTATTAGGTGTCGGAAACAACTTGACTAGTCTATGTACCGGAAATCTTACTCCGCTGTGTTCTGACATAAATGGAATAGGGAGGCCGTCTAGTGGAGCTTGGGCAGTGGGGGCATTTAATGGAGCGTCTACTTTTTCAACTGTGTGTTGTGCGATATATCCATGATAAAACTTGTACCATCCACTGAGCAAGATATTGAACAATTAACCGAGTGGATAAAATCTGATCCGTACCACAAAGACTGTCTTAATCCTGTTTGGTGGTTAACAGGCGCTGATGGTAGTCTGTTGTGTTACTGCTTACAAGATAGCGAAGGTCCGTTGTGTTACGTGCGCCTCGATCCAAAGGACTCAGATGGACTGATTCGATTGCACACTCAGTTCGCTCCAGTGGAACAGATATCTAAGATTTGTCTGGTAAAAGGAATGCTTAAGTGCGTTCCTATTATGATGGAGTTCTGTAAACAACAGCAGGCAACCGGACTAGTGTTTGAATCCCGTAGTTCGTTATTGATAGATTTCACGAAAAGAAAATTTGGATTTAAAGACCTCAGCCAAGATCAGTTTGTTTGGCGCGTAGATCAGGTAGGGTAGTCATATTTGCGGACCGTCGGCTCAACAAGAACAGTTAGCGAATTCGGAACAAAATTTTTCAAATTTGCTGCAGGCTAATTATTCTCAAAATTTTGGCGCTCAGAGTGCTGCTTTACAAAATCTAAATAACATTTTCACCCCCATAGCAGAGGCCGGGCCTAATCAACAAGGTTTTAATGCACAGCAGTTAGCGGCGTACAATACACAAATTGGTGAGGGAGTCGGACAGAATTACGCTAAGGCATCGCAAGCGTTAAACACGCAATTAGCCTCTCAAGGTGGAGGAAATGAATTTCTTCCTAGCGGCGCAGCCGGAGCTTTGAAATCAAATCTTGCGACAGCGGCGGCAAATCAGCAATCGCAGGAACAGTTGGCAGTTACACAAGCTAATTACGCAACTGGAAGACAAAATTGGCAACAGGCTACAGCAGGATTAAATGCGTTAGTTGGTGAATACAATCCGAATGCTATAGCCGGTCAAGCGACCGGTGCGACCCAAGGTGCGTTCCAAGATCAGACTAAGGTTCAGGATATGAAGAATCAAGAGGTGGCAAGCATAGTTGGTGGTATAACAGGGTTGGCCACCGGCGGTTTGATGGGCGGATTAGGTAATCTAGACACAACTGGCTCATCCTCTGCTGGAGAGCAGGTAGGAAACTTCTTTAGCGGCTTTGGGCAGGGAGTATAATATGGCACCTATCGTAACACCAAATATGCTTTCGACTCCTCCGACAAGAGACCTGTTGGGAAATCTAACTCCTGCAGGACTAGTTGCATCCTCAGCTTCTGCGCCCCCCGGAGCGGCTGCACTATCTAATCAGGATCAAGCTCCAGAGGATAACGGAACGCTGCCTATGCCGCCGTCTGGCGGGGCTACGATAGGAGATCAGCTTAGAGCGAAAGGCTCCCCGGTTCTTCAAGCACTGGCTCAGCATACTGATACCGCCATAAAGAAAAATCCCACGTTAGCTTCTAAACCTGGTGGTTTGTGGCAGGCATTGATCTCTGGAACGATGGGCGCTATCGGCGGTCTAGGGGACGCTTCTGCGGTTGGGACAGTTCCGTCTGGTGGCGGTGCTTTAGAGGGATTGACTCGAACACTCGCCGCTCGTAACCAAAGATTGACAGCACAAAAACAGCAGCAGTTTCAAAATCAGCAGGAAGCCGACAAGAACAAAGTATTAAATGCGGAAGCAAACGCCCGCATGGTTCATGAGCAGCAGTTGACCCATAATTTGAAAGAAGAGGGGACTATAGCATCTCTAAAGAGCGGACAAGAACAGTTAGCCGCGTGGAAGAATCAGCCGAATCCGGGTATTGAGAGAGCCAAGGGCTTGACCGCAGATCAAGCTAAGGACATGCTTAAGAAAGACGGTCTAGACCCGACAGAAGAGACCCTGGTCCCTTCGGGGGTTATTACGACAGTAGATAAAGATGGTCAACCGTATAATCAATTGACCTATAGCGTAGTCAGAGTCACCCCGGTAGACTTGGACCCCAAGGACAAGGATCAAAAGGCGGTACTAGATCGAATCAATAAGTACGCTCCGCCAGAACCGGGCAAGACCTGGGAAGGTGAAAATAGTAAGCCGATTCACTTCAGCGGCGCTCAATACAACATGCTGTTGCAGATGTCGAACGAGCGTCAGGCGGCAGATATAGCTGCTCAGAAAGTAGCCGCTCAGTTTGGATTTGCTCAAGAAGATGTGAAGAAAGATGAAGAGGCTTTGAAGTTTAGACAGGACCCAAATATTATAAAGGCCCTTGGTCAGGCTTCTAATGTTAATGGAGTTCCGGACTTTATCTCCGCCAGAAACGCACTGCTTCAGGCCAGTCAAGACCCGAAGAGTCCATTGTACGGGAAGTACAACAACGTAGATAATGATATGCGGGAATATCTTGGCTATACCCAGACTAAGGGCGGAGAGAAGAGTTATCTCTATGATAAGATGCTCGATGACTATCAGAAGAAAGTAGATTCTGGAATGGAGTTAATCACAAACCTCCAGAAAGAGGTTGATAAAGCCCACGGAGAAGACGCCGCCGGTCTAGCGGCCACTCTTCAAGCAAAGATTGCCGATCCTAATACTCCGGCTGCGCTAAAGCCGCGCTATCAACGAATGCTCGATCAAGCCAACGCTTCGGCAAAAGCAAGTTTAGATTATGATGTAGATAAAAAATCACGAGAGACAGATGCAGAGATGAACGCAAATAAGGGAGACTTGTCTAGTTTGATGGACATGGCCCTGAACTATGAGACCGATCCCGACAAGTTGTTTCCTCGATTTAAGAGCGCGAAAGAGAAGTTAGCATTTGAAGCTGAGATGCACCGTCGAGACCCAAGTTGGAGTTTCGGTGAATACCAATCTCGTTATAAGACCGCTGAAGACTTCCGACCGGAAGGCAAGGGCGGAATCGCAAAACAGAGCTTGAACGCGTTTGGTGGACACATCGGTGATGCTAATAATTTGATATCTAGTCTCGGTAACACTAAAAGTCCGTTGTTGAACACACCGCTTAATAAGATTAAAGAGGATGTCCTTGGACAGCCTCAGTTCATTCAATATAGAACAGCGGTAGCGGCTGCGGCAGATGAGTATATCAACTTTTTGTTGAATCAAAAAGCAAAGCACGCGTCAGATGATGATTTGGCAGCAAGGCTGCAGAGCACAAATACGTCTCCGGCCCAAGCCCAGGCCATGATGCGACAGATGGCAAACACTATCGCAATTCGTGCCCGAGCAATGAATAAGGCGTATAGAGATCAGATGGGCGGTAAGGACATCCCGAATTTCATGGACCCAGACACATCAAAAGTTCTTCGAGATTTTGGTATTAATCCGAACTCAATTACGGCGCAAGGTGAGAGCGGTCTAGTTAACTCTCCGACCCCGCCTCCTCCGCCGAACGCCACAACTGCAATTAAGGACGCACAAGGCAAGATCATCGGGTATAGATAGATGGCAGATCAACTAGCACCAGGAATGATGACCGACCTGCAGGGGAATGTAGTACCTATCCCGCAGGGCGCTCAACAAACACCGATATCTGCACAGCCAGCAGATGACATGATGACCGATCTGCAGGGAAACCGTGTTCCGATCCCGAAAGGCGCGACTCAGGAGCCGCTGCCTCAAGATTCAGCATTGAGTAGATTCGGTTCCGGTATAGTATCCGGAGCCAAGGCCATGATTCCGCACGACCTAAAAAGTGCGGCAACTTCAGTAATGACAGGACTAGTTCCGGGTGGGCCTATAATTCAGGGAGTTCAAGCGGCAGAGGGCGCTTATGACGAGTATAAGCAAGCTCGTAAAGAGGGCCAGCCGATTGTATCTGCTGCGGCGGGTTCGGTAGGATCGTTGATCGGTCTTGATCCCGAAGGTATAAGGGAGCGTGCGGCAAAGGGCGATGTCGCCGGAATAGCCGGTGAATCTGTTCCGTCTATTGCTTTAACCCTGCTGGGTCCGGAAGCGCACGAGAGAGTAGGTAGAGCGTTTCAATCTGACGCCAGAGCGTTACAGACAGCGTCTTCCGCGCACGATGCTGCGGTTGCAATGTATGATCAACGCTTAAATGAACACGGAATAGCCACAGACCAGGCGATTCAGGCAACTAAAGACGCTAAGCAAGCTGCGGTTGATTTTCAAGACGGAAAGATAACTAAGCAACAGCTTGATGATACGAATACTCGTGCGTCAGAGGCAACAGCAAACGCTCGTAAGGCAACTCAGGCATTATCCGATGTGCATGACCAGAGGGCAGAGGCGGCTGCAGAAGTTGATAAGCTAAATCGAAAGATTCAAAAGTCTAAGGGTACGGTAACCGCAAAGCAGACTCAGAAGGCTGCCGAGGCTAGAGAAGACTTTAAGAAGGCAGTTCCTCCCGCGCCGAAAGGTCCCGCTGCGTATACTGACCGTGATCTGGATATAGCTGATGCGTACTTAGAGAATCATCACAAAAGTATCGAACCTATAGAGTCTAAGCAGGGGGTGGCGAGCGCCCTAGACTATATTCAGAAGAACATGGAACAGCAGGTCGCTCCGTACCGAGAGAGATACGCTAACGAGCCGATCACTCGAAACGTACGAATGGACGTTCGAGAAGCACTAGCCGACAATCCTCGCGCCGACTTCGTAGAAAAAGGGATGAAGGCTCTTGAACCGTACAATTTGATCGATCCTTCGGTCGAAGAGGCCGATAGAATCAGAAAGCAGCTTAACGCCGAAGTTCGCGGGCGACTGCAAGATACAAAGTGGAATCTAGCGACTGCGCTAGAGGTGGACCCGGAGTTTGCGGCTAAGTACCACGCGCTAGACTCTCTTCGAAACGGCGAGTATGACTTATTTGAAGATAAGGGAATAAGTGGAATTCGAGAGCTTCGTCAGGATGAAGCCTCAATTATTCGAGTACGTAACGCGGCTGAGAGAAACCCGAATAATGGTGATGTACGTGTCCGTGGAAGCAATCAACCGGGTGCGATACGTAAGGCCGCGCAGTGGGCGGTCAATAAGGCCGGAATCGGGGTCGGCGCTAAGATGGCCGGTCCCGCCGGGGCGGTTGTCGGAGATATCGCCACAAACCGCACTAGTATGCTCGGGAAGGCGATCTATCCGGATGATTTGACCCGCGACCAATTAATTCAAAGAAGGATGAAGAACTCGGTAGCCGGGATTCCGATTACAGAGATAACGGGAGCCGGACAGCCATCCGGACCATTTAATCCGCCGGGTGCTGTGAGCCCTCGGATGCAGATGTATGTTCCCCAGCGCGAGATGTCTCCTCTGCATACAGAGCTAGCGACATTCTATAATGAGAACGTCCACAGTACCCCGTATGTTGAACTAGAAGATCGGTTCATGCAGGATGTAGCGGACAAGCGTCGTCACGGGGTCCCACTTGAAAGTGACGAGAAATCTCTACTAGGTAAGATCAACCAGGCAGACGCAGCCGACATGCTGGCCGCACAGAAGCAAATGCAAGAGCTAGCTGCGCAAGGTAAGACCGCCCCGCATCCTACTCTGCCCGATGAGGTAGAGCCGCTATTACAGGTCCCGAAGTCGAAGTTTGCTGACGGGATGAATACTCAGCAGGGTATTGTACATGACCTGGCCCACGCTGTTGTCGGCACGGAGCGCGGTATAGAGTTTCCAGACGGAATCCGTTCGCATCTTCACCCGGAGGTCTCTAGCGCCGGGGCGCTGATGAGTGCACCGATTAACTTCGAACCGTTCATGGACGCTGACGGAAATATCGATCCGGTTAAATTGAAGTCCAAGATGGCCGATATCGCTGCCACATATGTCGCGGGCGGGGTAGCTAATGATCTGTATCATGATATTCCGTTCACCGAGAACCACCATCTCGGGGCAGACGTACGAATCTTGAAGCAGACAATGCGTTCGGTAGGCTTTACCGAAGCAGAAGCATCAAAGATGATCGCTCAGGCCACAGAAGACGCTGCACAGATATTAGGTCAACCGGGAGTTCAAGATGTCCTTGAGAGACACTCGGCTGTTAGAGAAGCGGGATTGGATGAGAAGTATCATGTTTCACCCGAAAGGGTGGAACAAATCTTACAGGATGTGAAAGATCAAAATGAAACCACAGGGAAGTCTCCAGCAACTTCTGGAGCAGGCAAACGAGCAAATAAAGAAGCTGGAGCCGGAACAGAAGCAGGCGGTAAAGAAGGGAATACAACAGAGTTTCGACAAGAGAAACAAGGACCTGTTGAAGGAAAAGGCGGCGGGGTTCGAGAAAATGAACCAGCCAGCAGAGCCGAAGCTACCGATTTAAAAAATCCGAAGTTCGCTGCGAAAAAGATAGATGCGCAGGGTAGAGCGAGAAAGATAGCAGAAGAGGTCAAAGACCCTAATTTTTCAAGAGAATTTTCTTACCAGAGTTTTCCCATAGGTAAGAGTTCTGCGGTAGGAAGGGGAAATAAAAATTTTTTACTGGCTGATGGTAGTTTAATTCACGCCGCAAGTGGTCAAGAACATGACGCTATGATTGATGATATTGGTGCTAAAAAACTACACGATGCCGGAGCTATTAGGATGACTTCGAACGGAGTAGAAATTTTTCAAAAGCCATCGGAGGAACAGCTTCAAGAAATAGGAAGATTTGCAAAACAGAATTGGAATAATCACATATTTTGGGATTTTGCACAAAGAGATAATAGAAATTTTTACGGGAATCATTTGGGGGAAGGTGAGGGATCAATAGGCGATTTTCGTAGAGCTATAGATACACAATACGGAATTACATCAGAGAACGAATTGGCTAGCGGATTAAGACAAGAATTCGTTGGTAGCGGAGTAAGACCGGGAGAAGAATCTAGGCCCGCAGCAGACACCCCCGCGTGGCAGGAAGGCCAGAGAACCGGACAGGCGACAATAGCCCGGGAGATTCTACGCGATCCGAACGCTAGTCCGGAAGAGCGGACGTGGGCTAATCGAGTCTTAGAGACCCCGGAAAATCCGAAATTAAACGAGTCGGATGAAGACAAACTGACAATGGGAGAACAGCAAACTCCATTAAAGAGAAACTTCAAGATCGAAGTCATTGATAACGAGGGAAACTCCCATACAGAGACAATCCCTGGTTTCTCTAGTAAAGACGCTATTAGAACTGCGCAAAAGAAATTTCCTGGTGCGTCAACCTGGGGGATCGAGAGAGTAGACTGGCAGGTACCTGGGAGCCGTGCGAAAAGCTATGAAGGGGAGACAATCCCTACGACTGAAGGATATTCAATTCCTAAGAACAAGCGAATATCTATGCGTCCCGGTGGCCGAGATAACAACCAGGTCGAGTTTCATGAACTAGGTCACGCGATGGTCGGTCTCAATGACGGCATGGCTGCGGACGGCATGCTTCGTCATACACATCCGGATATGCCTAGAAATGCGACCGCAGCGGTTCGTTGGGACATTAACAATTTGAAAGACCCGCAGACAAACCGTATTGCAGCGGATAAGATGCCTGTTATTATACGCAGCTTAATGGGCGGGACGGCTGCAGACGAAGTCTTTAATAACGTGCCGAGAGCAGAAAATCATAATTTTAAGATCACCGCAAATGGTTCGGACGCTAATACCGCATATAGATTTTTACGAGACGCAGGATACGGTCACGATGACATTATGAATATCATGAACCGGGCGGTAGATCAGGCGAAAGAGCACTTGACCCGTCCGGAAGTTTCTGATATCATAAAAGAGAATCACGGTCTTAGAGAGCCGGGGCTGTCTCGACAGTATCATTACAGCCCTGACAGGCTTCAATCGATGCACGATGAGGCTATGAGGAGAGCACAAAATGGAGCAGGACAAGCTAACAACCCAGGAGTTGGCGGAGAAGGCGGCACAGGACGTGCAGCGGATGTCCCCGGAGGAGAAGGCGGAACTGCGCAAGCACCTGGATCAACAGTTCAAGCAGCCGAGCTAACCCCGCAACAAACTATAGAAAACCAGGGTCTAGTCTATAAGGGTGAAGTCGTTCCAGGTTCCGGAGTTCATCAGTTCGAGCACCCAAACGAACCCGGTAAGACCGCTGCGCTAAGAGAGCCGTTCATCGGAAGTCAAGTTCGGGATAAGATGCAGTCTAAACTTGCTGAGAATCCAATCGTACCCCAGAGCCCGAAATTATCATCTGATCGTGTTTCGACCCGAGTACCCGAAGGAAAGAACGCAACCGAAAACCCTTTACAAGGCGAGCCGCTAGGTATAGATCGTAAAGCGGTAGAAGCGTCCCCACAAAAGCTGCAAGATAGATTCGCTAACAACGTTCGACAGATTCCTGGAGTTAAAATACCTAAGAACATTTCCGATAACGGAAAAGTCTTTGATCGATTTGTTGGGCATGTAGCGGACAATTTGAAGTTCTTGTACGATCAAGCTACTCCGGAAGAGCAGGAAAATAATGCGAAGTGGTATGAGAGCGCCCATAAGCTGACTAAAGATTTGGCCGATCAACATGGGTTAACTCATAGTCAGACTGCCGGAGTAACTGCTGCGATGTCTCCGCAAATGGATTGGGATCAAAATGTCTCGCTCGCAAAGAGAATTGTTGACATCTATAAGAATCATGCTGACGAGCCCGTGACCCCGGAAATGATTCAGAAGGGTCAAGATATCATCGAGCAGTCACGAAAGGGCAAGGATAAGAAGGCCAATTCTAATCTAGAAGCTCTTCTACCAGATATAGAGGGTAAGAAGATCGGGGAATTGACCGGATGGGATCGCGCTGCTGCAGTCAGGTTGTTTGACGAGGTTAATAACCCACGTCAGTTCCCGCGAATTGATCCTGCCACCGGAAATGAGATGGAAGTTCTCACAAACACAGATGGTACCCCGGCTAATGTGGCTTGGGGCAATCTGAATAACATCGGTAAGGCGTTGTCTATCTTAGATGACGGCTCGCGAGAAAACATCAGTAATCAGGTTGGCTCATCTCACAAGGTCCGAAATTTCTATAACAACATCATCGATCCTACAAACGATCAGGATGTCACCATAGATACTCATGCGGTCGCTGCTGGGCTATTACAGCCTCTCGGCGGAAACGCTAGGGTAGTTACTGATAATTTCGGCGGGGCTGGCAAATCGGCTGCTACAGGGGTTAAAGGGACCTATCCGCTATATGCGGAAGCCTATCGGCAGGCCGCTAAAGACCTAGGATTGAAGCCCCGTGAACTGCAGTCGGTAGTTTGGGAGAAGGTCCGAAACATCTTTCCGGCGGAATGGAAGACTAAAGACAACCTGAATGCGGTAAATGCCGAATGGAAGAAGTACCAGGACGGCAAGCAGACCGCAGATAAGACCAGGCAGAACATCATAAATATGCCTATTGACAAGCCGACCAAAATAGCGCAGAATAGGGCTAAAGCTGGAATAGCAGCATTAGGAGGCGAGTAATGGACATCGTTCTTGAAAAGATGAAGCAGGCCGGTATCCCGATGACTCGGGAAAACTATTTGGAGCTTGCATACCTTGGTCAACCTCCTGCGGAGCTATCCGGTGAGGAAGAGTCAGAATTGCCAGAACAGTTTCAAAACGAATCAAACAACTAAATCTCTGATTTCCGCAGTCTCAAATCGCACATGTAAATCGCGGGCGATTGCCTCTGTGTATAATTCTTTTATATTAGTGCTTTGAAAATGCTCTAAGAATATCTTTCCTGAATAAGATATAGGAAGTACACCGTCTTTAGTGAATTCTAAATCGTAAAATATTTCTTTAACCATGATTTTCCTCCAAGGTAATTTAAATGGCTAACAAACCAAGCTACTCGCACGCCCGCAAGGCACGCGGCACCGCTACGATGACTATAGAGCCTGCGCCGAAGACAAGTTTTTTGGACAAGAATTTGGAGCCGCACGACGAGCCGCCCAAGGGATTTACGATGGGTCACGATACCGCTAAGCCCGGAGGATCAATCTCTCCGGAGATGAATATGCCAGACCTGCCGGAACTAAAGAGAAACCCTACCGGGATCGTTAAGACCTAATATCCCGCCTCTCAACATTGCCCTCGGTCTCTTTCTCTTCGGTGATATCGCTCAATCTAAGATATAGCTCCGCTAGCTCCGGGCCGGTCTCTGTAGTGTTACCGAATCTAATCATGATCGGCGGCTCCGCGCCAAACACAAACCCGACGACCGCTAGGTTGCTAGATGTCGCCTTTACAATCAGCGGGCGAATCAGGTCTTCCATTTCCAGGCTCAGGATGCGTTGTTCTGGGGTCTCCATTATAAATTTCTCCCATCTACACCATCAATTAAAATCTTCTCGATTGCTTCGATCTCAGGTCTTTGAACGTTTCGAGATATCATATAAAGAAGAATCCCCCTGACTGCGGGGTCCTTCGCTCGCATTTTATACGGAGCTTTTTTCGGTGCAAATTCTTTCATGGGTGGTCTCGATAGGTCCGCGACAAACGGTTCGCAGTCGCAGGTATCTCCGGCAGCGTCTACCCCGCCGCATTGCATCCTAGGTCCGCTGTGCATAGCTCCGGAATGCGGGCAATTTAAACAGTAATAGTTTGGTGTGTTCACTTGTAGCTCCCTATGTGTCCGTTCGGATACTTTTCGTAGTCTGTCTCGACCGCCTTGACCGCCAGCATCAGTCTCGGATACCCTGACTCTTCCCACAATACTAATTCCTGGCCCTTTCTGTCATAGATTCTGGCTGTCCACGGGGAATTCACATCTAATCTACTTGTGATCTGCAGTAGCTGTGGGTGCTGGGAGTGAAATTCGTTATCGAACTGCTCGATAGCTTGATCTACTTCCTGATTAGTTTCATCTTTAATATTCAATCTTGCACAGCCTAATAACATCATCATAGTAAGAATTAGTCGTTTCATTTTAGAGCCTCAAGAATTGTCGGCATGCACGGGATTCTAGTGATCTTATCTGTGTTCCACGGAACGTCGTTAAAACTATCGGTCGTATAGATGTGATCGAATCTCTTTAACAGTTCTTCAAGCCCCTTTGAGAAGATTCCATGAGTTACATACAGATATAGCGGCAAAGTGTTACCCGAAGCCTCTAGCGCGTCCGCTATACCAATGAAGGTCCCTCCGCCGTCGCATATATCGTCAACAATCAATATAGCGTCTGCCGGGAACTTATCTGGCGACGGGACCTCAAATCCGGATAGCTTTCCAGTTATGGGGTCTCGTTTCTTAGTGGCGTGTAAGACATACGGATTATCGGCTGCGAAGTATCGTTTACAGGAGCCCTCGTCCGGCAACAACACGCACACTGAGGTAACCGGTGTTCCGATAGCCTCTGTTCCATCTATGTGATCGATGACCTGTCCGATGATCGGCAGCGGGCTCACGTTGGTCAGATGGCGAACATACTTCTTGGCCTCGTCTGAGTGAACGTCCAGGGTTACGATGTTATAGCTCGATATCCCGAGCAACCTCCCGAATACCGCGAGCCCGTGTGAGTCCCCTAGTGTGAAGCGCCGGTCGGCCCGTGCATATGGAAGATACGGCAAGATCAATCGGACATCGGCAGACGTAGCGCCCTTGATGGCATCCAGCAGTTGAGCCAAGGCGACAATCTCCCCATCGCGGATGCGGGCGACAACATCTACCTTCTCGACCTTCGGGTGCTTTAACAGATTCACGGTCTCTTCTGTAAGACGGACTTGAACTTCGCCGCCCGGATATCGGAACATATTAAACTGATCGTCGTTGGGGAAGTTAATTGTTAGAATCATCTTTTAGTTCCTTTAAGGTCTTGACCTCGACCGCAGTCTTCTGAAACTTTGCGGTTTGGACAAGCTGGTAGATTCCGACTTCGACGGGCTCTCCCGCCGGAACAGCCTGTTCAATATCTTCAAAGGCCCGAGAAATTGTTTTATAATCCATATAACTATAAACTTTAGCATCGGCTATATAGATTCTCTCTGGAAAACCGTCTAAACTGTGATCTCGATCCATCTCTCTAGCCTCTTCTAAACTTCTTGCAACTTTCTTATCACTCATTCACGCACCCTCTTTCTTATTTCATCGAAAGTTTGATCGATCAACAACCTACCGTTGGAGAATACCTTATGAAACGCACACCCGTCCAGTGCAGACGGAGGCATCTGGTCTACCGCGAAGTACTCGTTGGTGTCCGGGCACAGATAGACCGCCGGGATGCCCTTGAGTGACTTCTTTACACCGTCGTCGGTCTTTGGGTCCTTGAAGATAGGTTTAACTCCGTCTTTGTTTCTAATTGCCGTGGCCTTCATCGCGTGCCCGTAGGTATCCCGAGTCACAAATTCATAAGTGTAGGAGCCAATGCCAAACACCATATTGTATGGAGATAGATGAAGTTCATCAATGATACGAGTAAGAATTTGATCGGCACGTTCAAGAGTAATAGCGTCACCATAGATCGCCCCTCCCTTATTGATGTATGGCAGGCTGGGTCCTGGGGTTGTGCCTAGGGCTTCGGCAAGCAGTCGCAATGTCCCTTTAATTTCTGGAGAATCCCCAAAGTACGGATCGTATCCACAAATAATTTTTACAGGGTCTCCGGAATCAGGGCGAATCACAATCTTTCCATTTCTGGCTAGAATCTTATCTTTGAGCTTGGGAATATAATCCGTAAGTACTTTCCAGAGGTCCCAGGTATCCGAAACAATACTGACTATACCGGTCGGATAGATATCCTCGATCAGATGACGGAAGGTCTCAAACTCGTCTTCCTGTCCGTAGCTGCACATCACCGAGTGCTCTGTCGCGGGCACCGATCCGCCGATTGAGTAGTCCGCTCCATAATACTTGTGCGCCGCGACAATCGCTGGAACTGTATCGGTGCCGTTGAAGCTGGTCAGATGGCCCATTCCGGATAGAATAATATCCTCGATACCGGACATACCGCGCATCGAGAAATCGTGCCCCTGGTAATTGACAAACTCGAAGTCAATCTCGCCGGACCGTCTGGCGTGTTTTAAAAATAAATTTCTATATTCCTGAGCGGTCGTCGCGCTGGTGCTCGGTTTCCACAAGATCGCAGACATGATCGACTCAATATAGTTTGGCAGCCAGAAGCAGTTATCGTCGGTATTGGTGACAACAACTGACGGCACACGGATCGGAACTGTGACCCCCTCCGGTAACGCATAGAAGTCGAGTGGCAGATAGCCGAGCGAATGTAAGTATTCGATATGATCGATCTTTGGATTCTTGACTCCAAGGGTCGCCTCGATAAAGACTCGGTACTCTGCAAGAATCTCTTGAATCGGACGACTGAAGAAGTTGTCTTCAAATTCCTCGATCAAATATTTCTTGAGAAAATATTGTAGCCCAAAGAAGACGACCGACTTCCGACCGGTCCTGGAGCTTCGTGCGGTCCAGTTTGACCAGACCTGTTTCGTACCGGGCGCGTATTGGATAACATGCCCGACCTTATAGAAATCAATCAGGAATATAGGGTTCAAAGTTTTCCTCCGTGTTCGGCTCGTATTCTTCACGCATCTCTCGAATCACTGCAATAGGGTGATGTTCGATAGCCGGTCCGTGCTCGTCAACCGGTGTTACCGCTCGCAAAAATTGAAACTGTATCTCTTCTCGTTCGATTGGAAAAGATCGCTTTCCATTGACAGTCCAGATACTCACCAGATATCCGCCGTTGACTTCTTCCTCAACTTCAGCGTTAATTAAAACACGATCTCGTTTCATTAGCATGGTTACCTCAGTATATCTAGTGCTTTCTTAACTTCCGATTGAACCTGCCCGCGTCCCTGTTCGACCGCCGCACTAATAATCTTAGCCACCGTCCAATGAATAATTAGTTCGCGGGGCCCGTCATCGTAATATTGAACGATGTATTTCATCGTGTTTTCTGTGCCGACAATCTTGATCGAATCAGGATTTATCATAGTCTCCCTCGATAGATCGCTTGCGCTAACAAAATTAGAAACATGATAACAATGAACCCGAAGCCGACCGCGATCCGCTTAGAGAGCACGGGCGACCCGCCCAACCTTGCCGTTTAGGCGTTCGTGAGCCCGAATTGCGCTCTTAGCTAATGCGAGCGACGGATAATCATTCGGTAGATCGTGTGACCGATATCCGGCAGGAGTGAACACCCCATATCTTTTCGATATGTGTTGTACCGTAGTCGAATCTGTGCCCATGCTGAGTGTGGCGACCTGCTTACCGTGTGTGCAGTGCGAGAAACCGCTGGTCCCGAGTAACGGTAATTTCCTGGTCATGAAGTCTTTGCAGTCACAGAATAGCCGACCGTCAACCTGGACGACAATGTGCTCTTCTCCGCCTGACTTCGACGGTACATAGAACACCTTGCCACTTGAAAATAGTTGCTTCTTTGGGGTCCTGATATTTAGCTGCATGTTATGCCTCTTTCGCTTTTAATTTAACCACTGAGTACATGATTAGAATACCACCGATAACATAGTGAGCTATGTTCCCGGTTAAAAACATTAAGGCTGCCCCTAGGCTAAAGATAAGCCACGGGAACTTCTGTGTGTTGTGACTATCGTGAGCCATGTGCTTCAAGACCTGATAGACACCGACCATACTATCAACAGTAGAACGGACAGTCAACTTATCGTTTTTGATGTCCGCTACATCTGAGATCGGTACTCCGGGTGGTGGGGTCAGGGTGACCGTGATATTCATATCCCGTTCGGGTTGGAGAAATTTAATGAGCGCCCCACATGTCAATTGCGCGGTTAACTCGAAGAACGGCTTTTCATCAGTGTTTTGTGGAATCATCGTACGACCTCCATTCCACCGTCGCAAATATAAGTCTTAAACCCAAATACGTCCTTTTTCAAAACACAGTGGTTTTGTTGTAGAAAAGTTTCATCCTCGCGTTGCGCCTCACGAATTAAGAAATATGAGCCGATTAACCCAAGTAGAGCAACAATTCCTAACAGTTTAAGTAGTGTCACAGTCTATACCTCGCTTCGAATGATTTTGCCAAGGCCCGAAACATACGAGCCCTGGACTTGTGCCCCCCGGCCTCGCACTGCGAACCGATCAAACGCAATCGAATAATAAATTCATCCAACATCTGATCGATAACTTTCTCCTGCTCCTGCGCTGAACCGTTGGTCGAGTGACCGTCAAACTTGAATCCGGCTTCAGTCAGTCTTTCCTTCCATGTTGGATTCATCTCAATCCCTTATATCAAGTTCGAGAGTCAGTGTCAAGTCTGTTTTCTCCGTGGAATATTTCATAGTGCTCTCGAACCAGGCAGAACGCGCACCACCGGGCGCAAAATCCTATTCGATGTCTAAGCCAGTGCCATAAAAAGCTCATACGCCCTTCAAGTAGTCGAGCGATGATTGGTGATCCGGGTCCGGGACTATGCGAAGCTCAAGAAAATTAAATGCGTCGTTTATATCTTCAATAGGAATTATTTCACCCGGTCTTATTGGTCGAGGAGGGATTACAGTATCCGTGCGTCTGAAATATATCGGCTGATATCTCATTTGTGTTTCCTCTGCACGCAAGATCGCCCGGACCCGGGATGATGATCATCGTTATCCGGGCACCCGCAAAGCGTGAGCAAGCTAGAAATAGTTAGAACTAGAATTATAAATTTCACGAGACCTCCGATAGTTTGAACCCTAGTCCAGCCTTAGCCGCCCAATCCTTGCGCGACTGAATCTCGCCGCCGACCTGGGTATAGACCTCGGTGATGTTTCCAGCAGCGTGACCGATCCAAAACTTGATGATCGCGTCCGGGACACCCTGAAGCTTTAGGTGGGTCACCCGGAACCGCCGGAACGCATGGAAGCCACCGGCAATCCCGTCCTTCTCCAAGTGAGTGCGGTAACAGTTTTCGCAGTCTGAAAACAGCAGGAAGTCTTTCGAAAGCCCGAGTTTATCAGCGACAGGAGCGCCCAAGAATTCGTTCAACTCCGGTGCAAGGTCAACTTCGCGAACCCCCGCCGAGGTCTTAGTAGCTGCAAGCCCAGTCCGGGTCATCTGCTGGCGTATGATTATCTTCGATTCCTTGGGGAGCCAAACCGTGCTGACCCCGTCGTCGGGGACGAGCTTAATGGCCCGGGCTTCCGCGATACGGAGTCCCGTACCGGCCAATAACGCATACAGAGCCTTCTGGGACGGTTCGGCCTTAGAAATTGCGTCCTGGACCGCCTGGGCGCTAACTGTGGCCTTTTTATCGTCCTGTACAGACGGCGCGTCGATTACCTCGGTGTTCCATTCATACGGGAACATCTGGTCCCCATTTTCGGTGATCGCACTCTTCCGTATCTTCTTGATAATAGTGATGTTAAGAGTGATTGTGCGCGGGGATAGCCCCTGCTCGCTTAGTTTGGTCACAACATCACTAAGTACTTTGTTTCCAACGAGATTGAGCCCCATTCTACCAATAAGGGGGATAAGATGGGTTTCAATCTGGGACTTGTAGGTCCGTAGAGTCGCCGGTCGAAGCGGGTTACGCTTCCGGGTAGCGCCGTCAGCTAAAAACTTGCGGGCTTGGGACTCGAATGTGATCTTCATGACTTGGGCACTTTCCGCGCCCGTCGTTCGGCTTCTTCTCGGTTAGCGATAGCGGCCTCTCGAAACAATATTGCCCCGGCGCACTCCCGATCTCTTTCAGTCGGAACCCACTCACCGTCGTCATCATCATGAGTCGTTGTTTTGTGGCACGCGAATACGTAGCCCTGAAACACAGACTGGCAAATCTCATTGAACCTGCCGCGTTGAAGCGATTTACGCATGTGCTCTTGTTCCTCCGTATGACCGAAGGGGCAACTATCACACATTTTTTCCATTGGCTTCATAATGTCCTCGCAGGGATAATCTATAGTTATCCCAGGTAGGATAGCGTATTATCCCCAGGATGTCAAGCACTATTTTTAGAAATTATATACCTCAACTTTCCGTATCGTTCACACGATGCGCAAGAAACATCTAGCGAACGACTATGCACACAACGATCTGGATACCCGCCGAGATTGTCGGTTTTCCTTATGTTAGCGTCAACGTCGGCTACATCTTGTGAATTCATAACTGCCTCTAATGCATCAATTCGATGCCCTGCTCGTCTAATCGCAACGCACGTTTGGCACACCCAAGTGTTTCCTGGCGGACTTCCAGGACGGTCATAAAAGGTAAGCACCATCGGTTGATTATGTATTTGACAAATCGACGACACACTTGCCTGTTGCTGCGCTTGCCCTGACGCGGGAAGGGCGGCGAGACGATTGGCCCGCTCGATAATTTTGTCTCGCACCCATTGTGCTCCGCTCATATAATCGGAGTAAAAGTGTGGATTTGGAATATCGCAAAACGACTTTATCTCATTGCGTTCATCCCGCCGCGCCTCGGCTGCAACCGCCGCCAGCAATGACTCAGGCGTGTGCTTGCCAGCCGGAATCCCGTAGACCGAGAGCGCGATGTCGGCGAACTGGTCGAACGTCGCGGCTGCAACCTGCTTGTCGTGCTCCTCAGCCCGCTGGATGGCCCGCACACTTTCTGCTAGCGGCGGCCATAGCTTCAATTCGTTCCTTACTATTTCACCCGCGATCTGCAGCGCCTGCCCGCGAGCTACATCTCCGAAGTCCGCGAAGGCTATCCATACATCCTCGCCATGAGTCTCGCAAAACTCCCGCTTCGACATCTTCCGAAAATCCTGAAGATAATCAAGAATGTCGCGGTAGGCAGATCGCCCACGAGCTATATCCGCGTTGGGGCCTTTTTCAGCCTGTATTCCACGTGCCTTATCGCGTTCGGCGGTGAGGGCGTCAATGGTGTCGATGAGGTCATTCACCGTCCAACCACTCTCAGAAAACTCTTCCTTACATCGCTCTATTTGTTCCGGTGTCAATCTCATGGCTCGACCTTCCTTCCGAGAGCGCGGAGAATAGCATCGGCATGGGCTAGACACTGCGCTCCGAGCGCGGGCCAATCGGTTGCAAGACTGCGTACCTTACCAGTTTCTTGCCACGATTTAGCTAAGTCCACTGCAGCCTCGATGCGGGCGTTCAATAAATCTAGTGTGCCCAGTTGCATTATCAATCCGCGATTTTGGCCCCTCAATTTCTCGATGCTGGCGTTCTGGGTCGCAAGGGCGGCGTTCCAAGCCCCTCGCATACCATTGCCGCTGGTTTCGTAACTGAAGCTTTGCGTTTGCATCCACTCTTCAAACGTCTGCCCTGTCACCGGCTTGGGCGCGAGTTCGGCGTCTCGAGCGGCGATTCGAGCGATGATGCGCTCTGAATCAAATTCGTGCATCCAGTCGTTTACGAGTTCCGCCGCGAATTCCCCCGGTGTACTGGTCCTGCCTGTCGTCCCGGCGCGTGATTCGGCGAGGAGTTTGGCGATCAAATCAAGCTGCTCTTGCCTTGGATACCTGTTTTTCGTTAAGTCCGCACGAAGTCTGGCACATCCGATGTAGATGCGCTCGGCGAACTGCCGGTCTTTCTCAGTTGGTATCATCGACTTACCTCCGTCTTTCCCGATAATTGAAGTACCTTGTCCGCGTATCCGGAGCCGCCCAGTCCAATGGGGTCTGCGCCGGTTCCGTAATAGCGGTACAATCCACCTTTAATCCCGTGGTCTTTAACAAGCTGTGTAAGAATGTCTGTTCCGACCCGCATGTTGTCTTCCGGATTAAATAGGTTGATCTTTGAAAAATCATACTGCTTACCGAATGTCTTTGGAACGATCTGCATGAGCCCGACCGCTCCGCGATTAGACACCGCAAGCGGATTACATGTAGACTCTGTCGATGCCTGGGCCGCGATCAGTTGCGGAGGAAGTCCGGTACGAATTGAGTGTCTGGCAGTCATCTCAGCCAGTCCCTGATCTCCGCATCCGGCCTTTCCGTAAACCTCTGCGGCTAAAAAGAAAGCTCTCTGAAACTCCGGGGTATGTAGCTCCGGTTGAACCGACGCAATAGTCGGAGTCTGTCTAGTCATAGTAAACATAATGAATAGACCGCACAGCATAATTGAAACTAAGATAACTGTTGCCTTGACTCCATTTTTAAATGCGCTCATTCAGCCTCCGGCTACCACACATCTTCGAATGCTCCTTGATTAGCCAACTTATGCATACAAGCTTGCCATTTTATGCCGTGGTTGTCAAGCTCAAAATCATTATTTATTTTGAGATAAATGTGACACTGCTCATGAAGTAGGGTCATGCGAGCCTGACCACCGGACGGCTCATACCGCTTATTAAAGCGAATATAGACAGTATCACCGATGAAGTTTGTTACAGCCATCACAGCGTCGTCTTTCAGTTCGTGATCGATAAAAATCTTTGTTGTCGGTAGCTCGTTATTAAAGTATTTTACATTGTACCCGAGATACCACGGCTCAAGCCAGTCCGGTGCATCGGATAATATTGGCTTTACGAAGAACAAACTGGAAAAAATAATTAAGAGTAGTACTAGTTTTCTCATTAGGTTTTTATGCCCCGAATAGCAATTGAGCACTTTGGAAATCTATATTTCGGAAATTTGAAATCGGGCCATCTGATGAGCGGTCTACGTTTAATATGTTGACGCCACACCCAAAGCCAAAACAAGTTCATTGAAATATTGGCTATCGGCACAAGAGCAAGCACCGCCATTGCAGCGCAATCACACCAACTTAGATTCAGCCCCGCCTCTGTATAGTAACCTGTATCAAAACAATTTCTAGTGACGTGCGGAGTTATAAAAAACTTAACAGTCGCTAGCCATCCGCTAAAACAAAAAACTAAATAAGCTATAATGTATAGAGCTATCACTATTTTGCACTCCATAAAGGAAGGTAATCAAGGATGTATTTCACCTGTTTAGATGTTGCGAATACAGCGACCGCAGTGGGCCAACTCCCGGGACCGTACTCCGGATTATCATCTGAAAACATTTCTGGCTTCAAACGCTTTCGATTAAGTAGAGCATAAACATGCGTCATTTCTGCCGAGTCGCGGGCCTGCAAAATTATAGTTGTGATAGGTTGAAATTTTCTAATCGCTAAATCAGATATTGTTTGATATGGATTAATTTCCTGCGTATGACGAATTTGACTGACTACATGCGCCGCCTGAGCGATCTGCCTACCAGCGGGCTGGACGACAGTCCGCAGTGGCGGCTTGTGGCTGTTGGGGACGACTGGCACCTGGATGGTTGCCGCTACAATAACATAGATTCTTCGCTCTTCCATTTTTATTTGTCTCTCTTTACCCGCTCTGATTCCCGATGACCCTCTTGCGCCCTCAACCGAACCTGGAAAGTTGAATACCAATCTATTTCGGTTCCTCTTACAGCGATTAACTTTTTTAGTTGGGATGTCAATATGTGATCGACCCTGCCGTCCAACATCGTAATTACTAAGCTCTCGGCCTTATCACGAAAGCCGTCTTGCAACATCTTTAAGACCATCTTCTGCTCAAACGTACGATCTTTCTCCGGGACAAGCATTACTGCAGGAACATCGTAACACTTCTTTAGTATTCCGCACTGCTCGCATTTCTCGTCTATGACGACCGCAGACTCCGGCCAGTTCTTCTTAATCTTACAGTCTTCGCAAAAGTACATTCTACCTCTTTATCGGGCGGCAAGCCAGGTATTATCTTACCGCCCGTGCAGTGTGGAATTACAATCTATCACTGATTTGTTTTTGTGTCAAGCTATTTTTCCTGGAGCTTGAATGGGCTTACGACTACCCGTGGTTCGATGTAGACCGGACGCACTTTGGTCTTATCAATTGGATCAGAGCACATGATCCACGTACCTTCGGCAGCAGTTGGAGCAAACAGACCGTTCGGATCGGCTTGAGCGATAACCTGCCACGAAGACACTGCTCCACCGTTGTTTCGATATGTGATCTGTTGTGGGTTGGTATATTCGGTTGCGTACGGAATCCCGTAGCCAATCGAGTTGCAGAAGAATTGTAACTGTCCGCTATTTTCAGCGAACGTGTAGGTGTAAGTAGACAATCCGTCTTGGTCGCGGAGTTCTAGGATGTCCTTAAGCAACTTACGCTCGCGGAAGTTCTTGATCGCGGGCATCCCAGTTTCACTGGTAGCTTCCTTCAACAGTTGCTCTTGCTGGACGTGCTGCACATCATCGGATGTTTTTACGTCATCGCATCCGACCGCCGCCAAACCGAAAAACATAACTAAAACCAAGCTAATGTATTTCATCGTATCTCCCTTAGTTGATTGATAAACGTCCGAAGTGACTGCGGTACGTCCGGATCGTTGAGGTTAAAACCAGAAGCGCGGTGCAAGATAATTCCGGCTATTGCAGACTTAGCGTTGGGGTCTGTAGTTCGAGAATATTCCAACTGCATATTTTCGAGTTCTTGAACCTGTCCCTTGATATAGCTGGGGGTCTGTTCAAATACCTGACGCTCTGCTGCGGCCTGTTTCGGAGCCCAAAACTTGTAGATGACTAGGTCTCCGCCAGTTGCTAAGAAGCCGAGACCGTAGATCACCAACAATCCTAGAAATAAGTAACCGATTACCTTTGATGTAGTCATTTTACTCTCCTATATAAAGCTACCCTAAATCGCAGATTTTGACCTCCGCGACTACGCTCAAGATTAGCTTTTTCTTTTGCTAACTGTTCCGCATGAAACTTCGATTTACAACTTATAGATTGGCAGAACGGTTGATACGGGCCGTTCATGTAACTTGCTTCAACTAACCAAGTTTGTTTTGAGACCTTCATCGTAGGAACGGCTCCATCTTGCCTACCGGTTTAGTATTCTCGAACACCAATCCTAACACAATTGCCCACACCGAATCAATATTGTGTGACTACCGGGATAGCCGCTTGAGCCTGCGGGCGGTCTGTTTATCTGAACGTTTAGCGATCTCGCGCTGTAAGTTACGATCAGCTGGTTGCTCTTCGGTCAGTTGTTTAGTCTCTATCATTTTACTTTCCGGCTGCACGAGCTTTCTTGATGGCGAGCTTAAACATTTCTATAGTACGCTTAAAACCCAAAGTGTCATTGACATGAAAAATACTTCCATTTGTTGCTTTCATTTTGTCTATATAGCTTTGTTCGTAGCCCAAACCTCCATATTGAATTTGCTTTCCTGCTTCACGAAGAAACGCCTCGGCAGATTTTTGAGCGGGTCCATTAATAAAACGAATGCACCCCAACGCACAAAATGCTTCTGCGTTGTGCCTTGTTGCTTTCGAGTCACAGCTAAAATGGTTACCGTCTTCGTCGTAACCCCGTGCAAGTTCTCCCTGAACCCAACGCCCCGGACGACGGAGGATATCGAGAGCCTTCTTTAGCGCCTCAGATGGCTTGTGATACTTCCCAATCTTGAATGCTTGTACTGCTGGTTTCATATTGTCTCCTTTAGTCTTCCGTCATTGATTACCGGTCGTAACTTTCCGTCCGGGCACTTCCAAACAAATCGATGCTCCTGCTCCAAGTAAACAATTTTGTGACGACATTCATAGCATTTGCCGCATCGACTGCAGATAAAGACAAGGCTGCCTTGATAGTTAGTTTGTCTGCATTGATGCGGCAGCTTAATGCACATTTTCTTCTCAAAGCTATCAAATGACATCTAGGTTTGTCAAGGACTATTTTAGGGAATTATCCACTTGACTCCCCGTAAATCCCACATAAAATCTTTATAAGTATCCATAAAACTAAGAAACCAATGCTTTTATGAAAATTGGTTTAGGGGGTGCAATTTCAAATTGTAGGCGGTCACCGTAGATTTCTTTCATTTTCTTTCTGGACTGCGTTCCATGACGGTCATAAAGCGTTCTACGAGCGATGCGCTCACCATCGAGAAGGTAGACCATATCCTGCCCGGTGCTGCCCGCCGCTTTCCAGCCCGCCGCAAGATAGACTTTACCTGTGTTATTATTCCACGGGTCTGCGTAGGTGATTATTTCCGTGTAGCCGCGCTTTTTGCATTCCCGAGTGGCTTGAGCCATCAAAGAAGACATCGCCCATTTATGACCCGGCATTCCTACCATTCTGGACAACTCAACAACTCCCGGATGCTTCTTTTCATACACCCGAGAGCGACAGTTGGTGAAAACACAGCAACCTTCTTCGTGGCCGACAGAAAACAATATTCCCCTGACTTCGCCTAGATAGTGCCACGCATTAAGCATTTTGTTTGATTCTTCGGCGGACAGGAGACGGCAGAAGGGAGTTTTACTAAGCGATTGGTCGGGCATTTATCAACTCCGCCGCGCAAACATGACAGTCACAGCCATCAATAGAATTGTCAATGTGGCCGCAATCCCATAAATCGTTTCCGAGATATTTGCACTCGTCGTGAGATTCTTGGAGCGGAGAGGTCGGATTTGAACCGCCACCTACCTGTTGGTTAACAGATCGTTCTACCATTAAACTACCTCCGCATATGTAGCCGACGGGTTTGCTTTCTTTTACGTCTGCCTTATCGTCGATTTGCAGTGGGCGACGAATCCACCATTCAACTTGCTACCAGAACAGTCTAACAAAAAACAGAAGAGTTTGTCAAGACTTTTCTGAGATTATTTCTTCGTATGTAACTCGTTTCCCTACCACATTGGATATCAGACTGTCGAGTCTATCAAGAGTGTGGCGCTGAACCTTACCGTCATTTAGACGAAAAGTAAACTCGGAAACATATCGATTCAGGTGTTTCTTGCTGACATGGTGAAACGTCCCGTGTACCCCGCGCTTTAGAACAGCCCATACTGATTCAATTGAATTAGTGTGAACGTCGCCACGGACATATTCTCCTGTGACATGCTTTACGCTCTCGTGCTTGAACCCTTCTCTCGGGAGCGCCGTGTAACTGCCGTAATCGTCGGTCATAACTCTAGTGCCTGATACCACATGCTTGTGTATTTCGGCGCGGAGAGCCAAACCGCCCGTGCTCTGAACTACCGTCGCAACGGTATTCCCGCCACGTTCTCGCATCCCGACTACGATTGCCTTCTCTGATCGCTCTCGGGGGTCATGGATACGGTCATACATATGGCGATTCTGTTCTTTGCCTGTAATAAAGGTTTCGTCCACTTCGACAATCCCTTGAAGCATCTTGACTTCCGCGCCGCAGGCTTCTCGCAACCGCTGTAATATGAACCACGCGGTATGCTGCTTAACTCCAATTTCTTTAGACATTTGCAGAGATGAAATTCCCTTCCGCGAAGTCACAAGCAAGTACATTGCGTACAACCACTTATGCAGCGGGACGTGCGAACGACCGAAGATAGTGCCTGTTCTAACCGTGAAGTCCCATTTACATGGGTTACAACGGTAGAAGCCGCCTTTGCGGGCCGTAATGCGCTCTGTAGCCTTACAGCGTGGGCATACAGGGCCGTTCGACCATAGTCGCTTCTCAATGTAGAGTCTTGCGGACTCTTCAGTCGGCCACTTCTCGAACAGTTGGAAGGTGCTCACTGTGCTTTTGCTCATACCCAAATACTACCAAATTTGGGTTAGGGAGTCAAGTGGATAATTCCCCTATTTTAATCTGCGTAGTTAGAAAATACTTTGGAGAGCGAAGAATAGATAGTCTCACCCCTTGCCAACAGTTTTTGACACTTCTTACAGACGATCCATTGAATGGGCTTGTCCAGCCAATTCCGCGCTGTTTTTCCACTAGGTGAATCATAAAATACACACAAACGTTTCATTTTATCTCCCTTAACCGCACCATGTACAAATATCCGACAGATCGAAACAATATAACGGCTGCCCGCACATAAAGCAACGCAACCCCGGCGGGGGTGGCGGCTCATATTTCCATACAAATTTATCTGTGACCGGCTCGACTATCTTACACATGACCCCAGTTTGTTCATCAAAATACTCTTTCCAATTGTTAGAGTTTATTTCTCGCGCAGCCAATGTTTTGGCTTTTAAGAATCTCTTCTTAAGCTCAATTTTAGATTGTTCTTGTTCGTTGAGTAGTTTATACTTTTCGAAGGCGAGTTCTGTGATAACCAGTGACTGCGATTTACTGCGAAGTTTGTTCAGGATTGCTGCTTTAGAGGTGTGCCAAATCCAATCAGGCGGGCCAGTGGTCTTGAAGCCGACCAAACGAACTAGTTCCATGTTATCGCGCCAGGGCTCTCCTAGTTCGACCTGAAACCAATTCTCTTGTTCGCTCCACGAAATTTTCATTCTGGTTCGAACGTATCCCAGCCAATGTATTTTGAGAGGTTTTGATAAGCCAGCTTATAGGCGTCTACTAGCCCTCGAAATTTTTCATCCGTTATTTCAGGAAAGTCAGAATAAGTAATGAAGGCTTCGAAACCACCTTCCCAATCTAGTTTTTGACATAGTTCTAATTTTTGTTTCTTTTTCATGTTATTCTCTTTCATGATGTAAGTCTCTCTGAGAATCTATTAACAACTGATCGATCTGAGACTTCTGTTCTTGGATCATCTGCAGATACCCAGCGGACAGCGCGGTCAAATCGTTGTATCGTTTATTGAGTATCTGATAGTCTTCGTCCAGTGTATTATATTTTTGACGATAGTAGTCAACTCCGGAAATTATCTCATCAAGATGTTGAATGACCTGCTCCGGGGCTGTACGCAGCCACTCGCGGACAAAGCCTATAGCAAAATGAATATCTAGCTCTTGATCACTCATTATCTTCCCTGACCATCTTGTCGTCTATTGCGATCATTCTAGTCTTCAAAAAATCTATATCAGCGCGAGTCAACCGCAAGGTGTCGTAGTCCTTCGGCTTATAGACCTGGATCGAGTCAGTCTTAGGCTTGACATTGTTTGCGTGATCTTCCTTAGTATGTTGATAGATGTGCTCTTCCGCCAGGAGGTTCATGCCGCGTTCAGTATACGCGATAATCTGTTTCTTACATCCTAATCTCGGACAACTCCACTCAAATTTCGGGTCTTCAACAGTCATTAGTATATACTCGGCACTAGCGGATTAGGATAAGAAAAATTAACGCGGTTGAGCCAGCCGTTCAGAAATTCTGCTTTGCCCGGATTGAGCATGATATCTCGTTTATAGAAGTCAATCCACTCTGCTCGAAACAGCTTGGCAACAATGTCCGGGTCCTTCGAGTTCAGTTCGGCCAGGGTCTTAGGACCTAAACTCCCGTCTTCTGTTATTCCGAGAACGCTCTGGAGGGTCTTAACAGCAGTTCTAACTGTGTCATTAACCGCAAAGCTCAGAAGCGGGGCCGCAACCTGATCGTGCTCAATCTGGTCTCCGCATAGACTGGTCCAATATTGCTTCTTATAGACAGCCTTCGCACATGTGACCGCTTCTGCAAAAGGCATCGTAGAAAAGAAGGACAGCGGGAGGTCGGCCTGGTGCCATCGTTGGGTCAATCCGAGACGAGTCAAGCCCACACCGTCATGTAAATCAACAATTTTTCCTGGGGTCTTTTTATCGTCTTCAATATAAAGCAGCCACTGCACGATACTTTCGAAATTAGCCATTTTTCTTTGGACCTCTTGCCTGATACTTATCAGGTTTTGCAACAAACTTATCAAAGCAAACTGGCGCGTAACCGGTATATTCTATTGCAAACAACCGGTGCCACGGTCGAAGTAATTTGCCGGTCTGAGCAGCGACAACAAACTCTTCTTGCTCTTTTTCCGGATCGTCCGGTAAGAAGCCATCCCAACAATTATGTAAGTGACCGTGGACATTAATATGCGTACCTTCGGGTAGCTCTCCCAACCAAGGCTTATGGGTCAACCACACCGAACGAAATATCATAGCATCACATGCAAAATCAAATCCATGATCTATATACCAAGCGCAACCGTGCTGATCGTGATTGCCACGTACGAGCACCTTCTTACCGGGCCACTCGCGAACATACTTCATGAATCCGTCCGGACCCTCGGCCCTATCTATGCCGACATCACCGAGATGGACCAGGGTGTCCTCGGGCTTTACGAGCCTCTTGACATTTTGATCTATTAGTTCGGTGAAGTTCTCAGGACGGCGACAGTAGGTCGCTATCTTTTGATGCTTCAGGTGAGTGTCTGATATCAGCCAAACCTTACTCATTGGTTTCCTTAAATGACGAATACTTTTTATATGCCTTAGTAAAATCCGGAAGGCTCTCCGCTAAGAATACCCCAACCCGCTCGTGCGCCTCCGATAGTTGGTTATGGGAGACTACGAAAATAAAATCGGAGCTTTCATCAGAGTAGCTGGGCCTAGCTTTATACCGAGTGTGCAAGTCTATTAGGGTTCCTTCGTACACCTCATGAAGAAAAACTGATAATGATTCACTCCACGGAGAGTCTATACCAATAACTATCTTGGTAGTTTCTTTATCGTCGGGAACTAGATCGACCGAACCATTGGCTGTCGTTGTATCGACAATTAGTCGAACATACTTGAATCCTAGTTTATATCGTCCGACAAGATACTGTGTCTTCACTCGGGCTCCATTACTTCATAAGTAGCACAGCATCCGTCACAGCCGTGGACCCAGATATATCTGTCTTTTAACATTTTAGGATTTGTATGACCTACAGTATGACCGATGCCATGTTTACACACTCGCTCCAGTCTTCCGTCTTCACGAACTAAATCATAAATGAAACTAGGTTCATCTGTATTAGTTTCTTTAACCATTCTGCTCCGTTGCTGCAATGTATTGAAGGATAGCCTCCGAGAACCCATCGATATGAATCCAGTTCGGCTTATAGCCGATACCGTTTCGCTCGTTTGAGATGTTGACCAGGTAATTACGCTTTCCGAAAGCGTTGGCGGTTGCCGGATTGCACTTCAAGTCACAATCCTGTTCGTCTGTGAATACAATGATTCGGTCGGCTGTCTTTTCCTTCTCGTAGACATAGTCAAGGACCTGCTTCAAGAAAATTCCCCCTCCGCCTAACTCTAAAACGAATCCACGCGCTGTAAATTTCTCAATTAACGCCATTCCTCGGCGTGCGGGAACAAGACCGGTCTTATGCTTGCGAGCGTAATCGTCGCCTGCGGTCGCGTAGATTGCAACACTTTCACAAGACTCGCGAGCGATAGCCGCCAGCGCTCCGGCTGCCTCCAACCTGGTCATATCTGATCGCTTGCTGATATTTCCGGCTCTGTACATCGATCCGGAAACGTCAACAATCAGGATAGTTTTTCCCGAAAGCTTAGGGAGCTTTTCGGATGTTTTGATAAGTAATTGGTCCAGTTCGCCCTCAAACTTCGGGGCGGCGTGTGCGGCTGCAACAAAACGAAACGGGAGTACGCGTTCGGTATTGGCGTTTAAGAGTGAATTACGGATAAGATCGGTGTGTACCCCGGCTTCATCCATATTTCGCAAATTGCGAAGGAGCGCCAGTGCGCCCAGCTTGCCCTCTTTCAACAGACGGTCCCAGGTGTCGCGGGTCAGGTCCTTGTTGCCCTTCGCAGCAGATATTGCGACCTCCCAGGTGTCCGGGGTGTCCAACTTTCCATCAATCAGTCGCTTCCACAGATCGGCCTGAGCGTCGTCTACCGGTGTAGGGTGAGTCAAAAATAGAACGTCGCGGAGCTTGACATCCTTGTCCTGATTATACTTTGCCAAGCTGTATTCGTTGAACTTTGTGAACGCACGAGCGATACCGTATTGAAGCTGCTTTGACAGCTTGTTCAGCTTCTTGCTTCCGGTACGGTCCTTAGAATAGATAGCGAGAATCTCTGCAAGCTCGTCCGGGCGCTGGATGATCTCAGCGACAGTATCCGCTACAACATGCTTGTGAGTCGGCAGCTTTGCCATCGCTACAGCGAGAAACAGAGGCACATGACGCAGCTTCTGCTTGACCCGGGCCTCGATTGCGATCTCGGAAACTTTCTCCGGAGCGACCTTGGCTACGAGCGAACTGACACGATCAGCGATATCCACACCATCTTCATAGAAGGTGTCCTCCCACAGCATGCAGGCCATAACTGACCGGCGCAGTTCCTGTTCGGCAGTCGTATTGTACGCACGAGCGCCCTCGTGTGTGAACTTCGGAGTCGGTAAGGTCTTCGTATTTGTTTTCATTGTTCCTCCAAAAGATTATCGCAGAGCATCAAGCGAAATAGGATATGGGATTTTATCCCTCTCTTGTTCAGTAAGAAGTAACCCGTCTCTAACGGCATCTGCGATCAAAAATTTGCGGGGCATCAGGCGACTAAGGAACGTTGGCGCTTTACCACTAAGCTATCCTCGCCGTTGGCGTAGGAGTGGGGCTCGAACCCACGACTCCACTCTTAGCAGGAGAAGTAACCCTAATCTACGGCACCCGCATTCAAACTATTAATACCACAATCCTAGATCACTGTCAAGTCTTTTTAGGCTTCCAGTTCGGATTTGTTTCTCTAGTGTCCGGCTCTTCCTGCATGATTGTACCGGTACGCTTTGTCGGCTTACGAACTAACTCTGACCTAGGACTAAATGTCTCAACATATTGAATGAAGTCCGCAAAGCGGTGATAGTTCCCGTTCAACAAGAATATAGATGTCGGCTCGATGTCAAAATACTTGATCTGAGAGCCGTCTGTGTACTCAACAACTAAGGTTTTAGTCTTGTGATCGTACTTAAATTCATTCGGTAACACGGTGGTTTGTGTTCTCATGATCGTCCTAGAATTTGATCGACTAATTTACGTCCGTCTGCCAACGACAATTGGAACCCGGCGGCGTGTTGGTGCCCGCCCCCATTAAATTGTTTCGCTATATTTGCTACATCTATGTCATCAACAGACCGCATTGAAAATTGAATGACGCCGTCAACCCTTTCGAACCAGCCCATTCCAATATCATAACGATGAGCAAGAGCGTTACCAACATCACTAATGTGCAAATACGGAGCATTTACAAGTCCGACAGAATATTTCTTATCAAGGACATTCAGCGATCCGACCTGAGTCTGTTTTATAATCTCACGAACATACTTATTAATCTCAAGCTGAACCGCCTTTCCGTTTGTAATAGCGTCTCGGAGGTCGGTCTTTATCATCTGGTCCCAGGCTTGAATCTCGTACGCGAATGTCATTATGAAGCCATTGACCGCCTCGGACTCCGGTAACGCGTGACGCCACAGATCGCGATCCTCTACATAATCAATAAACCAAGGACGCGGTCTGTTACGGGGGTTATTTTCTATCGGCGCATCTTTCCCGTATAAATAGTCCCACGCGAGTCCCGCGCCGGACCTTTCCATATCGAATACGGCATAACTAGCTCCATCGAGAACTTCTTTGGCGCTCTTGTGATGATCCAGAATCTTGAATGATTTTGCTAATAAGGCGAGCTTGTCATTCTGTTCTCGGGTTCGCCACGAGAAATCCACCACCAAAACATTTTTGCCAGTAACGTCATTATATGGGGGTTCTAGACCATGGTCTTGAGTTAATATTTTGGCTTCTGGATACCGTAATTTTGCGACATACGCCGCTGCCCAACCATCGGGACAATTCTGATGTGTAATAATTAAATCCATCTTACCTCCTGAGCGGTCACCCTGTCCCTCCGCGCGAGGGCTAGGGAGAAGACTCAGTCAGTAATCTCTGCCCCGCCGCTAGACTTCGCCCCACGGGTGCCGGTAACAGTCCATGTTGCGCTGTTGACGATTAGATTGAGATTTGATGTCACAGGATTGCCATTTTCGTTGGTCCCGTACATAACGAGAGATTCGGCAAGTGGCGTTGCGTTAAGAGTGTAAGTGTCGGTCCTCTGACCATTGACCCAAGTTGGCCCCACATGTGAACAGGTAACAGCAAAAAACTGTGATCCCATTTGCTGACCGTACACATCGAAATTGGTAATCAATTCAGCACGGTTAAACGCGCACTGAATGATAAGCGCGGTAGTGCCGGGCTCACCGTTCGGCAAGTGACCAAAATAAAACGTGACCTGACTGTGATCCCCCGCGTTGAAAAACGGATAGTCAACACTCTGTTGAGTTGTTTGAGCCGAAGCCCCAATTGCAAATGCAAGAACAAACAGAACTGCTGAAAGCAACTTTTTCATTTTCAATCCCCTGTTAGCGTCATTCTCGGCTGACGGTGCCTCTCACAAGTTAAATATGTCATGCACGCCTGTTGTTTGTCAAGCGTTTCTTTTTACGAAGTTTCTTTAACATTTTGTCCCACCATTGAACATATATTCGGCTTGCAAAGGGCCATAACGGATTATTTGCAATCTCTTCCTCTTCTGTCATTGGAGCATTACCACCGGGAAATTCTTGGTCTTTCGCCGGTCCTATCTTAAACTCCGATGAGGTGAGGGTATTAGTAGTATGCGCTAACATGTGTTGGACCTCGGGAGATTTAAGTTGATCTCCGGTCCACTCTTTTCTACAAGTTAAGCATCGAACACTACGGCGGTGATTGTCTGTAAATATGTGAATCCAAATATTGTAGTCTTCACCGCATGGGCTCCTCAAACGACCACCCTTAAGATGCGAGCAACTATCCTGAAGTTTCTTTATCTCTGCGATACGCTCTTCAGCCATCTTACGTTGAAGAGCGTCTATCTTGAGCCGACGCGCTGCTTCCTTCAAAACTTCCAGTTGTTTGTTGTGCTGTTTGAGAGCGCTATCCAGCCTAGAAATGAAAAACTCATCCTTGAGTAAACGCTCAGTTACGAACAGATATACCCAGTCTCTAAACTGTTTTAGCATTCTTCCTCTTCTCAGCGGCGGCTTTTAAAACCCTAGCCCACTTTGTCATCGGCTTCTTCGGTTTATTACGAGGGCGCTGTCGCTTCTTTGCGAATGCACGAGCCCCAAAAATTTGTCTCTTGGTTAGTTGGGTCAGGCCTTCAGGCGGAACAAGGGCACCGTAAACAATCCCGTCTTCTTCCGCGAACTTTTGTTCGCACTTACGCTCATTCTGCCGGTGGCGCAAATTACAGAACGGACAGTTCACCATCTTTCCCAAGTGGGGGTTTCGTCCGCTAAAAGATCGATCTCTAATCTCTTGCAACGCCTGCTCTGCCGCCGCCTGTCCCTCGGGAGTCGGTGAGTTTTGTTCGGTCATATCGCCCTTCCGTAGTCGTGATCTCGACCCTGGCCCTTAGCCGGATCGTTTTTAGGCTCCGGGGTGCCCTTACGTACAACTTCTCCGGTCACTGGATTCCTAATTTCAGCGCCTAAATCTCCTAGCGCCGATTGATCAGATTCGTGATATAGTTCTATTCTTCTTGCGGCATCCTTATCCAACTTGACATAGGCGTATTCGAGATGGTTTTTCTCGATAGTCGCGGTCCTCGGTGTTCTGAGGATAGGACGCATATAGATATCTTCGCCGTATTCAATTAGGTTTCTCTTCTTAGTCTCTATTCCGGTTTTCCCACAAGCCTTACAAGACTTCTTTAACCGGTCGTTGCCTTCGCACATCGAACATATGTCTTCTACATCTATGGTCTTAATAGATGTTATAACATGAGCCGCGTAGCCGTCGTTCTTAAGCTGCTCTGCCTTCTCTTGGGTCACATACTTGCGGCACCTGCATTTCTCCGTAATATACCCTTCATACCGTTGGTTTCCGCAGGTGTGGACCCGAATTTTGCTTATCATGCCCCTTTCTAGGTTCTCCCCAACTTCAAAAGTTGACTTCACTAGTCTCCCCAATATGTACGGGCTTTTTAGGTCTATGAGACGGCTTGATCGGCCTGGTCATGGACCTATTAACCCGCATAAGCATCTGATTTACTGCCCCGTCAGTCATCCCGACCTGCTCCGCTACCGCCGATAAGGTCTCTCCCACCCGGTAATATAGGTAAATCACACGAACCACCCTGGCCGCCCGGGTCCTCTGCTGTTTATCTGTTTTAGCTTTTGGAAACCTAAGATTAATATATTGTTTTATCTTTTCGTCATCGAGAGCCCACACCGGTACCTTCTCCATTCGCTTTGCATGACGACTCGCCCCGGCGGTCTTTATTACCCGGTGACCGCCGCTTAAGAAAGTGTCATTACCGTCGAGTGAAGCGCGTAAAGTCGGGAGTGTGTCCCGGTGTTCCATCTATTTTTCACTAATGTGACGAACAAAAACACGCTTGGGTCTCAAATTTTTCGTATCCCATACTCGTTTTCCCGTCCATGAATCGGTTCCCTTCCCCGCGATTCGTTTACAAGTCTGCCCTTTAGTTATGCCGACCTCTACCCAACCATCCCGTTTATAAGATTCACCTGATCGCGGTAATTCGATTAAAGACTCAAATCCAATAACATCATCTCCATATTTAGCTTTCCAATCAGATATAATTCGTTCTCTAAACAAACTCAAAACAGTAGGAACCATGTTTCGGACAGGATAGCGCCCGTCTTTCTTTTCGATGTGATAAAATATATTATTCACAATATGTTTCAATGCAGACTTCTTGTTTACTCTTGTTAATCCAAAAAACTCATCTCGACCAGCCAAATGTAAGGTAGATGATCCACCAACAATTGCACCGTAATACACATCTCTGACCACTATGGCGTAACAGATATTGCGACCAACAAATCCTTTTGGCTGGCTGTAGTGAATAGCCATGTCCGCAAGAATTCGAGGGTCCGTCCGTTTAATGGGCGTTAATACAATCATTTGCGAAAATAGCACTCCCCCAAAGTATCTCTTCCCATGTTAGCTACACCGGGATAGATTATTCCGTCATTTTCGATAGGTCTTTCGGATTCGCATTGTTGAACAGATTGCAGACCACAAGAATGCCCCGATTCAGTTCGAAGGTACTCAGCTAGTTCGTCAGCTTTAGCCTTATCCGTGAAACACCGAATCCCCGGTACGCACATTTGACCGCCGTCTGCATGAAACTTAACGATATGATAAGTCATATTGTGTCCTGTTCTAGAAAAAACTCTCTTCTAATTCTATTTTGTTCTTCGTCACTTAGTATGGCTAATGATTTCATATCAAGCCTTCGGGTCTCCAAGAAGGCCAAAAATCTAGTAGCTATGATCTTTTCTGGAGACATCTTAAGCTCGTCTATTTCAGTTATGATTTGATCTTCCGGGGCCAGTGGCCCACCTATGCTTTCTCCAGTAATTGAACTATGAATCGAGTCCCCTGCAAACTTTTGTCCGCCCCTGGTTACTGTAAAGATGTTCATTTTCACGGTTCGTCCTCTTGGAATAAACTATCAAATGTTTCTTCATCTGCTTTTATGAAATTTTGCTTCTTATAAACTTCGTCACCGAGCACGAACGCGCGAAAGTACGAATCGTTTCGATCATCGTGGGGGTAGCGGATTCCAAAATTATTTGGCCATTCTTTATTCTTCCACGCGTTGACAATCTGTATGATCTGTCTCCCCGCTATGCGTCCTGCATCATCTGCAGACTGCTGTGTGACTCTACCTGAATTAAACTGCAGACGCTGACGAGTCAAACTTGATAACGGAACCCTTACCCCGTATTGATCCAGCCAGTTCTGGGCGCGTTGTTTGGCCTCGTCTGTTTGATCTAGTTTATCCCCCTTTTTACCCTGAGCCTTATTCATCTCCTCAACCATAAAGTCATTGTAGACAACCCAAGCGTCTTCCCCGTCTACCTTAGCAATAACCACCTCTTGACCGGCAGTATACTGTCCGATTGGTTCGATTACTGTTGCGGAGTAGCCTTTTTTATATCCGAGACCGCTCTTCTTGAACCACAACAGCGCTGTATCACGTATACCGGTGAGCCAAGAATAGACACGTAATTGCGCATCTAGAGCGGCCATGCCTGGTTGTTCGGGAAAATCTATGGCGCTAGTTTTAATATCAACTATAACAGGACGATACATCCCGTACTCCGACTTCCATTCAATTTTAGGGAGCATCGGGTGATCCGGCTCAGTATAGCACACAATGTCTAGCTTTCCCGCAAAATCGATTTCTCCATAATTAGGATCACCGGGAAAGACAGTTTTTGAATACTCTCTTTGCCAGACTGCTCGACCGCCCATCGGTATTGGGAGATTGGGCTGAACTGCAGCGTATAGTCTAACCATGTCTTGACCCATCGTCAAGCAAGTCGCCCAGTTCTTTTCTGTGTCTGTATAAGTGATGCTCTCATTATCCTTGTGCGCAGACCAGCGGCGTATAAAGTCTTCCTTAATGTCTATTTCACCGCCGTGATCGTGATAAGACTGTATGCTCTCCTCAATCGCTTTTCCGAATTCAAAACGGGCATACGAACGAATCTCTCTCCACCCCAGAATTTTTTGAAGATAGTATTTCAGAGGACTTTGCTCAAAAATTAAGCCCGAACTGTAGCTGTGTTTTCGGTGAGGATTTCCTTGGCTGTTCACGTATAAAAAGCTCATGCGTTTTCCTCGGACTCATTTTGATAAACTTTAATTTGACTTAGAAAGCTATTCAAAAACTCACTACGCGGACCATAAAAACTGATATTTAGAGTCTTAGCTGCCCTGGAGCATGCCGTAAACCAAATTCTCCTCTCTTCGCCTATTTCACCTTCGCGATGGGGCATGCGGTTTTGATCCACCCCAACCACAAATACATGGTCAGCCTGTTTTCCTTTCATTTGGTGTACCGTGGATAGCGTCAATCCTTTGGCCGACTTTCTTGCATATGTCAATTTACGAAGTTTTTCTAGGAACTCCAGGACGGTGCCCTTGCCGACAGCCATTTTAACAATTGAATTTAAATTATCTACGGGATCACTTTCCATCGGGTCTCCGCTTCCGCGATAGATATTTAAAAGATTGTGCTGACTGATTAAACTAGCCAAAACTTGATCCGCCGGACCTCGATCCGTAGAATCTTTAGCTAATTGAAGAAGCTTTTTGACCTCGCTAGTTTCAAAGAAGTCCTTTTTTCCGAGGATTCGGTATTTAATTCCACGACTTACACACAATCTCTGAAACACAAAAAGTTGCCGATTAGTTCGAGCCATAATGACAGTATTAATTGGGTCTATTACTTGCCGAAGAGTCTGAACAGCTTCTTCGTGATCGTCTCTATATCGCGTTATAACAGGATCGACCCCTTCTTCATTCGTAGTCATCATATAACTAGATATTCCGTTATCTTCGGGAAGAATATCTTTGATAAAAGATACGATTTTCTGGCTAGACCTATGATTTTGTCCTAAAAATAATATCTTAGTATTAGGGAGTTTTTTCTGGACGTATTTGAAAACGTCTGGGTGCGCCCCTCTCCAACTATAAATTCCTTGATTTGTATCACCTACGCAAATTAGATTGCCATCAAATAATAGCTCAAGCATATGGAGTTGGCGGATGTCAGTGTCCTGAAATTCGTCCGCTGCTATGTATTTTCTCTTCCATCGATTTCGGACCTCTTCATTATTCTCCAAAAGATTTACAGTCTCCCAGATAAGAGAATCGAAATCTATCCAGCCGTCTCTTCTACATTGATCCTCGTATTCTCGATAGGCTAGAGCAAAATAATATTCGGCTCCTATCGCCTCACTAATAGCACGTTCTGGATCGATATCGGCTCGTTTCCAAGATGATATTTTATCTGAAAGAGCACGAAAGTTCTGTGTCGCCGGATACGCCTTTACCAGATCAAATAAGAGCTTAAACTCTTGTCCGGCCACGGGGATAACCGTCTCGCTTAATTCGAAGGGCAGATGCGCCCGTTCTTTTTTGATTATCTCCAACGCATATGAGTGGAACGTTCTAAAAAACTTTTCCGCGTCTAGTATTCCTGCCCGTTGAGCAGCCTCTTGAGCGGCTGCATTTGTAAAAGTTAAATTCAATATATCATTTACTGAGATGCCCCGCATAATCATAGTAAGAAAACGCTCGACCATGCATGCGGTCTTTCCCGACCCTGGCCCGCTTATGACTATGTATGTACCGTCAATCGCGTTTATGACTGCTCGCTGCTCGTCATTAAAGTTCATTTAGAAGAGGTCGTAGTTCCCGTGTGCCCGGCGTGGAAACTCAAACCGCACGTTGAATTCAAATCCGCCGCTTACTACAGATTGGCGCGGGCAGGTAATAGGATCGCCGCACTGACCGTCACACTTCGGGTTCCCTTGGTTCAGTGTACGTCCGGTGTACCATGTAAACTTGGAACGAACGCAGCCAGTCTTAAAGCAACCTTCGAGACTGTCAAACGCGAGTGCCCCACCTATCACATGATTGGTTTCGGTGCCGTTTGCGGAGATACCGTTAAAGACCTGCTGAAAGTAGTTAAAATGAAATCTAGTTGGGAAGCCGAGCATTGTGTGTTTGTACACATATCCTGCGTACACATAGTCAGCGGCCTTTGTCGCTTGGACCACTGTATAGCCACCGTACGAATATAGCCCCTCGAATCCCGACGTACGGTTCGCCCACAAGAGCACCCCGCCGCCAACACTGTATCCGATACCGTGGCCAAGCTTGATGTGCGATTCGTAGGGGTTTATCTTCCCGCTTCCGTCTATCTCGACATGTGGCCCGATAGGAATCTCGACTTCGGCGGTACCACCAACAAACGTATTGCCAAAATTATAGCCACCGTCCGGCCCGAAAAGAAAGTGGGTCTTTAGGTCTTGCGCCCGCATTGAAACTGCGCTAAATAGCAAAGCTAACACGACTAAGATTTTCTTCATTAGTTATCCTCAATTTTATGGTAAAAAATACACCCAACGACATTGTCTTTTTTGTTTTAGCGACTCTTTGGTTTGATTTTCATTCCAATCATTGATAATCTCCAGCGCTTTCCATCTAGCAACTTTGACAGGGGTTTCATCTGCCCCTGGAGCTAGATGATATGCCACAAATTTGCTCCTAGAAATAAATGGCTTTTCTATCGGACAAGTACACGGGCGAATACCCCAAATCGAACAACCATGAAGACACCGGTCATAATAATTAAAACAAGCAAATTCCGAAACTTGTTCGATCATGAAATCAGTCATATAAACATGAGCGGTTATTTCTTCCGGAGTGCTCCCACCTATAGAACCGTTTGAATTTTTGGGACTACTTGTATGAATATACTTCTTTTTTCCAGTCTTCATAGTCCGATTGCGGCCTCGACATACTTGACCGTCGCCGTTGCTCCCTCAGTTTTGATTTTATTCTCTAGAAACCCAAGATACTTCTCCCACTGTTCGGAAGTTAAATCATTAAAGTTTGTGATATCTGGAAACATCAATGCAGCGAAACTTCGTACCTTGTCTGGCTTGCCCATCCCCTCGGAGCCGGTGAATCCGCCCTCTAGCTCCATTGTGTTCATGATTTGAAAGTGACGTACACGGTATGTCTTAAGTAGGGCCGGGTCGCACTTTGGCTTTATGGCCGGAATAATGTCCGCTTTAGGGGCCTCTATAACTGATGGAGCCACTGGGTTTATAGCAATTGGCGCTGATACAGTGGCCGGAATAATGACCGGTTGTGCCGGAGGTGGTCCGCTCGGACCCAAATCGACCTTTTTCTTATTCGGTCCTCGCGGCTTTCTAGGTTTCTTCGCTTCTGCACTAGTTTGTAACGAATCCCCCTCTTTCGGGGGGTTTTGTGCATTTAGTTGTGCGATTGTGTCGGCACGTTTCTTTGCTGGGTCCGTTCCGTCAGGGTTATCAGGCTGTGCGAAATCACAATATTCTCCAACCATCTTGGATTCAATTTTAACACCTACCAAAGAACCGTCCGAAGAACAAGTATCTACAACTGTAATATCTTTACCCGGTTGACTACTTGGCGCTACAGTAGGTTGTGGAGTAGGCGCAATCGGTGCCGATACCGCGTGAACAGTCTTTCGCTGGTTGACTTCTGATTCGTCCAAGACCCCCGCGCCAATAAATTGTAGGGTTACACGGCGGAGAGCCCTGGTCTGGGCTGTCATAATACTATCATCGAGTTGAGTGCCCTGTAGCCCATCGATGAACTTCGATCCGGTGGAGATTTCTCTCCTGCCCGTAGGTTTAGACCTTGCAATTGCAGTAAACACAATACTACCACCAATCATCTGACTAGTGAGACTCTCAATATCGATCTGCAGGTTATTGCGGACATTTTCGGTTGCGCCGCGCTTCGCGTACGGCACGAGCCTGGACGGGCCATCGCCGTCGTCAACATATGTAAGAGCGACCAAATTCAGATTATCTGGCACCCCCATGTGCTTGCAGACTGCCTTGAGATATTCTTGACGCTGCGGTTCGGTTAACGATTCAAGATCATAAAGCGGAATAAAACCATCACTCATTGTTTGCTCCTCGTCCTAGTACTTTAGTACCGCCTTGAGAGTAGTACTTTTTTATTGTTTTGTCAACTACTTTCTAAAGCCTTTGTTTTCTACTATTTATGGTAAAATTCAGCCTGAAACCCATCTGCACCCAACGGTAGTCCGGGAGCCCAGCAGATATCTCTACTCATTATTTTGATCATTTCTTCGATTGAAAGCGAGAACGGATCATCTATGACTTCGCACACGATTTCATCGTGTACGTGGGCCACGATATCTGCCTCCGCTTGGTCTACCGCTAACATGCCTTCTGTGAGAATGTCACGGGCCAGGGCCTGACAAAGGTTCTCAAATATTTTCCCGCCGTGCGTGACCGCAAGGTCCCATTGGTGTGTAGTTTGATTTTGGTTATAGTAAGTTATGCCCGGACGGTACACGTCCTCTTCTTCTCCGGTCTCTTCGCTCTTTTTGGTCCACGGCATTTTTACTGTTTCTATCGCCGCGTCTACATAGTGCAGAAATCTTCCAGAGGGAAGCTGTATCCTGAGAAGTGGCTTGCGGCCTTCTATCGTCAGCTTATCTATTTTGATGCAATTATTTGGCCCTAAATATCGTACTGTTTGTTTATTCTGAATAACATCTTTTACCGCGTTTTCTAAATCAAACCACATTTCTGGAATTTCTTTATAAGATTCCCTGAAAACTTTCACGATATCGTAGGCTTGGCCTTCTGTAATTTCTATACCCATGTTCCAGGAATAACCGAACAATCCTGTACGCGTTCTATCTCCGGTCTTAAAATCTATTCCCCACTTGCCGCCTCCAAGTTGATACACGGCCCCTAAGACCCCGGGCTTTGCCGTCTGCCGCATACGTTTTGCGGCGATCTGTCGATCTTTACCGTTCTTACCCTTGTAATCGGACCACAAGACCTCATATGGAATACCATATAATTTTGAGGCAAAATCTAGATAAGCGTCTCGTCCTTCTTGAAAAACCTTTAAGAGAGGGCCGCACTGAGACAGCCAAGCGGCGACACGAGTCTCGATGCTCGCTAAATCGGCTATCAAAAACTTCTTATCGGTTCCTTCACAGGAAAAAAAAGTACGAATTAGATTCTTTACAGTGAGTAAAACTGACCCGTACTTATTCTTAATTGCGTCGTAGTCTTCCGCAAAGATCATACTGCGGGAGTCTTTCATTACTTCTAGCTCTTCAAAATTGTAACCGCCTAACATGCCTGAACGAGCAAGATTATGGAGTTGAACGGAATTTCCAGACCAGCGTCCGCAGCGACTACTACCCATGAATATAAACTGTCCTCGCAATCTGCCGTCAGGACTTGTATTTCTAAGGATAGCTTGTAACTTCTTATAACTAGTGGAGCCTGCCTCTAAGCGAGCCTCTAAAACCTTCCGACATTCTGGGGTCAACGTAACCTCTGGGTCCTTCAATACCAGTTCAATATTCGTCTTACGAAGGTTTCCCAATGGATAACCCAAATCTCGAACCCAAGGAAGCAATTGTGAAGTTGAGTTAGCATTAAGCAGGCCGGTTGCTTTATTTTGCTCATCTAGTTTTTCTTGCTTGGCTTTTTCCGCTAGCCTCAGCGCCTTTTCTACTAACCCGCTTACCTTAATTCCTTTATCGTTTATTTTTTGATCCAGCAGCCAAATCTTCCGTTCTCGATCCGGCAACGGGAAGACCCCAAGCAGATTCTCACGACGGGCGACCTCTTGCTCGGCTATGACATCTTGCTTACAATACTCTAACAGTTGCGCCCACTCTGCCGGGTGCGTATTCCAGTCATTAAAGTATGTCCCGCCGCCGTCTTTTTTCTTCCTAGTGTGCGGATACGAAAACAAATCTAATAGCCGCTCCCCGCGTTTATCCTTGCGCATCTCCATCGGGAGACCGAGGACCATACCGACATCTTCTAGGTTCGCCGGAAGGGACAAGTATCTTGCTGACGCTTGAGGGTCCTGAAATCGCTCTGCAGGTATCTCGATGCCTAGAACATACTGGAAGACATAGCGCTCGAAGGCGCTATTAAATGCAATTATGGGCACTTTAGGGTCTAGGATTGCCCCCAGCAGCGGCTTAGGCAGCGAACCTATGTACGGCCTAGATGCTAGATGCGGCTCCCATATCTGTACCGGAGTCACTGTGTCTATATCTAGAGACTTGACGAGCCTCCACGCTAGGCAGAGAACTTCGGTAGTTGGGTGAAGACAATAATTATGGAGCCCAACTTCGGTCAGTTCGGCCTCGCTCCCGGTTTCGAAGTCCAAAACTAAATACATTAGAATTTCTTTCCGTTTTCCTTAAGACGCTCTTCAGCCGTATGATCCTTACGAATTGCGTTATACTTCATCTTTTCGACATAAGCCCCGCCAATATCATAGCCGAGGCCATTGGCGTAATCTAAAATTCGAATTATGGCGTCAGCTAACTCAACCTCAGCCATGGGGCGATGCGGCAATTTATCATCCATCAAATTTTTACGCTCGCCCTCCATGGCTTCAGCAATTTCACTAACGATTAACATCAGCATCTCTGCGCGATTGCGCTGGATTGGCTCATTTGTAGCCGGATTTGTCCACCATTTTTTATTTGCCGCATGAACTTGTTTCGCAAGCTCGTTTAAAACTGATGCTGCGTCAATACTAACTTTAGCCACAAACTCCTCCCTTCGTAATATCACACACAGTAGTTCCTGATTCTTCGAACACATGACCCTCTTGCGCTAACGCCTCAGCAAGTGGCACCGGATTCAAAGGCTGACCTGCTCTTGCTCCATCGGGGTATACGGTAATGCCGCGTAAACGAGGTAGATACCTGATGAGCATATTTCCAAAGTCCCGCACTCGCATTTCGTTGTTAAGTTCTGATCCCCACCGGGGCAAGTTGATCGTACTTGATATGGAGTGATCGACGTACTGTTGTACCCATGCCTGGAAGCTAACACGTCGCTCAACGTCATTGGCCAAATCATATGCGTCCTCGATTAACTCTAGCGGTACCCCTGAATCTAACAATCTCTTCGCAGTAGGATCAACTACGAATTGAAAATTCCAAACACTTCCCTTAAGATATCGTCTTTTGTAAGCGGCACAGAATATCGGTTCGACCCCTGTTGTAGTTTCTGCAACGATACCGATGGTTCCGTTCGGCGCGATAGCTCTTGTCTTGATCGGTTGTGACACATCCCACTTCTTCGCGTACGGCTTGACGTATTTATCGGCTTTCGCATAAATCTCCAAATACATTCCTAGTTTTTCGTCCGGACCGTACTTCCGATTATGACGAAGCAACCATTCATGTAGTCCCATGAGACCGAGTCCAAGACGGCGATTTTTGTTTCTAACTTTATCGATCCCGGCAAAAGGAATATCTGAGTAGACGGTACCTGCCAAAAGAAAGGCAATGCCCAATTCCACAGTCTTTTCCATTTCCTCCAAAGACTCAATTCTCGCCATGTTAATGGAACCAAGGTTGCAGACATCGGAATCGTCGGCACTCGTGACCTCAGTGCAGGCGTTACGTAGTGTCTCTCGACTATTTTTCCCGGTATCGATACTGAATCCCGGCTCACCAGTTTCAAGCATGTGCCTGACAGTTGACCAATAGACCGTATGCGCCAGAGTATGCTGTTCATGCTTTTCATCGTGATATGCCTCGAAAAATTCATCGTCCAATAAAACACTAATGTTGGTCATGTCCATCGCAGCCGGAAAATTGAAGTCTTTTTCCTTCAGCGCTTTGACTTCAGCGGGCCAGTCCTTTAATCGAATAAATTCCTGGATGTCAGGATGCGACCAGTTCAATCCGGCCCAAATAGCTGAGCGCCGCGAGCCACCTTGCATTATATATCTTCCCGATTCGTTCAGCATTGACATGAGACTAATTGGCCCGGTTGCTTCGCCCCCTGTCTTACGAATTAGTCGGCCTCTTTCACGGACAGCCGAATAATCAACTCCGATGCCTCCTCCGGTCATAAGAGATAGGGTTCCTTTATACATTAAGTCGGCCCAACCCTCTCGGGAGTCCTCTGCTCGGAACAAAAAGCAGTTGTTCACTTGATGGAAGAGACGACCTGTCGCAGCGAGGTACCTGCCTCCAGGTAAGAATTTCCGCTCCGCTATAATCTTCTTCGTTTCCTCGATCTGCGTCTGTGGGGCCTTGACCGCCTGCAGTACCTTCTTACTGACTCTGTAAGCTATATTCTCCCACGATTCGATCTCCCCTTCTTTATTTGTGTGACTGTACTTTTGCTCCATGATCGCTTGCGCGAACTTCGACATCTCGGTCATCTAGGTGCCCTCAGATTATCAATTTGTCGTGCGTTTGGCACGATGTCTTCGTACAAAATTGGGATCAACTGCTGGAACTGTTCTAACAATGGTATTGTCACCCTACGAAAGTCCGGGTGTGTTTCTTTAGATGTGCGCATCAGGAAAAAGTGACGCCAATTTCTAAGATTTCCTGTAACCGCTATTGTTGCAGCCAAACTATTAGGAAGTATTGATCGCGCTTCTTGTGGCCTAACTCCATCAGCTAACATTGCCATATAATTTTTCTCGGCCTCAGTTACCGCCCACTCGAATGTAGCAAACCTACTACGATCTGGTTTATACACCTCAGAGGGACATATAAATTCCATACCATGCCCATATTGAGTTAGTGTAGCATCGACACTAGTTGAAACCCCATATTTAACAAATCGAGTAGACTCCTGCGTAAAACTGAACAGCCGGTGTCTGACTAACTCATGCGTGATCCCACGATCAACCCGAAATATCACCGTAGCCGACGCGTGTTCAATTACGGAATAATCTCCATGTCCAACTACAACAGCCCGAATAAACTTTTCCCAGGTCTCCGTGGTCTGTTTCTCTTCGGATCGGTGGCTAATTCTAGCCATTCGCTCGATCTTCTGAAGCAACCGAACGCCTTCGGTCTGATTAAGTGGATCGACTATGTCAAAGCTCGGCTCTATAACCTTCATTCATCCTCCTCAACATTTCGTAGCAAGATGACCATCTGCGGATCACCCTTGACTCCGCTACCGTATTCTGCGATATATCCTGCCGCGATTAGAGACATGTAGCACTTGTTGAATACGCTCAAACCGTGACGCAGTGGGTGGACCAGCTTCTCGAACTTTCGCTTCTCTAGCCTGCCTTGATTGCGCTGCAGAGCCTGAATCATTTCATTTTGAATCATCGACTCCCGACTCGCGGACTCGAACACTTTCAAGTACTTCTTGACCGCTATTTCATATTCGCAGATAGCGATAGCTCGATCTACACACTCCTCGTCTATCTCGTCTCGTCCCAGGTCTATCGCAAAATATAGCGCCAGCTTCTCTGCACGAATCTCGGTACGGTTTCCTAGCTTACTGATCTTCATCTCTAGAGGAGTAGAGTCAGTGATACGATACAACTGCTGTTTTATAGCCTTGTCTAGTCTCTTACGGGTCTCTACCGCCGCGTCTTTAGTATCGACCGCTATGTATGGAGTCGGCTCTTTCAACACCTCCGGCTGGTACAAAAAGAAGAACCGTTCGTCCAGCCCGGAACTATTGCCCGCCATCTTAGACCAGTTCTGCAGGAAGTTCTTGTCCGTGGTGCAAGCTATCAATGACGTGCAGTATGAGTTTGGCTCAAAGTTATAAATCTCTTTACGTGACTTCACCGAATTCGAAAACTTCTGTGACTCATACATCAAAAGTAGGTTAGGGATCAGTGAGCTTCCGTCTATGCCCGCCTTGCTGGTCAAGATACTCAATTCGTCGTAAAATAATACCGCATTCTTGCAGTTAGTCCTAGACATTTCCATGCCTAGACCCTCTGACGATCCCGGGGTAAATATCAGTGACTTGCCCTCGGCATTTCTGGTATGCGGACCGGCGTCGTTAACAATTCCAGCATGGTTCAAGTATTCTACCACATCTTTGACCGAACTTGACTTAATAACCAGACCCTTGCGCCCGATGCTCACCATATAGAAGCTCGGGATGAGATTCTTATACTCGACTCGGACCTTGCCCGCAAGATAGTTCAATATCAGAGCGACCGCAGGCATGAACATAAACTCAGGATACCGACTATTAGCCTTGCATATAGGCTCTATCAGTCCATCATACACCGATGTGCCTTTCATGCACCAACGGGGAAATATCGGGTATGGGATCGCTGCGATGTCTACCGGTTCCGGAACTGGTTGAACCTGCGGCTGGCCTAGAACGACCCCGCCCATGATGACTGGCGCGGCTTCCTTGACTGGGTACTTACAAATTGAGTGTGCAATCTTCTTGCACATATCTCGATAGTCAGAACCGTAGCCCTCACATCTCTTTTCGCACACCTCAACTATCGCATTGTAGATAAAATCTTCTTCTAGTCCATCTTGACGAAGCTTTCCTGCAATACGAGTTAAAGTAGTATCGTGCGCTCCCCGTGGAATCTTTGGACCATCTATGGAGGATACAGACAGTTTTTCGTCTTCTGTCGCCTGGTTTTTACACCACGCGATCAACCAATCGGGCGCTATGGCTATATCTACATCACGTAAGGTTTCATAACGTAATCCGGATACAGGATGATAGCTCCCCGGCGCGACCACATAGGCGTTATCTAAGCGAGCAGACCAAACCTCTTTCTTATCTTGAACAGCTTTTATAACTTTACTTTTTTCGGCTAGAGAAATAGAAGACGCGTTATGGCGAAAATATAGATGGCCACGGCCCGGGCTGGACCGTACCATAAAAGTTTCGGGAAGTATTTGTCCGGTCTCGGCCTGTAATTCATCAATGAATCCTGGTTTGTCTATCTCAAAAAACCACACCCCATCAGGATGCGCATGGGCCACGCACGCGCCATTTGCGTTTGGAAATTCCTCATCCCACTTTTGAATTTGTTCTGAATTAGTTGTCGCTACACGAGGCCAATCGTTAAAGAAAGCTATCTTAGTTTTTGGGCGCAGTGGCATTACAGGCACACCGCGTGTAACTAGAGGCTCCGCTATTTCTTTGAACAGTCCCACTGTGCGCTCCGTAAGTTGGCGGTCTCTCCCGCCTTGCCAAGCCTAGTCGCGGCTTTCCGGTTAGCTTAGAACTTAATTGTTCCACCTTGCCCGGGTACGGGCTGTGGGGCGAATGGTGGGGTTTGCTGGGGTTGCTGTTGAGGCGGCGGAGCCTGATAGGTCTGAACAGGCTGTCCATTAGGCCCTGCTGTCTGTTGTGGGCGGTACTTCACACGGACATAATCCGCTGGAATCGGTAGATTAAATCCCGCCGGTGCCGGAACGATACCGATGATATTTGCGTAGTCCTTGAGACCGTCGGGGCTCTTCTCTCGACTTACAAAGACCTGACGGACCTGACCGATCAGTGATTCCGGGTCTAGTGTCGGCTGCGGAGGGACACCGAGAATCTGCTTAACTGTCTGGTATAGGTTTCCCTTCTCGTGCCAGCTAGATGCGTTGATCTTCTTGCTCCAAACCTGCAACGGCTTGCCGTCCTTACCCACGGTCGCTAGGCTCCAAATGAATCGGAGCGCCGGGTAGCTCTTTGGCTGTCCATTGAATGTAGCTGTAATGATCCCTAGATCGACCACATCGATAAGTACTGCGTAGTGCGGTCCTGCTTCTGGCTTTTCATATACTTTAGCTGCTGGTATCTGCATTTTAGTTTTTATCCTTTTTTAGTTTTCTTTTTCTCTATTCCGAAAATATCTTCTTCTCGGAGTACTAAATAGTGTTCAAATCCTACTTGGACTTCAGCACCCGAATACTTGCCGAATACCACCTTATCACCTATGGCGATTGACGGTACCTGCAAGTTTCCATTTACCCACTTACCTGGCCCAACTGCTTTAACTATTCCTTTCGCGGGCTTTTCTTTTCCCTCGTCAGGAACAAACAAACCACCGACTTTTTCTTCCTCTTCCAATCTAATAACCCAAATACGATCCTGAACCGACTCGATCTCAACGTCTGACTCTAGTTCGGCCTCGGCTTCTATTTCGGCTACTTTGGCTTGGGCCTCCTCTATAAGTTTCTGACGATCCTTCTCGTCCATCGCGTTCAGCCTACGAACCCCCTCCTCTCCAAAAATTGCTAGCCACTTCTCTTCACTGACATTGGCTGGCTCGAATTGCGCGGAAGATGCGCCACGGGCCAGCTTATCTCCACCGCCTAAGCTCATGATTTGTAGACTCCTGTTATTTCTAAACTCCCATCTAAGTAATCACCCTCAATCGTAATAAAGTCGTTTTCTTTTAGAGACGCTGATTTTTGAACTGCTTCTTCTAAACTTGTAGCTTGAATTTCTATACCTATACTCACCTCAAGTTTAGCCAGGACTTGATAGCCTTTTGTTTTTGATGCCATTAATTATCTAGCTCCTCCGGCGTCCACTGTTTCTCGATTGTGATCGGAAACGGAGCTGATTGAATTATCTCTTCTACATCTTGTTGCTTCGCAGGTCGCCACCAAATTCGGTTTGACGGAGACCATCGAAATTTATAAGGACTGCGTTTAACTAAGTCATTACTTGAACGGTCTTGGCGTGCTTGAAGTACTACAGTAGGGGACTGCGCCCGATGTAATAGCTCTTCCGGATCGTATTTACTTGCTATCGCTAACACTGTCTGCGCATCGGCCATAGCTGAGTGAGGAAATAAGTTTAGTATGCCGTGGTCTGCCGCTACATGGCTCAATTTACCGGTTGGCACCGTCCACGGGAGGTCTTGGAATAGATCGATCCATATACTAGCTCCATGAGACTGTCCGGCACGCTCAGCCCAATTATTGAATACATGTTTATCGAATCTTTTGACGTTATAGCCGATCATTGCATCGGCATTGGCTATCATATTGATAAGCAGATCAAGAATGTCGTCAGGGTCGTATCCAAAGCGCTCGACTGCTGCCGGATGTATATTCGTAATCCCAGTTATCTCTGGTGTAATCTGTTTATCGGTCTTAACCAACACCCCTAAACTGTCCAAGCACTTGTGTTGATTTGTGGAATAAAGCACGGCCCCAACTTCGATTACGCGATCATCCGTAACAGAAAGACCTGTGGTCTCAAAGTCCAAGCTCAAAAGAATCAATTTAGTAGCTCCTTCGGAGGCTCGCCTGGAATGATGTGACCGGGAACCATCGAGTCCTGAGTTGACTTCGGAGGAGGCAAGATATTCACATCTAGCTTCATGTGAGTGATCATATGCCACGGCACAAAAACTCGTCTATCGAAAGTGATTACCCCCTCATCCACTATGTCTTCGTCCTTCATTGCGACTATCCCGGCAGCCGATACCAGCTTAATGAATCTTTCATTCACTAAGAATTGAAGATGTGGAATACTCTCGACATCCTTTAAGACCTGCTTATCATGAACTACATGCGGAAAGTTTTCAGGTCTCTTCCGTTCGTCAATGTACGCTGTGAAGTCTACAAAGTAACTACTAAACACCATCGGACACCTTCTCTATGTTTGGCAGAGGCTCACCCGGATTCAGTATCATCTGAATCGAGCCCCTCGCCGGGATATAGTGCGTTGTTCTCTTCTGATCGTTCTGAGTCACTAATATGACTTGATCGCTGAAACTCTTAAACTCCAACATACGAACTGCCTGATACGGGTTACCTGGATTCGGAAGAGGTCTAACCGTAACCTCCACATGTGTATCTATGCAGAGTTGATTAAACTCTTCCGATATCAGGCTAGGTCCGTTTGGTCCGAGAAACACTAGCTTAGCGCTACCTTACCGTGTCCGGTCTTCAGTGCCTCGGTCGCTTGACGTGCTCGTTCTGCCGCCTGCGCAGCGAGGTCCACTGAGTTTGCCTGCGGGGTCACAATAACCTTCTGATTGTGTGATCCGGCTCCTACCCCCTTGGCCTCGCACTCGTCAGAACAATAGATGAACTTCCTGCCGTCTATGGTTTGAATGGTGCGAAGTGAATTCATCCACGGGTTCTCCTGAATTACCTTCTTTCCGCCGTCATCCGTGCCCAGGAACGTGACATTCTTATCGCATCCTGCGGCGTCACATGTGATTGTTACATAGTTGCTGATTACCTCAGACATTAGTTAATTCTCCTTTTATATAGCTCTTCGAAACGATTTAAAAACATTTGCTTTGCTTGTTCTGGCGACCACCGCTCGATAGTAACATCGGCGGCGGTTGTGTCAATCTTGGTACCGCCCTGATAGTCACTAGCTTCAAATCTGATACTCATGATCTGGTCTTTCTCTGCATACAACATCATGTTGTCCGCTATCTTCACAGACATAGGTTCTATTATTGAGAACCCAAATCTCTCTGCAATCGCTCTCTGAATCACCGCCTCTTGGCGTCGGTATGCTATGCCTGCCTCAGTATAATGCTTCAGTGGTCTATTTAAATCACCAATATATGCTTCTGACGCATCATGCATCAGTCGGTCGAACGCTTCTAACTCGGAACCAATAAAACTACAATAATAACTATGCTGCGCAATCGAGTAATGAAACTTCGTATGGCCGGTCCAACGGCACTGCATCGCCAGGGAGTGAGCGATATCGTATATATCGATATCCTCTAGCTTCGGGGACAACAGAAAAAACTTCTTGCCGGTCACCGTAGCGATATACGCCTTGACTGCGTCATTGCCCTTGCTATCGATCATAGTTTTTCCAATCTATTCACTGACGTTTGGTTGCCACATACCGGGCACGGAACCGACACACGCTCTGGATTCTGATTGATTGCGATCCACTGATGATCTAGTTCACAGGTCATCATCCCGGTCTTGCTCGGTTTCGGTGTATAATCTTTCTGCTTCCTGGGTTTGGTCACTTGAGTCCCCGTAAATACTCTGTCAGAGTGATCGCCTGCTCTTCTAGCAGCGCTTGATGTCCCTCATGATTTGATAGTCTGAATTGCCACGGATACGAATCTAGTGCGGTCTCTGACAAATGATCTGCCGGACGATCTTGTGAGCGATATGGTGTGCCGTCCGGCAATAGCCGGGTCACGTTCACATTGTATCCGCCACGTTCAGTTATTGAATCTGCCTCATTCTGGAATCGAACGTCACTCACAAGAGCGATGTCTATGTTACTCGGAATACTTTCAAATAGCTTATCTACCCAATAATTTTCTCCGAAGTTCTTACGTCGATACTCTGTGCCCCACCATTGCAACAATTTGGGGTGCTTACCGTACGGCGCTGAAACAGTCAGTCCAACAATCGGTGTCGGGTCACCCTTCGTTACCCAAGTTGGTATTCGGAGTGCTCCCATATATGCTCCTGCACCTACTGGCAACTGTACCGCCGCGTCACCTTTCCCAATGTCAGAAAATAATTTTTCTGCACCGCCGTATGCCCTAATATAATCTGCAACTTCCTGATACAACGCGGTTGCAAATTTGAATACTCCAATCCGAGTGACCGCCTTATCCTGACCGTGCTTCAACAACAAAGTGTTCTTAGTGTCGTAGAAGTTCTTAATTGCCTCTGCGGCGGTGTCTTTCCCGTGGCGCGATTTATTCCCGAAGCCAATTATCAGCATTACAGTTTCACCTTCTTAATATTTTTCATTCTCATGGATTCAATTGCTATTAGCTCTACCGGGTCCGGGATATAAAGCTCATAAATTGTATGAAGAAATTGTCGCATCTCGTCATATGTTTTCAGCTTACATCCCTTTTTCAGGTTGGCGATCTCTGCGATCATTTTGGTATTCGCATCAGTAGTTAGACCACCATGATGCGCCGCCAAGGTGTGATCTAGTGTAAGGATGCCGACCTGTTGAATCTCTCCTGACTGCTTATTGAGCATCCAGTCGTTCTCGTGCCAACCGAGAATGAAACACCTAAAGTCTTGCTTCTTACGCTTCGCCCACCGAACCCAGTCCGGAACCGATGCCTTCGGATGCGCTGGGTCTAATGATTCTAGCTTCTCCCGCCACTTTACATTGTCATCCGGACGAAGCGAAATTCGTAAAAACTGTTCTTGCTGGTACACTGGATCGCTAATGGCCTCGACATACTCCGGAGCTTGGTCTAACCAGTACTGTTTTATCTTTTCCGGAGTGTTGTCGATCATACCTTTTCGACACTTCCCTCGAACCAGCCGCGACACTTCGTACACATAAAACGCTGTTTCTTTCGAAGCAGGGTAAAGTTGAATCCTCTACGCTGAACATCCTTACTTCCACACTTCGGACAGGTCTCTGGTTCGCCTTTATTCACATTAGCGTGCGTAGGAGACCAAGCACGAACAGCGTAGTATACCTTCTCAAGCAAGCTTATATCCTGGGCATTATATCGACACATAAGGCCCCAAGCTCTCAAATCCCCCGTCATACAAGAGCGCCACAAATGAAAACCAGTATGAGGTAGTTTGCGCCCGATACCGAGATACCGTCCCAAGTCATCTAACTTATTTGAATCGAACTTAAACGCCCTCCGTGCAATTTTCAAAGTGTCGATTGTCTTAAACGGAGACGGCGGCGGTAATCCGTGTGTGAGAAATCTCGCATTTGCTTTTCGGATATCAAAAGAATCTAAATTGTGCCCCAACAAAATATCAGCTTCATCGAACACTTTCCAAAGGTCGCTTACAAGAGCTTTGTCGTTTTCTAAATCTTTTTTATACCCCGGGTAATCGGCTAGGCATTTTGTTTGAACCTTGCCTCCGCCCAGAGTCTTGTATGCAAATGAAAGTATGTACCAATCGGTTTTAAAATCTATGACATTTGTGTCATATTTCGCCCAGACCCACCCGAGAGACGGAGCAGTTTCAATATCGATGAGAACTATCTTCGCTTTCTCAGTCATTAGAATTTGTGCCCGGTGACGATCCCGCCTACAAAGCCGGTAATGAAACCGAAGACAAATCCTTTACGGAATTGTTTCTTACCATTGTCTACCGCCAACTTTGTCTTATCCTGTTCGAGCTTCACATCAGCTATATGTGACAGCTTCTCATCTGCTAGTTCTTTACGTACGCCGACGGTCGTATCTTCCTCTATTTTATTGATTGCGATACACCCGGCGAGTTGCTTATTCAAATCAAGTACATCGGCCTCGGCCTTTAGGCCGTCTTCTAAGGCGTTGACATTTACATGTGCCGCTGCTGCGGTAAATGTCAAACCGTCATCCCCGACATTGGAGACAACCTGATTGGGCCCAACATGAAGTATGTCTGTGATCCTCGATGCTACTACACTCGGAGTCGATTGATCGTTCTTCTGCTTCTGAGTTTGAGTAGCTACAGCCCGAACTTGCATCGATGCGGTCAGTTGGGCTGACAGTGTAGCATACTGCAGCTTCATATCTGCTAGCTGCTCGGCAAGCTGCTGGTTCTGTACACTGTCAGCCTGTGACTTCTGTGCTGCGGTCTGCGCTACTGTAGTCTGCAGGGCTATGTTTCTCTTATCGTGATCTATCCACGAGTTGAGAACATCGCCATACAGATGGAACGCAAACCATACCCCGAGACAGACTATGATTAGCTTCTCGTGGGCCTTGATAAACTGAATCCACTTTTCGATTGTCATATTCATAAGTACTCACGATATGTACGGGGTTTTCTTTTTGGCCCACTTACGATATCTAGCTGTGCCTATACGACCAGGGAAACCAACCGGCTGACGACCTAGGGCGGCGGCTGCGGGGTGATTTAAAAGATAGTAGTAGGCTTTAAGGAAACACTCCGGGGCCCACGCCCAACGCTTGTCCTGGGCCTTCCCAAGGGCGCGGTTGCACTGGCTACAGAGCAGTCCGCGAAGATTGCCATTATCGTGGTCATGATCGGTGTGCGGCCTAGGCTTACCGGCTATAGACTTACCGCAAATAGGACATTTTTTATCTTGATATAGAAGGATTATGTCCCACTCTGCGGCGGTAATCCCGAAGGCGGTACGTAGAAACCTGTCCCGTTGTGTCTGTTTAGACATGGTATCATAAGATGTCTCAATAGATACGGGGTTTTGTAGTGTCTGAGGATGCGCTGTAGGTACGGGGTTATCGTACAAACTGCTTAACTATGTGTCCTTCGTAGTCCCACAATCGATACCCGCGCATACCACGAACTTGTTGCATTAGTGGTAACCAAGGATGAATGATCTTCCAATCATTACCTATTAAGACTTCGTATAATTCATATTTATTATCTTCTTCGAATACCGAGAGATTCATTTGGCCTCCTAATAATTCAAATCTAATCCAGTAACTACCAACTTGACACCCTGATCGCAATCCCCAACAATCACCGGCTTGCCGTTCTCAATCTTCTGAGACCAATGACACGCCGTGCTGCCTTTGTCCTCCGGTAACTCAGGTCCGGCGATCTGTCGTACAAAGACAATCGGGGCGACCATAGGCATTATGGCGCGTCCGTTTGTCTGCGGGTCTTTCGCCAAGATTCTGATGTAGCGGCGTTCGATCTTGTCCTCCGCATGCAACACAAAGCACAAAATGAGAATTATACCAATCACGATACCGATGAATATGCTGTGCCGTAGTTCGCTGGACGTGACTCTCATTCGTCCTCGATCTTCTTGATTTGTTTTTCAAGCACTTCTATCTGCTTGTAGATTGCTTCCTCTTGTGTCCATGTGCCGTGTCGCTCGGCCTGCTTACGTTCAAGCATTAGGGCGACTATCCGCTGATTGATCTTGTCTATTTTGTCGCTGCGCTCGGTCATACTGTAGCCGCTCCCATAGTTCTATAATGTAATCCCGGTTTCTCAGCACCTTATTATAGTGCTCAGTACAGTAACGCTGATCGGTCTCAAATTTGTGCCAGCCTAGCTGTCTACAGCAGGGCCACGAACACTCTACAGGATTAATCATAAACCGGGCCAATCTGGAAGCTCGACATGACGCCGGAAGAACCAACGATCTTTTGATATCTTTTGCGGGGTGCGATGCTCTACTTCTGCGTTGGATATCAAAAGAACGTCGCACGAGTCTGGACATAAGACAGTTCCATCTTTTAACTTGATTTCTGTCTGTTCACGGTTAGACCACACAACAACGCCACCCGGTTTGCCTGAGTTATCTCGATGCCAGTCGGAAATATACTCTGGTCTATCTAAAATCATCTGGGTAACATCAGGAGGTCTAACTTCCGCTGCGGCCTGATGATCTTGCCAATCTCCTCCGGTCCATGATCCATATCCTTGGGTTTTCAAATCAGATGTGAGAGTGACAAGCTCCCTACCAATCAAAGAGCCATCAAGCTGTTGAGGCTCATACCTACCAACAATAAAAACCCCCGGCGCTAATTGTTTCACGGGACCTCCTCCGTATGTTTCGGGCAGTTCCGCTTATATGTATCGGGCGGTTCGTTTCTCTTGCACTGCCGAACTTCGTGCGACCAATCGTGACGACCGATCACACACCAGTGATAGCAGCGGTCGGCTATCTCGTTTTCGCGGAGCCTGGTCATGTCTATTCTTGTCCGTCGGTCGCAATGAAGTGCTCGATACGTGCGACACCGATGCAGGCGCGTTCGAGCGGGGTCTGCGCGGCTTGATATGCCTTAACGTAAAGATCAGGCCAGCGGTTTGAGGGGGTTCCGTAGGTGTCGTAAAACAATCGGGACGCTAAACCACCCTTGAGATTGAACTTTTCGGCAGCGTAGTGTTCAATGGTTCCTAAACTGATATACTGGCCATGGAGAGCGATATTGTTACCGAGAATATAGATCGCTCCTGCGATACAGCACGCGGTACCGCAAGGCGGCTGTTCGAGTTGCTCTTTAATAGCAGTTGAAGATACGACGCCATCCCGCATATTAAACCGCCTCGGCTCTTCCATCAAAAACCTTTGAACCTTGTGGAGCATGCGGACAGTGTTACGGTTTAAGTTCTTCTTAGTTGCCACAATTCCTCCGAGTGAGCAAGTTGCTCAGCCTGGGGCTCGGAGAGCCCTAGGCAGAATAACTTACCCCTTGAGCTTAGCCATTTCCTCGGCCAGAGTCCAAAGCGATTTGTTCAGGTTGACATTGCGGTCAATCGATTCGACCGAGCGTGACCGCAGACGATTCATGCCGGGCAAACGATTGCCACGGATGCCACCGCGAACCGCAGCCTCTTGCACACGGTTAAACGTGGTATAGAGGTCAGAGCCCTGATCACCACCACGGCGAACTGCGAGAAGCCGGTCGGGAGTGATAGCTTGGGCTATGTTGGAGCCTTCGGTGAAAATCAACTGGTGGGCAGCGGTCGCAAACGCTAGCTGTTCTGCCGTGGTCAGCATAATCGAACGCCAGATATTGATAAGCTCCATCAGTTTGGGAGCATTGCTCAAGAGGTTCGCGGTAGCCTTAACCACGTCCTCAACGATATTGCCAACATGTCGGACCTTGACCGAGTCAAATGTATCACCAACGATCATGCCGTTCGAACAGACCAGGCGGAAGACGCCAAGCATAACCTGATAGCTGCTCGTACCATCGTGTGAATTGACCAAGACAGTCTCAAGCAGAGAATCGCCAACAGTGATAGCTGTCTGGTCGGTGGAACGGAAGCGAAGCATGTGCTTTGTGAAAAACTGTTTACCAGCGACCCGGGTGCGGGACTGACAGGCCATCACCGGATGAAAACCAGCATCGCGCAAACCGTCAATAACATCGATGGTCGGAAGGAATGTGTAGCGCGAGGAACGGGACTCGTGAGCCTGACCTGCGAAACAGCTTGGAGCATATCGCTGAATTTCTTGGTTCGTCAGATTGGTCACTGTATTCTCTTTTCTTCGGCTCGGTGCCGATTCGTATTTGATATACTGATGGTCTCATATCCCCAATTTGGTGTCAACATGTTTTTTTTTTGGAATTATATAGTTGACTACCTTGATTTCGGCTTGTCCTTATCCTTCGCCGCACGCTTATTCCTTCGTACTCTACGCTTTGCAGCCTTCGTTTTTATTTTCGGACGATACATCAACACTAAATCCGCTGTCTGATTGAGAATCTGTACGGGGTCTGCAACTGTCGCAAAAGTATCTCCCGTATTTTCCTCCGACTTGATGGGTTGCTTCATTTCCGCATTGCCTCCAATACCCGCGTACACAGACTTTAGGTTCATGCCAAACCAAACCTGTACAACGCTTGCTTCCCTTTCTCATGCGGTCAGCCTTGAGAAAGTCAATCGCTTGCCTGCTACGGCGTCAACGAAACTATCCAGCCGTTCCGTAGTATGGCGAGAGACATTGCCTTGGTTTAGTCGGAAGGTAAATTCGTTCACGTATCTGCCCATATGCTTCTTGTCGGCGTGATGGTAGACGCCGTGCATCCCGCGCTTCATAACAGCCCAAACCGATTCAATCCCGTTCGTGTGGACATCGCCACGCACGTATTCGCCTGTAACATGCTTCACTGAATCGTGCTGGAAGCCCTCTTTCGGAAGCGCGGTATAGCTGCCGTAGTCATCGGACAGGATTCGCGTACCAGGCGCAACATTCTCATGAATCGCGCCGCGAAGGGCTAACCCGCCAGTGCTAGGTACGATCTTGGCGACCGTGTGCCCTCCGCGTTGGCGCATCCCGACTACGATAGTCTTTTCAGTGCGTTCCCTTGGTTTGTGGATGCGGTCGTACATGTGCCGATTGTTTTCCTCGCCGCCGAAGAATGTCTCATCTACTTCGACGGTTCCTTGAAGCAACTCCAATTTAGTTCCGCAAGCCTCACGGAGCCTGTGTAGGACGAACCACGCCGATTTCTGAGTAATACCTATCTCTTTGCCCAACTGTAGGCTAGAGATGCCCTTGCGGGCTGTCACAAGCAAATACATGGCATACAGCCACTTGTGAAGCGGTACGTGCGAACGCTCGAAAATTGTCTTGGTTCGCACCGTGAAGTCCAGTTTGCAGGCGTTGCATCGGTAAAAGCCATCCTTGCGCGCCGTAATCCGCTCTTTGGACTTGCACTCGGGACAGGTAACGCCATTCGGCCAGAGACGGCCTTCCAGATACTTCCGAGCGGAAGGCTCGTGTGGGAACAGTTCAAAAAGTTTGAACGTGCTGATCGTTGAGCGGCTCATAGGCGATACCCGCCCGGAATCCAAGGGCCGCCTTCGCAGACACAAGCGGACTGGGTAAGATTGCACTCTGCGCAATTGCTGGCATCAATCTCAGCCTGCGTGCATTCGTGGCACAGGCCATCCTTTAGCGAACGAGTCTCGCCACAGTCTTCGCATTTCCCATCCCGAGGTGCAAAAGAGTTTATCATGTGCGCTGCCTCCATGCTCACAATATACATAACTACCGTAAGGTAGTCAAGTACATTCTGCGAATCGGGCAAAGATTTTTAACGTAAACACGGCACTTAAAGTCCCTTGTTTACTTGCGGGAGTTATCTATATAATTCCCGTTTTTTTTTTTTAAAACAAAAACGTACTAGTACCAACTTGGTTTTTTCATCGTAACATAGTCTTCGAAATCAAATTTCTCGTCACCGATAGAGACAGTCTGCTTCTGAATATTAACCGTGATGATGTGGTCATCGCCGTCTCCGACAACGGATGAAATGCCATATCCAGTCAGTCCACTATCTTTTCCGATCATCTCGCAGAAAATAATGCGAGTGAGATATTGGCCATCGTCCCATCGCTCTCTGCCGCGCTTCAGTGCTGCTTGAAGAACTGTGGGCAATTCAGAGCCTGACCAGTGAGTATAAAGAAACACAGTCGAATCAAAATCCACTACTTTGACGTTCGCTCGATCTCCCACTTGAATCCTCCTAAATTAGATTGTTTCGCTGTGCGTGCTCTTGAGCCCACGATAAATTCTTAAGCTCAGTGCCGCAACTTGTGCATGTGACAATCTTGCGCTGGTCGTCCCACTGCGCGACCAAGTCCCACAGATCAACCCAATCAGGCTTGGTGCCCTTGCGCTGGACTGAGTGAGCCCAATTGCGGGTCATGCTGTTGAGACGACCGGCGGATAGATTGTTTACGGTGCGGGTCATTAGTTCACCATGTGTGTCAGTTCATCAACCGCAGCGCGTAGGTGCAGCCATTCGTCAGATAGCCTGTCAAGCAATTCTATCTGTATCCTGCTGTCTTCGCGCTCGATATCGGTCAGGGTTGCGTCGTCCGGATACTTTGGGAGAGTGTAGGGTCCGCAGTTCATTGGACTACCTCCATTCGATAACAAGATTGGACTGCTCTGTGCTGCCACGTTCTGTTCGATTGTACCGCTTGTCCGCGTCACGGAGAAATGCCTGATAGCTTCGGCCATCAATTGCTGTGAAGTATTCACCATCGGCATGAAACAACAGTTCACCACCATAATTACCCCAAACGAAACGAACAAACCCGCCGTGCTCTAGTTCGCGGCGAATATCATGGAGTCTGGCGAGACCGCCGGTGCAAACCGCGTCCATTATACTTTCTCCTCATTGTAAAGGTCACCGTCAACATGAGAAGAACCGCAGCGCACGCAGGCTACGCTGTTGTCAGACTCGACAAACTGTTCGTTGGTCTCGTTGTTCAATGTCCCGTTCCCACAGTCCTTGCAGATTCCTGATCGAAAATAGTTGCGGTCTGATTCGCGAACCTCTTCCGATGTAGACTTTGTTTCGCCAACTGCCTTAAGCATCACGTCAAGCAATCGCCCATTAAAATGTCCAAATAGCGCCTTGCGGATCGTGATGTGCTGTTCCGCGATATCCACTTCAGCGTCCTCGATTGCTTTGAGATAGCGTCCCAGAGCGTATATGTTATAGGGCTTGCTTGATTGCTTCCGGTCAAAGTCCGTTGCAGCGTGTACTAGTTTGTTGTGTATGTCCATCATGATGTTGCCCTCCATGTACCGATGGTCTCATTATCCACAGAATTTGTCAACAACAAAAAAGTACTAGTACCTAATAAGGTTGATGACAGAGCGGGCAGCGGTCGGGGGTCAATTGCTTATTGAGTGCTACGACCTTTGGGCTACCTTTGACCCCGAGACCTAACAGGACGAATACACCATTGGATAGTAGCAGGCTGATTTGTTCGTCCGCTCGACAGCGATAGCTGCTGCCGCATGCCTTGACTAGCTTGCGCCGGACCATTAGTTTATCCGGAGCCTGGTCTAAAAGATTAATCAATCGTGCTTGAACGTCCTCATTACTTGGCATCGTATCCTCCAATTTTAAGTAAACAATATATAACTCGGGGTAGTTTCTACCCTAATTGTCCAAGTATGCCATAAGTCAAATTAATTGTCAAGGGAGAAATGCGGAGGCACAATCGACTACTTTTTATTATCCCTGACTGTAAGTCTTTTGTTTTTGATTCAAAGCGCCGCCAAATCGAGGTCTCCTGAGACAGTATTCTATCCGAAAAGTGATCTAATTTGAGTCATATTTAGTCATAATAATTTAGGGTCAAAATAGGTGCCTCCGTGTTTCTCCTTATTAATATCAAAAAATAATCGTTTCTATCTATATGATATATAAAATACTTATAATTCATATGGGGCATTTTTGGATTTATTTTTCTGATACGAATGCGCTCTGTCTACAGGACAGCATTTTGGCCAACAGCATTTTACACAAACAAAGGACTTAGCTAATTGTGAATCAGGTGCGAAATGACTAAGTATATTGTTTTGATACACTTAATATTTTTTGAGCACTTGGCGGCACAATTCTGGCGGCACAATCGGTGTTTTGACCCCTGAAAATAGCGCCGCCAATTTGTGGCGGCACAATCCTGGGAATAAGCCCGTACTAATTGAGACATCTTATAGGAAGGGAAAGCGAGCGAGAGACCGGGTCGAGAGGCTGTTAGCCGAGGGACTGGGCGAATCAATTGATCTAACTCGTCCATGGTGGCTTTGTGGATGGCGCAGGCTGGGAGGGCGTCTACAAGATATTGAAGCAAGACGGCTATAGCGTCAGCATCGTCCAGAATCCGACGATATCGTTGGAGGACGACGTTGCCGTTACCAAGAGAACTCTGGCAACGCAGGACGGACCTACAGTTCTCGTTGGACATTCCTACGGGGGAGCGGTAATCACCGAAGCCGGAAACCATCCAAAGGTTTCCGCCCTCGTGGAGGACGAAGCCGAGCTGGTATCTGCTCACCACCAAGGACCGGATGATTTCACCTGAGGCCCAGCGCGCCATGTCCAAGCGCGCGGGTGCCACGTCGCTTGTTTTCATTTGTGCTATGGACGAGCGGCGGCTATGACTCCATGTGAGTGGGACCAGGCAAAACTAAAACACCGAAAAAATTAGAAAATCGAACAGAAAAACACGAAAATAAAGCGAAAACGCCATAACTTGTTGAAAATAAAGGCAGTTTCGGGTGTGCTAGAGGCGAGCGGCGGCAATGACCCTCTGTATCCGAGCCAAAAGGGGATAATAAGTCATTATACGCAAACAAACTAACGCATTGATTTGCAAGGATTTGCAACAAAAGCAGTGATTTGAGTGGTTTCCGAGCGATACCGATAAGCTGTTTAGATCGAGTAAGTTATAGACATGCGTTGAGCGCGAAGAAGTTGGGAGTCCCGCTCCTAAGTATCTGAAAAGAAGGTACTTATGGAATTTTGACGGGGGTAGAGCGCCCCGGCGGCCCTTTGCACCCGGGATCGGTAACGAACAATTGACGTTTTTGCTCGGAGACCGGCACATTAGAGCAATAGCCTATAACCTATTCATTACAAAGGCTTTACGGGAATAAAGGTCTACCAAAAAGGTCTGTCAGACCGACCTGAAGAATACAAAGGACTAAAAACAATGCCAACTGAGCGTTATGTCAATCGAGTGGACCAATCGCCTCTCAGGTCCGAAGTAGTCCAGGTGAAAGAACCGGGCGAAGAATGGAAAGATGTAAAAGTTGAGTTCCACGTTCCGAAACATGTTGGAGAGACCGTAGTACTGCAGCCAGAGCAAAAAGCTGTTTATGCTTCTACAACCATCGAACATAGTGAAGACGGCTCAGATGTAGTTATTCATGATCGTGATTTGTCAGAAGGCGCAGGTTCTGTAAATATAGACCCAGGCATGTTATGCGGTGGTACCGAAGTTACAGATATTCTAAGTCAACTTAGAGCCTCAGTCGGCGGCGAAGACTTCAAGGTCTTCCGTTCCCAAGTTATCCGGGCCTTCAAACATCTCGCGTTGGATACAGTTAAATTTTTTGGAGAGTAGCATGTTGAAAATTGACCCGGCTTATAATCAACCGACCGACGTAGCCAGTGCGGGGATAACCACCCCGGCGGCTAAGGTAACTGGTGACATAAAGAATGATGCCCTGGGCAACCCGGGACGGTATGCACGTAATCAAACTACCGTAGCCACCGAGCAACCGAATTCAGAGTTGATCGAACTACGTGAGTGCCAACTTGGATCGAATGGCTATCAGTCAGCGGGATACAGCGCCAAGCCGAACAACTCCCCGGCACCGGTACGTGGATTTGGCAACACAGAAGCCGATAAGGGCGGATATCAAGGAAAGTAAAAATAAAGCTTGACAAAGGAAACGAATATGGTAATCTTCTCACTGACAGCAGTACTAACCAGCGAATATGCAAAGCTGGTCGCAAGTTTCATCGCGGGCTCGGCAGCAGTTAGACTGTGGTTCGCGAAAGAGATAGCGAAGGGCAAAGCGGAACTCAAGAAGATCGAGACCGCTGTAGTTAACGAAATCAAGAAACTTTAAGTTTGATGGCGATTGTCGTCCAAAGGTAAGGACATCCGACTGTGAATCGGAGAATGTCAGTTCGAGTCTGATCTTTCGCCCCAAGTTCCCGTCCGACTGGTCCTATCCCAAGTAGGATGGAGATGTCCGGTTAGAGGCTACCGACAAACTATGAAAGCCTCAAAAGATTTTTGAAATAAAAGCTTGACAGGTTTTCAGAACTGTGCTAGAGTGTTAAAAGTTAAATATAAAGTCACTAAGTCGGGTTGCAGGGCTCCCGCCAACAAAAGCCCGAAAGATTATCCTGGTTTGATGTAGGGGTCGCATTCTCGTCTGAAGAACGAGCCGTGTCCGTCCGACTCGGACAGCCAGGACCAGTTTAGGTTTGGTAAGCTTCGCCCGCGAGGGAGTGAAGACCAACCTGGGACTTAAGTGTCCCAAATATTATGCGAGAGTGGCGGAATTGCCAGACGCAGCGGTCTCAAAAACCGCCGGGTAAAACCGTAGGGGTTGGACTCCCCTCTTTCGCACCAATATTCCCGTAGCTCAATTGGTTAGAGCCCCAAGCTTATACCTTGGTCGCTGGGGATTCCAGCAAGATAGAGGTTCGAGTCCTCTCGGGAATACCAATTTTATCCGCTAGTGGTGGAACAGGCGAGACACTGAGGACTTAAAACCCTCCGCCGCTATAAAACGGCATACTGGTTCGAATCCAGTCTAGCGGACCAAGTTTTGACTTCGTAGCTCAATTGCCAGAGCACTCGGCTCTTACCCGATAGGTTGTGGATTGGACTTCCACCGGAGTCACCATATTTAGGTTCGTAGCTCAATTGCCAGAGCACTCGACTTTTAATCGAAACGTTGTGGGTTGGACTCCCACCGGACCTACCAAGTTTTGGAGTAGACGGGATATCCGGTAATCCCACCGCTCTGTAAAAGCGGAGTTCCTTGCGAACACTGCTGGTTCGAATCCAGCCTACTCCTCCAGTTTTATGAGTTATGAACCATCACAAAAGCTCTGTACAAAATAAGAGCTAGAAAAACTCGCGAAGCAACCGAATAGTATTGGTGCATTGGCACGGTGGCTTCTTGAAGAAAAGTTTTATTGTGGTCAAGCACATAAGGATGGGCGCTCGCTTGATAGGCGAGAGGCAACAGGTTCGATTCCTGTGACCACAACCAATTTCGCCTCGCCGTTCGATACGGTTGACTAGTTCTGGGAACAGGCCGCGAATATTTCAAGGGGACAGTATGCTAATTCTGAAAGCAGTAGCGGTACTAGCAGTTCTGTTCGGTGCCGGATTAGCAACATCATTCGCTGAATATAAGTTTAATTACAGTTTGTATAAGACAGTTTTTCATAAGAAGTAATTTTGGGCCGTTAGGATAACGGGAGTCTGTTTCCCTTGCAAGGAAGCGGTGCATGTTCGATTCATGTACGGTCCACCAAGTTTTACGGGTACGCGGTAATTCGTTACCAGTCCGGCAGGAAGACTAGTCAGTACTGTCGTGACGGCGGGGTGAGAATCCCCGGGCACCCAGACTATTAATGCGGGCGTCAGCATCGGTAAACGATGGCTATGTGTGGTAATCAGTCCGGCGAAGTGAGCGAAGCTCCACCGTCCCGCAAAAGTTTAGCCGACTAGCTCAATGGCAAGAGCACTTGTCCTACAAACAAGGGGTTTTCGGTTCGAGTCCGAAGTTGGCTACCAAGTTTTAATGGGCTGTTCGTTCACCGGAATAGGACACGACGCTACGAACGTCGAGAAAAGAGTTCGATTCTCTTACGGCCCTCCAGATTTATGGGCGACTAGTCGAATGCACAAGACATCGCGCTTCGAACGCGAAAGTCGGGGTTGGATTCCCCGGTTGCCTTCCAGTATGTTATAGTGCGAAGCGTAACACAACAAAAGGCGGCTACCAGTTGTGGGTAGGTCGCAAGTGGAACCCAAGCGGTACCCGTGATAGCCGGGTAAACATTTTAAATATTGGGGCGTAGGGGAATTGGTAAACCCACTCGGCTGTTACCCGAGAGTCGCAAGACACCTGTAGGTTCGATGCCTACCGCCCCAGCCAGTTTCGCGAGTGACGTTAGACCTGGGATACTTCTACTGTAAATAGAGCGGGCGCAAGCCCATACCCTAGGTCGCTTGATTCCTCGCTATGCACGATTAGTTTAATTGGTAGAACTGCTGTCTTGTAAACAGCGGGAAAAGGTTCGAAACCTTTATCGTGCTCCAGTTTGTTACAGTTGTTCGGGGGTTCTATGACTATGTCAGATTTGGACCCGACCCGTAAGAGCCGAGAACTGATCGGTTTTCAGTCTTCTTTAGAAGAGAAGATAATCGGCCAGCAAGATGCGGTTGAGGCTATCGTAGACTCCTTTGAAATGTTTCGGGCAGGGCTGTGCCCCGCCGGTCGTCCGATAAGTAACTTTTTATTTCTTGGGCCGACAGGAATTGGCAAGACCAGAGTAGTTGAAGCGACAGCGGAAGTTTTATTTGGTGACCCGCGTGCAGCCATTAAGATAGACTGTGCTGAGTTTCAACACAGTCACGAGATAGCAAAGTTAATCGGTTCACCTCCGGGATATCTAGGTCATCGGGAAACACACCCGAAGATAACCCAGGAAGCGTTGGCGACATATCACAAAGAAGGTCTTAGACTGAGCTTTCTATTATTCGATGAAATTGAGAAAGCGTCAGACTCTCTGTGGCAGCTATTACTTGGTATGCTTGACAAGGCGACCTTGACACTCGGAGACAACCGTAGAGTTGATCTGTCTCTGACAATGATATTCTTGACCTCTAATCTCGGGGCCAAAGATATTACTAGTTTGTTTAACGGTTCAATGGGGTTTTCGCAACCTCAAATCGAGACTCAGTTAGACAACAAGATTGATAGGATAGCTCAGGAAGCAGCAAAGAGAAAGTTTTCTCCTGAGTTTATGAACCGGCTGGACAAGGTGGTGGTATTTCATCCCTTGACATCTGAGCATCTCTATCGTATACTGGATATCGAACTAGAGATCGTTCAGAATAGAATTTTGCATAATGACAAGGCCCAGTTTCTTTTCAGTACTCACGAGTCGGCTAAGAAGTTTTTGCTTCGTGAGGGCACAGATATAAACTACGGCGCTCGTCACCTGAAGAGAACGATTGAGAAGTATGTAGTCCGTCCGATGTCACGATTGCTGTCAACCGAACAGGTCAAGACAGGTGACACAGTAGTTTTAGATTGGGACGGTCACTCTGATTATTTGATATTCCGCCGAGATAAGAGCCGAAAGGCAACGGCGTAAGTTTGCAGCGTTGGTATAGTGTGATTATCACGCACTCGTAATGCGTTGACCTGAGTTAGATTCTCAGACGCTGCTCCAAGTTTTGCCGATATAGTCTAGTGCTTAAGACGACTCATTGGTAATGAGTAATCCCAGGTTGGATTCCTGGTTTCGGCTCCAGTGTTATAACGATGTGGTCCCACATCGGCGGCTAGCTACCACTAGTCAGGGCAAAAATTTATGGCGTTGTAGCATAACGGTGAGTGCGCGTTCCTGTCACGAACGAAGGTGCGAGTTCGATTCTCGTCAACGCCGCCAGTTTAATGGCCCTGTCGATTAGTGTCAGGTCATTCCCCTCTCACGGGAAAAGCAACGGTTAGATTCCGTTCAGGGCTACCAAGTTTCGGTCGGCTTCACCTTGTCGAGACCATCTCAGTTCCTAGTCTCCGAGGGTTGCGAAAAAGCAAAAGTAACTGAGAAATTTTGCTAAGGCCGAATTCAATTTTGGGGTTATCGAATAAGCGGTCAATTCGTGAGACTTTCAATCTCACTATCCGGGTTCGATTCCCGGTAACCCCGCCAAGTTTGGGTCTGTAACAGAATATGGCATATGTGCTCCGTTTAGACCGGAGAATTTGTGAGTTCGACTCTCACCAGACCCACCATTTTTGTACGTACAATCATAAGAATGGCAAGTTTTGGGATAATCGAGAAGAGAATTTAGCAATTACATGTCCTAATTGTCATTCTCAGTTACCTACGTTCGGAATAAGAAACGTAGAATATAAAATTTCTATCGCGGGTTAGACTTCGAGGAAGTCATCAGCCTCATAAACTGATTTCAGCTAAGTGCGACTCTTAGACCCGCAACCAATTTTAACGCTGTGATGTTCTCCGAGTGAACAACGCTCTCATAAAGCGTCATCATAAGTGGTTTGATTCCACTCACAGCGACCACATTTGAGGTAGTACTGTACCACATGTTAGTTTTAGTTCTGAGGGGACTAAGATGATTCCATACGCGGATTATATTGCTGTAGCAGGGTTGGCATCCGGAGTTATTGCGTTAGTTCACAGTCTGTTTAAGACAGCGCCGGTAGCAGGTCCGGCGGGACCGGTAGGACCTCAAGGAGCCCCTGGAAAAAACGGAGCCGACGGTAAATCTATAACAGGACCCGCAGGCCCGAAGGGGGATCGCGGCGATATTGGAATTCCAGGAATTAAGGGTGACAAAGGCGACTCTGTGAAGGGTGATAAGGGCGATCCAGGAACTAACGGAGAGCACGGCCTAAAGGGTGATAAAGGCGATTCTATTAAGGGCGATAAAGGTGATACCGTAATAGGACCTAAAGGCGATAAAGGTGATTCTGTAAAAGGTGACAAAGGTGATAAGGGCGATAAAGGTGACTCTATAAAGGGCGACAAAGGCGACCGTGGAGACCCCGGACCTAAAGGCGACAAGGGTGACAAAGGCGATCACGCCTAATTGATTTTGTACGTACAACTGGGAGGGGTGCCACTATCACCCCTCCGACTCTATAGTGGAGAGACAAATGAAAGATACGAGTGGAGTAGGTTCTGTTACAGAAGGAATGATTTTAGCGGCGCTACTGCTGAGGGGTAAGAAAATTTTTATACCTTTTAACGGTGCTTCTCGATATGACCTTTTATTAGATGATGAGAAGGGAAAATTCATACGTGTTCAATGTAAGACTGCACGAATTAGAAAAGGTGTGGTAAAATTTAGAACTTATAGTGTGACAGCAGCAGGTATGAATTATTATTCGAAAGACGATATAGACGCTTTCGGAGTTTATTGCCCCGACAATGGAAAGACATATTTTGTTCCTATAGAGAAGTGTGTTAAAGGCACAATGTCATTACGTATAGAGCCTTCTAAGAGCATAAAAACCGGATTACGTTTTGCTAAAGACTTTGAATTTTAGGCGATGTTCGGATAATGGAAGTCCGATGGCTTGCCAAGTCATAGGCGCGGGTTCGATTTCCCGCACATCGCTCCAATCACAGCGTCTAGGCGCACGAGGGTTGCCCTCAATACCTAGTCCGGGGCACCGGGACCGTGAGGTGGGTGCCACAAATTTATATGTACGTGCATTCAGAATCTGCTTTTATTATCATGTCCACTGAGTTAGGATTGTATCTGTGGACACCTGGCGATAAGCATGTGTTTCGTCCGATTCTGGATCATGAGTTGTGGATTTATGGATTTTAAGCGGGACTGATGTTAACGGCTAGCATGTCAGTTTTCCAAACTGAACGAGTGGGTTCGAATCCCATGTTCCGCTCCAGTTTTATGAGAGATTAGGCTTAACGGCAAACCGGCGCACTCCAAACGCGCTTTTGGTGGTTCGAATCCATCATCTCTCGCCAAGTTTTGGGCTGTTCGTTCATCGCATAGGACCTGGAGCTTCTAACTCCAAGAGAACGGTTGGACTCCGTTACGGCCCCCCAGTTTTATCCCGAAGGGGTAGAGTGAAACTCTCGAAACTAAAACGCACCGGACTCCGGTCGCGCACCTGAAGGGATAAAAATTTTCTCGCTGTTCCTCGAAAGGATCGGGGCTTAGTTTCCTAAACTGATGTATGCGGGTTCGAGTCCCGCCAGCGAGTCCATATTGGTGAACTAGACTGCCGCTGGAAACAGAGGAAAGTCAGGACTCATCTAAACATGGTGCCGTGGAAGTTGCGGGGCGCGAAAGCGTACGGGTAAGCCTTCGTATGTAATTGAACGGTGACATTCTAGAAAGTCATCGAACGCTTACATCATTGGAGCGAAGATAATCCACACCAGAGCAATGCCAAATAGGACCGGAACGTTTGTTTAGCGTGATGAAGGTCGGGTAGGCAGCAAAGACGAATGGCAGTCACCGTGCTTCTATAAGAACGCACGGAACAGAATCCTGCTTACAAGTTCACCATCGAAAATTATGCCGCAAGATATTGAAACAACCTTAGCAAACGCTAAGAAGGTACTCGGAGAGGCAGAACAGAAGTTTCCTAGTCCGAGTATGCCGCAGCCACAGAAACCGACATATAGCGCGGCGCGAGAAGCACGCAAGGCCCCTTCGCTTGGTGATGAACTGAAGGCCAAGGGAGATATGGTTCAAAAAGCTAAACAGGCATTGAACCAATAAGGTTTGTACGTACAATTAGTCGGGAGGTGCCCTTAACACCTCCCGGCACTCTTTAAGGGAGAGTGTTATGATGAAATTGTGTTCTAAGTGCGGCATTGAGAAAGACATTGAGCGTTTTGATTATCACACGAAGGGAAGAGATAGAAGACACCCGCAGTGTAAGGATTGTAGGTCAAAATACGAAGCTGTAAGATACCAGAATAATAAAGAGGCCATTAAAGCACGGCAAGGCCCTTATAATTACGTAAAAGACTACACTCGAAAATATAAGATAACGGAAGAACAATATAAACAGATGCAGGAACGGCAGCACGGCTTATGTGCAATTTGCCAACGAGATAAAAAGCTGGTTATAGATCATTGTCACTCAACTAAAAAAGTGCGTGGCTTGCTTTGTAGTTCTTGTAACCGAGGGATAGGATCGTTTGAAGATAATCTAGCATTCATGCAAAGTGCTATAAAGTATTTGGAGGGTTGACAGAACCCGGTATTGTGTCCGCTTGCTAAGCGGAAGCCAAGCGTAAGCTTGTACAGGTTCAAATCCTGTATCCTCCGCCATTATGGAAGATAGGGAGCAAGGGCGCTCAACTGGCCTTGAACACCAGCCAAGCCGAGAGGCTTACGTTTCGATACGTTATCTTCCTCCATTTTCTATGCAGGGATTTCAATGTTAACTCTTGGTCCCTGCGTCAATTTATTGAGTCGGAAGCCAATCGTCTAGGCGGCGGATTGCAAACCCGCTTTGGTGAGTTAGACTCTCACCCGGCTCTCCAATTTATTGGCCTCTGGTGTAATTGATAACATGCTCGGCTTTGAACCGATGCGACTGAAGGTTTGAATCCTTCGAGGCCAACCAGTTTCAATTGCGTGATCGGACAATTGGCAGTCCAACAGGCCCTGACCCTGTTTATACTGGTTCGAATCCAGTTCGCGCATCCAAGTTTGTAACGTCGAGCAGAGGATTAAGTTCACCGCAGCGAACTTGAGCGACGATAATTGTGCTCTGTCCCGGGAGATTTATGAGCGTAATTACTTCAACGTTGGCTTTTGTTCTCGGATTGACTGTCGCTGTCAGTTGTTTCTTTGTCGGAAAGAAAGTCGGAGTACGATCTGTAGTAATACCGCATGTTATGGTAGCAGACCCGGCGACCGGAGCGTTAGTACCACTAGTCGTTCCCGATGGCACACAGATTTTTGTGGCCGCACCAGCCGGAGTAGAGCCCGGGGTTTACGCAGGACACAGCACAGACGGTAAAAAAATTTTGATTCTTCCGCCGAGTCTATTGGACGAATATGGCGGAGATCAATCGCATGAGCCAACGAAGCCGCAGCAACAAAAGTCTGGTGGTGAGCGTATGGATCATACAACTCTTTTGTCAGCACGACAATAAGTTTAACGGGGTATAGCTCTGTAAATGGAAGCAGTCCGGTTTTGGAAACCGGTGTCGAGAGACCTTCGGTGTTCGAGTCACCGTACCCCGACCAGTTTACCAATTTTAATAATTGGCGGCAATCGTTCCCGAGAACAACGGTCCCCCATCGTCCGAAGGCTCAAGGGGTCATTAGCGAGCGGAAAGTGGCGGTGTCACGGGGATTCTGATAATGGCAATCTACGCCCTTCGGATGGGTGAGACGGAAGTCCGATTCTTCCATCCCCGACCAATATTAAAATGTAGTTCGGGCCAAGCCGCTCATTTTGGGCGGCTTTTATTTTGTCCAGGCATTGCCTGGATTTTAAGTATCACGGAGAATTATCTATGGCAATTCCTTCAACATCAGCCGGACTTCCTATTGCAAGAGCGCAGTACATGGATCGCGGAGAAAATATCGATGTTAGTCAGGTGTTAGGACCCGGTGAGGTAGTTAACGCAGGACAGACAGCAAATAATCAGTTGTACGGTCAGGCGATGGCTCAGGATGGGGTCACTGCTCACGCTGGCGGCGGTCAAGCGAATGGAGTTCCTGTAACTACTCCTATGATACGTGTTACGACTGTAGGTACAGCGGGTGATTCTATTACTCTTCCTCCGTCTATTCGTGGTATGCAGATTGACGTTTTGAATGACGCTGCATTAAACGCTATGAACGTTTTTCCTGCGACAGGTGAAACGATTAACGGAGCGGCTGTAAACACAGCATTGTCTGTGGCCGCGCAGAATGGCGGGGGTACCGGGCCAACAATTTTCTATTGCTTTACTAATGGAGCATGGAGAACTAAGTAATTTTCTGCGGGGCTAGCCTAACGGTTGGCCCCGCTTTTTGTGTTTTGGGGATGATATGAATCTTGGACTTGCTATTCGTCAGTCTTCTCTCGCTTCAGATTTCTTTCCACGATATTTCAATTTAGTGTCTGCGGGAATTGTATTTGGTGTAACTTATGCGTCAGCGGCAGTGGCCGCTGCGTCTGCTACAGCTACCGGAAATTTTGCATTGTTTAACCCAGCGACCTCCGGTGTAAATTTGGTTTTGTTGGGTATGACTCTTCCAATAACAACCTTTACCGCCGGTACAACCGGAGCGGGCTTTGGATTTCAATTTGTAGGTGGACAAACTCCTACTGCTACGACCCCCGGAAATACTCCTCAAAATGCATTGATCGGAAATGCCGGAACTGCAAAGGCTACTCCGTTTACCGCCGGTACTCTTGTTGGAGCGCCAACTGTTCCGGGATATTATAGTACCGGAGCCTATTTGGATTTGGCTGCCGGTGATGCGGTAGTTTTTAAGGATGATATTGCTGGGTCTGTTGTCATCACCCCTAACTCGGGAGTTTGTGTTGTGTCATCGGGAACATTGACTGCCAATCTTGCACCTTCACTTATTTGGGCGGAAATTCCGCTAGGATAATTCAGTGGCTATAACTGTTACCCTACAGGGACAAATTATCATATCGGACGGTACTACGGGGGTTGTTTCACTGCAGAAGCAACTGTCTTTAGTTATGCCTGGGGTCGTTTTTTCTCAGGCACAGACCTTGCCTGTAGGTATTGGAGCCACCACTATTAGTCTTCCGATATCTCCGGTTCAGTTTTTATATCTTAAAAATCTACACGCGGCCAATGTCGTGACCGTTACATGGACCCCGTCGGGCGGAGCGTCTAACGTTGTTGTAGTTTTGCAGCCCGGATCAATGATTATGTTTACGGAAGCGAATCCGGTTCCAGGTTCAGGGATTACGGCGCTGTCATTGCAGGCAAATGTTGGTAACACCCCGGTTGAATTTATAGTCGGTGGCTAAGGGAAAAATTTATGGCGATAACTCAAGTGAATGTGTCTAGTCCATCTAATGAAGTTATTTTTCAAGATTCTGCAATGGGTGCATCTATTGATGCTGTCAAGGCAAGTTCAGCTAAAGTATATTCTGTAACTATAGATAATACACTTAACGCTTCGGCTAGTTATGTTAAGCTTTGGAATCTTGCCAGCGGCTCAGTAACCCTTGGAACAACTGCTCCGGATTCTGTTATTTTTGTCCCGGGCAGTGCATTGGTAACCGAAACTTATTTCGTTGGAGCGGCGCAGGGTAAGACATTTGCAACTGCTCTATCAGCGGCATGTGTTACGACCGGCGGGACTGCGGGGACCACTCCTCCATCTAGTAATGTAATCGTTTCAATAAATTACGTGTAGTAAAATTAGGAGAATTTCTATGGCAATGAGCGATTGTGAAGCACTTGGCGGTAAAATTAAGAAGAAGGCACCCATGGCGCACTCTAGCCCGGGATCAACGTCTCATGAAGACGAGGCACTCGGCGGTATGATGAAGAAGATGGCACCTCCCGCCCATGTAGGTCACAAGTCCACATCTAAGGAAGATGAGGCTTTGAGCCAGAACCCTAAGAAGCGTGAATTCGCTGATATGAGTAATCCTCATCAGGCCGCCGGGGACGCTTTAAAGCACATTAAGTAATTCTCTATTCGGATATAGCGAATAGGAAAATCAACACACTTTAAAATACTGGGTTGTTAGTGTGTCAACCGTTAAAAGGTGAATAAATGACGTATAAGAAGAACTTTGTTTGCGCAATTAAGGTAGGTGGTAAAATACTTCGCGAGTCCTCAGATCGCGTTGAACTGCCATTCGGCTCAGAATATACAGTTCTTTTGAAGAATTTAGATTCTGTTCGTATGCAGGCCCGTATCTCAATCGACGGAAAAGACGCCGCAGGCTGGCTCGTTATCAAACCAGGGCGGGATGTAGAGGTCGAGAGATTTGTTGAGGACCTGAACCGTGGTAACCGTTTCAAGTTTATCGAACGTACAGTGCGTATCGAAGAACACCGAGGCATCACCGCAGAAGATGGCCTCGTTCGTATTGAGTTCAAGCGCGAAAAAGTATATGAAGCGCCCAAGGTTGTTGAGCACCATACTTACCATTATCATTATCCTGGTGGTTGCTATCCTAGGTATCCCATATATTATAGTACGTACGGTAATCCGAGCGCTTCGGGATCGTTGGGGTCATTGACCCGATCTTCGGGAACAGCATCTTTAAATAATAGTAATTTTATGTTGTCGGCTCAGAATGTATCTCTATGCGCAGCTAACTTGCAGTCAGCAGAGCAGGAGAATGATGCGGGGATTACAGTTCCGGGGTCCATTAGCAATCAGCAGTTTTGTCGAGTTTCGGGTTTCGAAACAGATTCATCAGAGGTTTTGGTCTTACACCTGGTCGGCAAGAAGGCGGGGTCAGATATTAGGGTCGCGAAGACCGTTCAAACTAAGGTCAAGTGCGATACATGCGGCAAGAAAAATAAATCATCAGCGAAATTTTGCATAGAGTGTGGAACGTCGCTAGAAAAAGTTTAGCTTTCGGGTAGCTCCCGAGAGTTAGGTGTTGGGCATGCCTAGTACATGCCCTTCACCGTCTTACTAGGAGAAATAAAATGGCAAACGGAAAGTGCAGTACGTGTTTAGTTGTTCTTACAATAGAAAACTCTACTCCCTCTACTCTACGAGCCGGATACGGATATTGTAATGCGTGTAGTCGTAATCGCAATATTTGCAACGGCGTTTATGATAGGTCTAAAGAACGCACTGCTGTTCTAAGAGAACGAGTTTTTAATAAATTAGGGGCTAGGTGCTCCCACTGCGGATTCGGAGACAGAAGAGCCCTTCAAATAGACCACATAAACGGTGGTGGTAGTAAAAATCGTAAGAATTTTTCTCAGACTACTTTTTTGAAATACGTATTAGACAACTTAGGTTTATTTCAGATTCTCTGTGCTAATTGCAATTGGATTAAGAGACGAGAAAATAAAGAAGATTTAATTGTTAGAAAGAGATTTCCGCTTTTGCGGAAACATACGAATGAAAATTGAAAGTGTCATTCGATGATAGGGATAGTACGACTATTCCTAATAAAGCGCAGCGTTTGCGTGTTAGAACAAAATCGAAGCGTAGCGTTTGCGTTCATAGAGGCAAGTCATGGCAACAGTACTTCAGTATCAAATCAGTGAAGCATTCCCCAGCACAGTCGGGGGAACTTCCGGAGTTCTTCAGTATTTCTTTAGTAATCCGCCACAGTCATTGTGGAACGTCGGACAGCCGGGGGTTAATACTCCGCAGCAGTCATCACAGCTAGGTCAGGTGCCATCAGCAACCAGTTCGATTGGTATGTTGGCATTTGATGCAAGTGCGTTTAAGTTGCAGGGTGCAAGATTCCGTTTGTACGCATCCGGTTATGCGTCAACCACAACTGGAACTCCAACAATAACTCCAGTAGTTCAGATTGTTACACCTAACGCTTCAACAGGTTCGATCTATGTAAGCCCAGTTTATACCGCCCTTCTATGTAACGTTGCTTCTAGCGCTACAGTGGCTGGTGATGGCGTTGCATTTACCATCATGGGTGATATGTATTTTGATCCTAACTCTGGAACGCTATCCGGTTATCAGACATATGCTATCGTACAGAAGACAGGCGGTGGCGCAGCAGTAACTCAGGTTCCTGCTTACTTTACCGCAGTTCAGGGATTGTTAACAGGTACTCCGGCAGCAACATCGTTTGGAAATGCTTTGTCAAATCCTGGATTTGGGTTCGTAGCTGGAGTTACATTCAGCGCAGGATCAACCGGAAACAGTGCTAGTTTGACTGAGTTCAAGATAGTTCAGGATTAGTGACCTGAATTAGTTAATTAATTTCCTGGATTGTGACGGGGCGCATCTATGTTAGCGCCCCTCCTCCAGAAAACCGTGCGAAATCCACAGCAGCCAATGTAAAAGCCCTTGGCAAATTTTATAGGGACCTTATGAACGGCGACACACTCGAAGTGATGAAAGCTATTAGTGATGCAAGAGCAGAGATGTTGAAAGCCGTTGGAGATTTGCATCAAGAATTTTCAGGATTTAAAGGAAGTATGGAAGCCCGAGTAGGAACTATTGAGACCGAGCAAGATGACGCTAAGAAACGACAGTGGTATCATTCGATAATTGTCGGTATCGGAACCATTGTTCACCACGATTTAAGCTCAATATTTCATTGGAAGTTGTAAGAGGTTAACTTGCCATTTGTATCGAAGGCGCAACAAGGTTGGGCTCACGCGCACCCAGAAGAGTTTGGTAAAAAGAACTTAGCTGAGTTTGACGCCGCAACTAAGGGAAAACACAATCTCCCAGAGCATGTGAAAGATGGTAAGCCATCTTATTCGGAAGTCAGAAAAGCTCGTAAAGAGTCTTAACCATGAACGAATACTCTAACGCTTCTTATAAGTTGGTTAAGCAGAGTAAGCCAAAGTCTTCTCCGTTTGTTATTTTGAATAATCGTCCTGCTCAAGATCGAAAGATTGTGAACCCGACAAAAGGTGAAGACGGGCTATTTAAAGATACCGGGGAGTATGACGAGGTTCAGGAGTCACATCTAAGAGACACATTTGCAAAGATGTTTCAGTATGCGGACCCATGGTCTGGTGACTCTAGAAGTTTTGATTACGAAGGTAACTATCTTTGTCAAACTTGTAATAAGTACGAACCAGGTGGAGCTTGTTTAGCTGTTGAAGGAAAAATAAGCGGAGATCACGGTAGCTGTCGCCACTGGGAAGATTTAGACGCCGGTGATCCGGAACTAGAGTTTGCCGATAAGATAAGTAAAGATTTGGCCGACTACGGTGAAACCCCAAGAGAGGGATTTAGTTGTAAGCGCTGTGAATATATGGCCGACGCAAAGTCCCCAGATAGTCACGGTAGAGACGGCTTTTGTAAGCAGGGTGCATTTAGAGTCTATAGAGACGGATGTTGTGCTCTGAATGATACAAAGGGTATGAAGTCATTTACTAAGTAGGTTTATTCAAACCAGCAGCCTTATAACCTGTTGGCGGGGCTGAAAATTGTAGGTGGGCCTCTACGTCTATTCAGATGAGTAACCAAAGGCGAAAACGGATAGAAGATTTTTCTGATGATGTAATTAAGAAAGAATTTGAAAGACGGTTTAGTTTAGGAGTTTCAAATGGCGACCAAGAAACATAAGTATACTCACACTCATATCGAGCACCATTCTGACGGAAGTCATACTACGCACCACGTCCACGAAGATGGTCCGAAACATGATAAGAAGTATGCATCTGCGGATCATGATTCCATGCTTGACGGACTTTTAGATCACACGGGAAGCCCCAACCCGGGTGAAGCAGAGGCCCAAGCCGGACCGATGCCAGCGGCAGGTCCTGCAGGCGCTGTAGCTCCTCCAGCGGCGGTGTAATATGGCTAAAGGACATAATACAAGTTTGTATCGCGCAATGCACCATCTTCGCAAGGGTGGTTTGCATCGCGCCCTAGGCGTGCCCGAAGGCGAGTCTATTCCAGAAGATAAGTTGGCCGCTCAGGATAGTGATAGCGAGCACATGAAGCACATGAAAAACTTCGCGAAAACGATGAAGAGCTTTAAGCACTAGGAGACTAAATGCATACAGTTACTTTGACCTGGGTAGCATCGGTAGATTTAACAACTCCTCCGGTAGCAGGAACAGGATATAACGTCTATCGTAGCACATCAGTTGGCGGAGAAAAAGCGCCAGCTTTGAATTCTAGTTTGATTACGGCTCTGACCTACGATGATACAACAGTAGCAGCCGGACAGGTTTATGATTATGTTGTGACAGCAGTAGGCGCAGGCGGAGTCGAATCGGTGCATTCGAACGAAGCATCTAACGTTCAGGTGCCTATTCTACCTCCCACAGGACTTTCTGCAGTGGCTACTTAATATCCTCAAAAAGATTTTTCAATTTTGGAAGTGGTGAATATTCCCCGATTGATCCTCGGGGCGCAGATTTGGGGTACGCCTTGATCGTACCCCTTATCGTTCTATCAAGGAGAACACATGAATAAGGAAGATAAAGCTGCTTATGATCGTGAGTATCATAAGAGAAACAAAGCGAAGAAAGTTGCGGCTGCTAAGGCTTGGGCCGAAGCGCACCCCGATAGAGTACAAAAATTTAAAGATAATTGGGTTAGAAAGAATCCGGATCGTCATCGTCGTTTGGTTTCTGAGTGGAATAGAAGAAATCGAGATCGAGTACGACATAGTTGGGTTAAGAGGAAGTACGGTTTAACAACTGAGCAGCATGACGCGATGCTTATCGAACAAAATTTTAAATGTGCTTTTTCTCACTGTGAAGCGACAGTTGATTTATATTCGCCAATCGACCACTCTCATGTCTCGGGAAAAGTTCGTGGAATTCTGTGCAGTGGACACAACGCTGGTTTAGGGTTTTTCGAAAAGCGCAATTTGCAGTGCTTGTTGGACGCCCATGCGTATGTGGAGAAATTTGATGTCATTTAATACTGTAGACAAGTGGTTGTCGGCTGTAAAAGATTATCACCTTCCAGTGTGTGTTGGAGTATTTGGCACAGGTGCTGTCCTTCAGTGGTTTCACCACATGGACCCCACATTCGTGGCATTTACTGCAACAGTGTTGGGCGCTATTACTGGACACGCATTTTCACCGGCACAGAGAGATCACGACCAACAATAGGGGCTCCTGATGTTTGATGAACAGACTCTTCTTCGCGTTATTGCGAAGTTAATGATGCAAATAGAGGAAGAGAAGCGTCGTCGTGTTGAACTTATTCAAGTCTATGCAAGTTTGAAGACGTTTTCAATTAAAGAACCCACGGATGAAGAAATAGAGCGGAGAATACGAGAGCTATCGTAGGTGATACATGGCAGAAAATAACGACCAGGTAGTCGCCTACGTTGGCAGACACGGTACGACGGAGCTTAATAAAGAAGACAGATACCGTGGTCAGGAAAATGTTCCTTTAGATCAGCAGGGTCGTCAAGACGCAAAAGAACAGGCAGAGTTTATGGCCGATAAGCGAATCGGACAAGCCTGGACCAGCCCTTTAAGTAGGTCTAGAGATACCGCAAAAGAAGTATTAGAAGGCCGTGGAATTAAAGCTACCCCTCTTCAGTCTCTTTTACCTCTAGACGCCGGAAAGTATACCGGAGAAAAGAAGAGCGATCATAAAGAGCAGATGAAGTATTATCACGAGCATACTGATGTTCCGATCCCCGGCGGGGAGTCGATTGATAATATAAATTCTCGATCTCGAAGACCGCTTCTTAGAGCATTTAGAGTCGGATATAGAACAGGTAAGCCAAGTTATTTAGCCGTACATTCTAGCATAATCCATTCTTTAGGTAATTTGTTGCACGGAAACCACAAGGCTGCTTTAGTAGAGCCGGGTGGGGTGGTAGAGGTCTCATTCGACGGTAAAAGGTTTAATGTTAAGCCTGTATTTAAGCCGAAGAAAGAATCAGAAGAGACAGCCTATGCTTCATAATCAATAGTCGGAGATCAATTCATGCCATTAACGGGGCAACCTAAAAGAGACTGGGAGTTTGTTAGTCATCGTGCGAAGAAACAAACTGCATTCTGGTCGAAACTGGTTAAGGGCGAGGTCGAAGGCTTAGATTTATCCAAGGTAGACCCAGAAATTCTTGAGTGCTGTCTAGAAGGTAAGTACTTTCGCGGAGAAGGACACACTAGTCCGGCTGACGGCGCTGGTCGTCAGAGAACTCCGATGGAAGAGATGTGGCTTCTTTATATCGGTGTAGAACATTTAACCGAGGAAGAAGAACAACGTGGAAAGAAAAAGAAAAAAGAATCGGCTGTAGAGCCAATTAAAGCTAGAAGAATAGCCGGATACCCTATTCTTGATAAAAAAGGAATAGCTACCGGTGAATACTCTTATGGTGTCCATTTTCACGATGATGGATATTTAGACTTTCAAAATTGGCTGTACGCCAGAGATCAAGCTCGCAAAGACCTGCTATGGCTAGCCCGAGAAGTGCTGGGCGAGACCTTAGTAGTGGAGCGAGTTCATCAGGTTGTTTGCAATCAGTTTGTCTCTAAGAACTTTGATGGTGTGTATCGTTCCGGTTATGGAATTATGGAACTAACCACGGCCATCAAGAGACAGAATCGTGTTCCCACTGTATGGAATCCAGAAACTAAAAATTATGTTTTTAGACCTGAAGAGGTAGACTCTCCAAGTAATTATGAAAAGATATCTCTGACAGAAGACGCTAGAGATTTTTTCAAGTCAACCATAGGCAGAGCAGACGCAGTTCAGTGGATGCTTTCGGTTCCAGATATCAGTATGATTATTCTTTGCGCGGATAATAATCTCGCAGAGATTTTCGTTAATCAGATTAAGAAGAAGTTTTTCCTTGCTGCCGGAGCGGAACCGAGCGCCCTTCACTTACTTTTTCCAGAGTATATTTTACGAGGTGTAAAGGGAACATCTAATGAGCCTGTGAAGTGTCCGGCTCGTAGACTGGATCGCACATATCCTACTCTTTGGGCAGACTCTATTGATTCCACATTGTCTGGTTTGCATTGCGACATATTGAAGTTTGATGACGTGGTATCAAACACCAACTGTCAAACTACAGTTACCAGAGAAAAATTAAAGAACCACATAGACACCACCATGTCTGTATGTGACACATGGGGTTGGGTGGATATGATTGGTACTCGATACTTCCCGGATGATTATTACGGGTATATTGAGGATGCAGCCATCGAGAAGCCTGAAGTTCATGGTATCAAGCTGTTCAAGCGAGCGGCCTGGTACGTTAAGCCAGCTTTTTCGCATATAGGAAATAAAAAAGTTAAAGAGCTTGAAGAGCACATGGTCACATTGACCTTTCCAGAGCACGCAGACTGGAAGTTTCTTCAGGGAAAACTAAAGAACGAGTCTACATTCCGATGTCAGTATCTTAATGAGCCTGTCTGGGGCGCTGATGCTATTGATATGCCTTTAGAGTTATTGAAGGCCCATCAAATGCTTCCCACAGAAGCCCAGGCCCTTAAAGGTGAGATATACATTGTAGGCGATATGGCTAAAGAAGCAAAGAAGAATTCAGATTTTTCTACCTTTGCAGCCATGAAAATTTATAAAAAGAAAGACCCGCAAACTGGTCTACAAGATGGCATTGTTTCGGTTGTTGTTTTAGAAGTGGTGTTCGGCAGGTGGACTCAAACACAAACAGCCCAAGAATTGGCTCAACTTAATCAGCGCTGGTTACCAAAACGAATACACGTTGAGGATACCGGAGGTCTGGAGTCATTCTGGATGTATGCCATTCCGGAGCACTTTAAGAAAACCGGGTTACCGTGGTACCACATATTTAGAGCGCCAGTTGAACAGGGATACGACGCAAAACGTAATCGAGTTAAAGGCCTTGAGGTCTTACTTAAGTCTGATCGATTATATTTTGCTATGGGACCGTGGAACGACGAAACTTTTACTCAGTTAAGTCAATACACTGGGGCTAAAAGTACACGTTCTAGAAAAGACGACATCCCAGATGCGCTATCTTTTATTAGCCGATATCTTCCTAGCAGTACTCCAAAATCTCCTGAGCAGCAACAGCAAGAGGTGGAGCAGCTAGAAAGAGAGATGGGCGCAAAGATTTTAAGAGCGCAGCACGACGCAATGTTTGGTAGATATAACATAAATCCTCCGGCATTGGAACCAATATATACCCCCTCCGAAGACGTTGGAAACAGTTCAATAGCCCAACGAATTTTTGGGGGAAATGGGCTACGAGCATAAAATATGACAGAACCGTTGAATCCGCATGCGGCTGAAACCTTGGAGAGCAAGGCAGTTGATGCGGTAGGCAACATTACGTCAAAGGACATGCACAAGGACCAGGATACTGGTACTTACATGTTTGATGACGGCGCAGCGCTAAAACTAGTTATAGATGATGCTGCACTGGCTGACAATTACATTAATGTTAATCAGTGGGCGTCCGGATGGATTGATTCTGGAATTATCTTTCAGAGCCCGAGACAGTCTAGCGCCTTTGATGGCGGAAATGTAGCTCAAGCGAACGTTCCGAAGTTTACTGTATCAAATCACATAAGTTCTATAGTTCCTAAAATCATAGAGGGTTTGTTTTATGAAGACCCTCCGTTCTTGCTACGCCCCCGACCGGGAACAAAGCAGGAAGTGACCCGCGCTAAGACCGCTCTATTCTCCGCCCAACTGTGGGACATGAAGTTTAAGACCCAGGTTGAGCGTGGGGTAGATCAGATGGCTCTCTATGGCACCACTATATTCAAGTGGGGTTATCTAGAGAAGACAGAAAATGTAAAGAGATATCGTAGGAAGCAGGCTCCTGCGTCTCTCGATACAACGGTGCCGACATCTCCTATAGATACTCCGGAATCTGATGACTTCGAAGTGTTCGTTGAGTCCATGCAGATTTCTCGTCCCTGGATTAAGTTTTGTGACATACGAACAGTTTTGGTGGACCCAGGTACTCGTGTCGGAGATATTCGAGAAGCGAAGTGGGTCATCTATCGAGACTATGTTACATTTGATGATTTGAACTCGCTGCGAGATACTCCGGGATACGATATTCCGAGTGAGGAAGACCTTAAGTCATTTTTCTTATCCGGTCCTACGGCTAAGCCGGATAATCTGACATTGACTATTCCAGAAGGCATGCGTGGATACCTACAGCACGCACTACCGAGAACCTTTAAGAGTAGTTCTGACCCTCAAGATGCTCCTATGGAAATTCTTGAGCGCTGGGACAAACAAAAGGTCATTGTAGTTTTGTCTTTTAGCGGCCAGAACATATTGCTTCGAAACGAGCCAAATCCTTACGGAGCGCTTCCGTTTTTTAGTGCAAACTGGAGAAATATACCGGACGCTTTCTATGGTCAGGGACTCGGCTTACTAATAGGAAGCGAACAGATAGTCGAACAGGGAATTACAAACCTGGCTCTTGACCTGCTTGCATACGGACTACAACCAACCGCCGTACGTAAGAAAGGTTTTAATGTTCCTACTCAGATGACCCGCTGGAAGCAGGGCGGAATCATAGACGTGGACGATGATGTTGACAAGGCATTTAAGTTTATGACAATGCCTCCTGTTCCTTCGGAAGCGTGGCAGTTCTTGAATGTTACTCGCGCAGCCGCGCAGGAAACATCAGGGGCCAATGAACAGGTAATGATGGGTGCTGGAGCAGCCGGTGTTAAGACCACCGGAATGCGATCAGGAACCGGAGCGGCAGCCGTTGTTCAAGCTAATGCGTCACGTCTAGACGGCCCAAGTAGTCGTTTGATAGAACAAGTGTTTGTACCTTGGCTGTATCAGATGGATGAGTTAAACAATCAGCTTCTTCCGACCTCAGTTCTACGCCGAGTGCTTGGTGAGGAGCTAGGTACAACATACATGGGAGATCATATCGAGTTTCGAAGTGCAAAATTCGAATATGAGGTTCTTGCTGGGTCTCATCTTGGTGCCAAGAAAGAGATGGCTCAGGCACTTCCAGTGATAATTCAACTTTTGAATAGCCCGGTATTTGTAAAAAACATTAATGATTCGGGTTATCAATTCGATGGTGTTGCAATTTTTAAGGCATTTACTGATGCAGCCGGATGGAAATTTTCTCAGGATTTTATGACTCCTATGACTCCGGAACAGAAGCAACGTTACGACGCAAATCAACCAGCAGCTATGCAGCAAAAGCAATTGCAAGCGCAGCAAGCAGTGCAACAGCAGAAATTCCAACAAGAACAACAGTTGGAAGATCAAAGACAACTCGGAAAGGCTGGAGCCGAAGTACTTCGTTCAGCAACCGAACACTCACTTAATATGGAAGCAGCCGGTCAACCATCGGACAATCCTGAGTCATTTGGTTCAACTACAGCGCTATAATTTTCCTCAACCTGATCCGTTGAGGTTTACTGATTAGGGGCGTGCCATTACACGCCCCAGATCACTCTTAATGGAGAGAATATGAAAACAAAAGAGCAAGAACGAGAAAAGAATAAGAAGTATCATGAGGCCCATAAAAACGAGATTTCTTTAAGAAAGAAGCGGTGGGCTCTAGACAACCCTGAAAAGGTTAATAAATATAAACGAGATAACCCGGGATATCAGAATGAGTATATTAAGGGTCATCGTCGTAAGCATCCAGAGAAGTATGCAGCCTATGCACGAAAGAGAAATTACGGCGTAACTCAAGAGTGGTTTGAGCAGAAGTTAAAAGATCAGGAAGGTAAGTGTGCTATTTGTTTTTCTGTTCTCAGTAAGCCGAGCGTTGACCACAATCATAAAACTAGACAGCCGCGAGGCTTATTATGCCACTCGTGTAATGTTTTTGTAGGCTTTGCTCACGAAGACACTAAGAGGCTATCTAGTGCAATCGAATATCTAAGGAAGTACAATGGCAAATAAAACGCCTCTACTGTCGGATACCCTGACAGAGACTCAGCGACTCAATCTTACAGGACTTAGACATCATCCGGGGTTTTCAGTACTCGAACTGATGTTTATGGAGGCCTGTAAAAGAGCGACTGAGGATGTTATTAAGCTAGACCCGATTGAAGAGGGCTACGAGCGAAAACTCAAGGCCCTCCAATCTAAGGCAAGAGATCGAAGCGAATTTTCTCTTTTGGTTCTTCAGTCTATCGATTGGCAAACCGCTATGGCGGAAGCTAGTCAAACTCAAGATACAAAAGCGGAACCTGAAGTCAATCGAATCGTAAAACCACTCGTCACAAGGACGGAATAATATGAGCGTAACCCCTGGACTTACTCCTGAAACCCTTAGTTTCTCTGAAGTATTAAAGTGGACTGGGCAGGAAATGAAAGATCAAATGCGCAGATCAGATGAGATGAGACATGCTGTTTTAACTGTCGTTAAATCTCAGTCACTAGCAGATATTGAAGCAGCGCAAAGACAAATAGAAGCAAACTCTGCGGTGCAGCCCGAACCAGAGATTGTTCCGGACCCGGTAGTAACACTTCCTGACGAAGCAGAGCAACAGCGGATTGCAGCAGTACAAGCGGAAGCTCAGGCTGCAGCAGCCAAAGAGGCTGAAAGAGAAGCCGCTCTTAAGGTAGAGAACGAGCAGTTAGCGTTGGCTGGAATCTCAGCTACTAGAGATCAATACGGAAACATCGCTAAGCTAGTACAAGATTATCAATCCGTGGACGAACATGGAAACCCAATCGGTAGGCCGACTCACCTTGAGGCTCGCTCTTGGGTTGAACTGTCTATAAAGCAGAAGGAGGCCCATACTCAGGCAGTTCGTTGGGGCCATCGTCTTAAGCAGCAAAAAATTTCATTTAAAGACCAACAGCCGGTATCTCCACAGAATCTATCTGATGCGGAGCTATTAGAGTCTATGAAGGATTTGAAGTCAGACGATCCTCAAAAACAGTTGGCTGCTATCCGAAAGGTTCAGAAGGCCGAAAAAGACAAGCTAGACGCTGAGGCAGCAGAGACAGCGCGTCAAGCCGCAGTAAGCCGACGATTTTTGGATAATCATAAAGAAGATTTTTACAATTGTAAGGCAAATATCGAACTGGTCAAGGACTACTTCGTAGAAAACCCGGAGTTGACTTGGACATACGACAATTTAGAGATTTGTTTTCTTGCTATAGAATCCAAGCTGGCTCCCGTACCACGAGAGCCGGTTGCGCCAACCCCTCCGGCCAATCCGGTGGTGACAGCGCCTGTTGTTCCGGTAACCCCGGTAGCGGCAGTGACAGTTACACCAACAGCGGTACCGGCAGTGCAGCCGGTAGCGACTGTTCCGGCACAGGCCGCAGCACCGGTTAATCCGGCTACTGCTATCCCAAGACCGGGGGTAAACGGCGGTTTGGTTCCAGGTGAGTCGTCAGCGACTCGACCGGGTCCAGCTAAGCCTAAGAAGCTCACGTCAGAAGAAGTTAAGTCATGGTCTCCCGAGCAAATGAAGAAGCACATGCGTGATCCGCAGATGCGTCCTCTAATCGAGGAATTCGTACGGGAGAGAAACCAGAGGGCTCAACGATAATCGACAACCCGCGTAAGCGGAGATAAAGCACACGAGGTTCAGCTATGGCTGGATCACCAAACCCGTCAGCAGCAAACGTTGGGAATATATTGACGGCACAGAGTATTCTTTTTGATAAGGAACTCATTCCCAACCTCGACCACTAAATAGTGGAGCTAGTTAATGAAAATAATAGATTTGAAAAATAGACAATTCGGAAGACTTACAGTTATTGAAAGAGCAGAGAGTAAGGTAACCACAGGTGGTAATGTAGTAGTAGGACGTTGGCTCTGTCATTGCGTTTGTGGTAAAGAAAAAGTGGTGTCAACTTCATCTCTTATGCAAAATAAGGTTAAGTCTTGCGGATGTTTTCTTACTGATGATGCTAGAAGAAAAGGGCATCAGAACAGAAAGCACGGCGGCTATTCAATGCTGTCATCTATTGACGATCAAATCAAGTTTCAAGCTTTGAAGAATATTCATGAGAGGTCTAAAAGGAGAGGTTACGAGAGTGATCTTGAATTAGAGGACCTTCCTGAGTTGACAGACTTTTGTCCTGTACTCGGCATAAAGTATAAAAAGGGAAAAGGAACTTTAAAAAATAAAGACCTTAGTCCTTCTATAGATAGAAAGAATCCTAATTTACCATATTTGAAAAAATACTCTGGTAATTTAGTCTTTATATCACACCGAGCTAATAGGATTAAATCTGACGCAAATCTTGAAGAGCTACAAAAAATCATTGACTATATGGGGTCACTGGAAACAGTGAGAATTTTCTCTAATGGACTTGAACTCTGAGATGAGAACAAGGCGCAAGCGAAAGCAGCGTGAGAGACTAAACGAGAAAACCCGCTGACGGCGGGATGTGATAGTCCGCTCTAACAGGAAAAAGAACTGTTAGTTAACATAAGGCAAGGGAGAAACAGACGCGTTCTTGGTAGCGGCAGAGAGAAAGGTTCAGCCTCTTAATGCCGGTATCAACCGTCAGTTCTTTCAGTACAACACTCTAACTGGAGATACAACCCAGGTTGGAGACGGTATCGTAGGATCACCGGAATTCGTCGGCCAGATCAGTTCTCCTGCTCAGGTCGGTGAGTGGAACAACTACAGCAACTTCAGCAGCTTTGTTATTGCTTCAGCATTGGACGATGTCGTTGGAAACAGCGCTATCGAACTTGCATATCAGGCAGGACAGAGTATCTCTGAGTTGTATAGCGCAGTAGCCGACGCAGCGGGAGCCGCTTCGGTTGATACTCAGGTTAACCAGAGCAGCTTGCTATCTGCTCCGTACACCATCGATTTGGGAACAATCCGTGAATTGAAGCAGCAGCTTGTTTCAAAGAACGTATTGCCAAACCGTGGTGGAAAGTTTGCCGGAGTAGTTTCACCAAACGTCCTAGGTGATATCTTCAATGCAACGACAGTGAACAACTCAATCGTTGACTTGTGGAAGCTAGGTAACATTGACAAGTTCGATAAGATGGCTGGCGCAGACCAGAAGATGGATATCGAACTACCAGGCACCAACATTGTGTTGCGTCAGACTCCGTTCGTGACCACAACCGCAAACTACCAGTCAACTGGTAAGATTGCTTATCGTACCTATGTATTCGGTAACTACGCAATAATCGGCGTATGGTTGGAAGTCCCGGGCGACACCGACCTTCACGAAGGCGACTGGCGCACAATCGATTGCTCTGTTGTGGACAACGCTCCGAAGTCGAGCTTTGACCCAACTGGAACAATCGGTGGATGGTGTTCATACAAGTTCCACCAGACGGTAACTCTTCCGCCTGCCCGTGGCGCAAACACGCAAAGGATGAGGTGGATTGACTCAGTTCCTGCAATTCAGTAGTTTAACTTTCCCACAGAGTCATGATCTGTGGTATACTAATCAGAGGCGGTGCCAAGACATCGCCTCAGATTATCTTCTTGGAGATTAATATGCCGTACAAAGATTCAAATGTAGGGAAGGCGCATAAAAAGAGTTACTATCAGTTGCATAAAAAAGAAATATCTAAAAAAAAAAACAAAAGAAGTGGCGTATCGATCACCCCATAAAGTATCGTCGGCAACGTAATAAGTGGTCCGAGAAAGTTAGGGGTAATCGTTCTGATGAATCTAGAAAGTACTATTACAAAATGTCGCCAGAGCAGTTTATAAAAAGATTAGAAGAGCAAGGTGGTAAATGCGCTATTTGTAAAATTGAATTGTCTAAACCAATTGTAGATCACGATCATTCTTGTTGCTCGGGTCGTAGAGGCTGCGGCTCTTGTAATAGAGGACTATTGTGTCATTCATGTAATCTTATTATAGGATATGCGAATGATTCTCAAAAAACTTTGATGAACGCAATTGAATATTTAAAAGGATTTGCATCAGCACATGCCTGAAAACATAACGCAAGGATTGCATCATCTCGAAAAACCTTGGGAGGTTTATCGAGATATGAAAACCACGCAAGCCACAATTAAGAGGCTCTTGTCTGGTGGAACACCCAATTGGGTTCGGTTTCCTCGCGATTATAAAGCATTCGCTCAAGAGACTATACTCGCTGAAAAAGAAATTTCAGATAAGATGGCATTTCGTTACAAAATGGAGCGGCAGGAAGAGCTAATCAATGAAATAGCTC